CTCCACTGCCTCCGCATCCTGTTCTCCGTTCCGACTGCAGCACCCCTGCACGACGAGCCGCCCGACGAGTGGGCTCCACTGCCTCCGCATCCTGTTCTCCGTTCCGACTGCAGCACCCCTGCACGACGAGCCGCCCGACGAGTGGGCTCCACTGCCTCCGCATCCTGTTCTCCGTTCCGACAATGACCCGCTCACCCACGCGCACGCTGGTCGGTATGCTCCACTGCCTCCGCATCCTGTTCTCCGTTCCGACCGGTCCAGTCCTCCCTAGGAGGCGGAGCCCCATCGAGCTCCACTGCCTCCGCATCCTGTTCTCCGTTCCGACTGAACGCTCGCCTCGACGATCAACCCGCACGGCACCGCTCCACTGCCTCCGCATCCTGTTCTCCGTTCCGACCCGCTCGCTAGAACCTCCACGATCCTGATGCGTTGCGCAGCAACTTGCGAGCGGGTCATGCACGGGTGTCCTTTTTCACTACCCGATGGGTTATCGCCTACTCGGCCGGAGCCGGAGAAGTATGCGATTCCGATGGTTTGCGCGTAGCGCGAGCGCCTAAGGCTGTTTGAGCAGCACTGAGCCGCTCGCGAAGTTCCATATTCTCAATCTCTAGTCGGGCGATCGTTCGGTCGCGCTCGGTGATAGCAGTTCTCGCTTCCCGCAACTCATTCTCCAGCGAATGGGAATGAACGCGGGCTGTGTGTACTTTGTCGCGTAGCTTCGCAATCTCGGGACGCTTAGGAGTTGAAGGGCACACATCGGGATGCGCCGACTTGATTGACTGAATGATTGACGGTGCGGTCTTGGGTGAGACCGGTTGACCAATCTCCGCACGCTTATCGGCTAGTCGTGCAAAACCCTCAGAGCGGAGTTCGGGAGGAAGGTTCTTGGCCACCGTAGCGGCAGCAAGAGGACCAACACGCTGCACCCATTCCAAGCCATTATCGTCGATTACCGATAGCATCGCTCGATAGCGCGCCGGGTCTTCGTGGAGCGCGTTCTTCCGTAACCAGTGATCGAACGTCTGTGGTTCTTTGGAGTCCAATCCAGAGCGCCAATCTGCCGACCGCGTTTCGACCGCGTGCAAGAACAGACAGTAACTCGACTCTGCTTTGTCCCGTGCAACTCGAAAGTTCGCCAGCTCGCGTTGGACTAGTTCCCAGTCGGTCCAGTGCGCAAATACGATTCCAGCGTCATTGAGCAGCTTCGTCAGTTTCTTCGGTTCCATGGTTGATCGCCTTTCTGCGGACAGAGTCCGCGAATTCGGCTGCCTTTTTGAAAGCCTTACCTACCTCGATTAGGTCGTAGTGGGAGCTGGCGCCACCGGCGACAAATGTCTGCCATCCGGTCCATAGGTCTCTAGGTGCCACCAGATGGCATTCCGGACAGACCCAGTCATAACCGCAAAAGTGCTTCAGCTTGGATTTGCCACAGTGAGGGCAAACGTTTGTCGGCTTGACGACTCGATGGGGGATTCCTGCCTTGGTAAGGGCCCAGCAGATCTTGTCGCGTGCGGTACAGATTGGATATCGGCGCAGGATCTTCTCCACCCGAGCATTCGAGTGCGTGGGGCAGAAGTTACCGAAATCAGCAACTAGGACCTCCCCGACGGGGCCTCGCGTCTCATTCCAGCCATGTTTCCCTAGCCGGTCCCCAGTGGCGAGGCGCCGGACGCGAGACGCTGCCTGTTCGATGTGGGTTCGTGTAAAGTTTGTTTCCAACTCGGAGAAGTGCCGCAGTAATCGAGTGAACCGTTTCACTCCGTGGCCGCGTGCACCATGGCCCTGGAAGTCCTTGTGTTGACCGCGGCTCGCTTTGCGGGCGTCAAGCCCAAGCTTGAACGCTACCAGGCTCGCTGTGTTGTCCTGTGGACCTTTCCAGGCATCGTCTGTGTAGCACCGCACGAACGAGTCAATGCCGGGGCATACGGCCATCGCGCCGGTCCCGCTCTGCAGCTCCGGACGCGCCCGCGAGTAGGAGATATTTAGCGTCCAACGTCGTCTGTTGCAGTCCCATACCAGCCGGGCCGCGGCGCGCGCGTACTCACCAGAGAGAAGTCGCCGGATATCCGCCCAAGCCGATGGCCCCCTACCGTAGGCCTTGAATCGGATCTCAGGGATCCGACGCTCTACAGCACCCTGGACTCCCAGGGTCACATACAGTTCTCTGCCCTGCAACTCAAGCCGATAGCGGGAATCCTTGATTGGCATCGAGATAGATGTGAACCATGGCGGAGACTGGTCGGCTTGGTTCGAACGTTGCCACAAAGCAAACTTGTCGGCCGCCAATTTGCTGGCCATCGCCATGACATCTCCGCACACGGATAGACCGTGAACGCGGTCATCTTTGGACTTCGACAAGAAATCGGTCACTGTCGCGGATAGAACCCGATATGCGTGAGTTCCTGCGTTGACTGTTCCGTTGTCACCACGGAACAGCGATAATACTGCCGCTCTCTGCCCGGCTACAACAGCCCGAGAGAGACCGAACAACAGCCAGCTACTCTCTGCCGCATCCGCAGGGTTCAACTCAACCTTGAGGCATCCTCGTATTCGGAACAACCCATCGATCGCCGATGTATCATGCGTAAGCAACTCAGTGTTATCGAGCTGCCCAAGCTTGCGTTTTCCGTCTTTTACTTCGACGCCGTGGCCCTTGCGGGCACGGAAGACGACTGGCTTCTGAACTCCACGCAACAGGAGTTCTGATGTGAGCCACTCCCGAGCCAGGTCAAGATCCGCTGACCCAAGCGACTTGGGTCCCTTAGACGGTGCAGCGCTCGAGTCCAGGTCGCCGGGATGCAGAGGACTTGAGCGCGTGAGCTCAAGTTTGGCTGAGTGCATCTTGGCCTCGCCTTTGGGTGAGTGGAGGTCACCCTTCCTGCGACGACCCAGACTCGAACGTTGTACTGTGCGTGTCATTAGTATTTCCGTCGTTAGATGTCAACTGTGTTGGTGATAATTGTTGCCCCGAGCGCCGGACTCGAACCGGCGCTCTGAACGTCGCGGGGGGTAGTGCCTACTGGCACTGATTGAACGAGCAGGAATCGATATTGTTGCTGTCGGTCCTCATAGTGAACTAGCACGTGGGCTTGGCGGTGGTGCAGCCGGAACACTCGTCCGGAACGCATTTGTACCCCTGCCCCGTAGCGAGACACGAGAGGCCGGACGAGCACCCCGTTTCCGTGGGTGTACGCAAGCACTGCCGACCTCCGTTGAGCCGGCAGCCGCGGGCATGGCTCGCACGCGCGTGTCATCTGGCCACGCCGCCACCACCGTTAGCCCTCCAGGGCCTGGTCCGGATTGTCCGCTCCGGCGCGTGGGGCTGAGCACCACCGCCCTCGGGTACTGGTTTCCTTGAGCCAGCAAAGCTGCACCTTCCCCCCCAGGCGTGCGCCGCCGGGGAGTTCTGCCTTCCAACGCAGGACGAGGTGCGCGCCCTAGAATCATTCGCTACCCGGAGGGAACGGGTCAGGGAGCACGTCTGGGTTATCCGAACTTTCGGCACTCAACCCGTCCTGAGTCCAGTAACCGAGCAGGCCGACGATCATGTTCTGTACCCAGGCGTCCGGGTCGTAGTCATTATCCTCTCCGTTCACCGTCGTTACGCGAACGGCGTAGCGCGCGGCTTCGCTGATTTGTGCCGCAAGCCTATCTCGCTCCGGACCCGTACCAACGCGCATCGGCATAGGCGGTACGTTGTACCCCGGCTTGTGGAGCCAGTGGTCGGCGCGAAGCGGAAAGCTCGCGGTGGCGAAGCCCGAACCGTCGGGTAAAACCCCAACTTCGTCCACTTTCCCTCCGCACTGCTCGACCATATCGATCACCTTTTCTGGAAGCATGGTGGTCTCCTTTCTCAGAACGGGCAGGCCTTCATCTGGAACCCCGCGGCCTTCCGGTGCCCTCCACCGCCGTGCCGCTTACAGAACTCGCCGACGTCCACGTCTTCCCGGTCCGTGTAGAGGGACACGGACCAGATACCGTTCGGTCGCCGAACGAACGCGCACATGGCCTGGTAGAGCGACGGATCCCAAACGCTCTTGAAGGAGCGCGAGTTCACGAGTGAACGGTTAAGCGCGATCACCTTGAGGCCAGCGAGCTCTGCCGGAAACGCGCAACCGGCGCAGGCTTGGGCGTCCTGAGTGTCCTGGAAATCAAGCACTGTGCGGCCGACCTCGCAAAGGTGCTGTACGCAGTCGGGGTCGCCCGAGAACAACGCCACCCAGAGCGGGGAGAAGTCAGGGGTGGTTTTCTTTAGCGACCGCATCCCGTACTGGAAGGGCAGGACGTCTGGGTGAGCATCCAACGCCCAAACGTCGTAGCGCCCCAACAGGAACACAGACATCGGAACTGTCGATCGTTCGAAGAACCACTCCCAAGCGAGCTCACAGGCGGCCTTTCCGATCAACCGGAGACCGGGCGTCATGTAGAGCGCCGGGTATTTCGCGGACTCCTTGATGGCCGACTCGTGGTGATCGATCCACACGAGCCGTTCGCAGGACTCCTGGAGCCGCACCATGCCATCGATGGGCTGGATGCTGAAGTCGACCATGATGACCTCGGTCTCCTTGTCGATCTTGTCCCACGGGAACGGGTCCCCGTAGTCGATACCGATGAGCTCGGCGTCCGGATGAGCTCGGTGCACGATGGCGCCCGAGCAGTGGCCGTCAAGGTCCGAGCGGTGATAAAAGCATAGAGTTTTCATCCAGGTTCCGGGTTGGGTTTGTGGGGTTCCCGTCTCTCCGGGGTGCCACGCATGGTTCAGGGAGCCGCGTTCCTCCCCCGGCGTTCACTCGAGCCATCCCACCACGTTCGCGGGACAGCGCTAGAAGGCCGGCAACGTCTTTTGGCTACGCCGTGGAGCCCGACTTTTCGCCCAGGTCGAACAGGTGAAAAGACCAGCGGACCCATTTGGACCGTTCCTACGAACGCCGAATGCTTCGGCATGGGTAGTTCATGACCGGTACCTACCGACACGAACCCGTGCTGGATCTCCCTGCAGAGATGATCGACAATCGCCCAGATGCATGGGGTGTCTGCCTGCAGTTGCACGCCAAGGACACGTGCCCCTCTGGGCATAGGAATCGAGAACTCCCCAAACTGGGGATTGAACTGGTACTTGTAAATACGCATGGTGGTTTGCCTTTAGGGTTACGCCGCCACCTCGCGACACAGCCCCTGGAGCTTCGCGTCGAAGCTGTAGGCCCGGCGAAGCGCCATGAACATCTCGAAGGCTTCGTCCAGGGTCTCCACCGACCAGGTGTGGGGGATACATTCCCCGGTCCCCTTGTCGATCTGGAGCAGCAGAACGTCCGGCGGCTCGTCGGGTTTCTTCTGCTGGGCAAGCACGCGCTCGGCCGCTAACTGCAACAGGTGTTCCAGGTACACCCCGGACGCGAGTTTCCAGTCGGCGACCACCCGGCGGCCCCGCCACCGTCCGATGGCGTCCAGCACACCACCGAATCGGTATTCTGAGCTCACGAGCGCTATTTCGCTATGGATGACCGAGAATTCCTCAGCCGACGCCCACTCCTTGAACCCCTCGAACCCATTCTGTCCCTGCATGAGGGCAACCTTATAGACGTCGGGGTCTACTCCGAGCTCCATGGCAGTCGGAATCCTGGGGGCCTGGCTCTTGTTGTGGGCGTCGATCAAAGCGTGCGCGATCTTGCCCGAAGCAGCCGCCGGGTCCCGGAATCCCCGGAGGTCCTCGCCGGCCTTGCCGACGCGCCACGCCCAGTTGATGAGCGCACCGGAGTCCTTGAACCGGTTGATGATCGAGGTCACGGCCGGGACGACTGCGCCGTCCGGCAATCGAAGTCGTGGTGCCACGGGTGTCCTCCTAGACCTTGTCGGTGTCGCCGAAGTCCGACATGTCGTCGATTTCGTCGTCCGGATCGTCCCCATCCTCTTCTGCGCCCTGGGTCTGGTCCGATACCCCGTCCCGGTCGAAGGTCTCGGCAGGCTTCGGGCTGCCCGCCGGTAGCTGCGCCGGCACCGACGTCTTGAGCTGCGATTCCAGGAGCCTCGAGGCTTCGTGAATCGCCTCGGTCGGCCCCTTCCCGAAGAGCAGCAGATTGGCCTGGTGCACCCGGAGGTAGTTCAGCATCTTGATCTGGGAGTCGAATTCCGCGTTGCCCGTCACGTAGTTCCCGTGCCGGTACAGCCGCACGACGACGAACGACTTGGAGAGCTGGACCTGGGTGTAGGCGTCGTTCAGACCGAGCAGCACCCGGACCAGTCGGTACTTCGCCTTGGTCTTCGTGGCCTGCTCGATGTTCACGCGAGAGCGCGCGAGCTGCTTATCGCTTTGGATCGACGCTTCGGGGGATCCGTCCCGTAGGTCGACCGTCTTCTCCTCGGTCTTGTCGAGCACGCTACCGTCGAGCTCTTCGCGCGTCCCGCGGCAGGTCCAGCGCTGGAAGAACGGGTGCGGCGGGCCATACGGGTACTTCCCGTATTCGTCGCGGTAACCTGGATTTCCGGGCAGGAACTCCGGCTTGTGGTCCAGATATTTGATGTTTGCCAAGAGCGCCAATTTCTTCAGCGCCCCGCCGCCGAGCGAGAACCGGTCTGGACCGCCTTCCGTGGGGTCTTTCTTTTGCTTGTAGACCATGCCGTCCGAGGGGTCCCCGTAGACGTCGAGCTTGCCAAGAGTGAGCGAACACCCGGGGGGAAGAGTATCGAGCGTTGTCGCGCTAGTCAGTAGGTTGGCGTACTTGTCGAGCTCAGCCATCCGGGCCGTGAAATCCTTCGGGTCCTCGATGGGCATGAGGAGCTCCGGCGGAATCTTGACGCGCTCGTGAAGCGCCTCTTTGGTGGCCGCCGGAGTCGACGGAGCCTGGGACTTCCCGTTGGCGCGTGCAGCCCGCTCTTTCTGGACAGTGTCCAGCTTGAGCCGGTTGCTCGAGGCCCACTTCCCGTCGGGGTCGTCGCGCAACTGGTCCCCGAGATACTTCTCCCAGAAGCCGAGCTGTTGGTCGCTCAGGTAGGCGATCGGAACCGGATCTTCTCCCTTGCTCGGAGGTAGCTTGATTTCGGCCATCTCATTCCCTCACTTCTCGTGTTTCAGTTCAAATCCAGGTTTCATAAATCGAAAGGTCATCCCCCTGCATTCGCGCCATCCGCACGAACCCCTGTGGAATCCACTCCCTCGCCTCATCGAGGCTCTTCGCAAACCTCGGGACCACGTCCGCCACCGGCTCAGTCTGCCCCCGGCGCACCCAGTGGCGCCGCACTACGAATCCCTCTGGGTAGTCCAACGGGTGATCGTGGATGGCAAAGACGGTCATCTCGACGATGCCCTCCGGGTTGGGCCATGTGGAACCGAGGTCGACTTGCATGGATCAGCTCGCCTCCTTGGCCACAATCTCTCCCAAGTCCGGCACGTTCCTGACCTTGCTCTCCTGGGCGTGCTGCACGTTTGCTCGCTCTAGGCTAGCGGTCGCCAGGATGAGCGCGTTTACCGCGTTGGGGCTTCGTCCGACCCCGAGCTCTCCGGTCACACGGTCGTAGAGCTGGACGTACCATCCGCCCCGCGGCCCCACCGGGGGGCTGATAGCGAGCATGATCTGATCCCGCAGCAGGAGCGCGGTGATGTCCCGGAAGTCCGGGTGACCTTGCAGGTCTTCGAGTTTCAAGTCCCCTCCTGCGCCGCATCGAGCAGTCCGACCAAATGGAGCGTTCTAGTCGTTCTGAACTCCGGAGCCTTAGTCGCTGCGCGCAAAAGGTCGCACAGAACTCGCCGAGCGAGTGCTCTCGGAATCATGACGCGGCTCTCTCTAGATGAACCGCGTCTGGAGGGGTGCCGCCCAACAGGAGCAGGGCCTCTCGCACGTGGCCCAGGATCAACGGCTCGTCCGACGGCAAGCTCTGGACGAGCGCGACGTACAGGTGCGACCTCGCGTCGCGCAGCTGGTCTTCGGTGGGTTGTTTCGCCATCATTCCCTCGGCTCGGCTCACCCGCGGAAAAGAAACGCCCGTGAATCGCAATGGTGAGCCGAGCCCAAGGCTGGATTAGCGGTGGCTTGTGCTACGAAGGCGGACCAGCGACAGAATCGGCACAGAGGGGGGGACCGGTGGGATTCGAGTCGTCAGGCCCGGCTTCGTGGCGCTAGACCGTCAATGTGCTGACTAAGTGATTTGCCGTATCAAGCGAATCGCTCCCTGCCACGCTTCGATGGCTCCATCGTGTTTTGCCAATTGAACCGCGCGCATCGCCAAACCCTCTGGAGTAGCGACCTGCGGCTGGGCGTCCCGCAGTGCCACCAGGAGATGAATCCGCTTTTTGGCGGCTTCGACGGCTGCGGATGGCGTCATGGGTCGACCTTGCAGCAAAGAAACAACATTGTCAATAAACAATCTTGACCGGGCGTAAGATAGGCCATCTGACCTACGGGTCGCGTCGTCTACGCGTTTAGTAGACGCGGCGTACGTGCGGGCGCGCGAGCTTTGGTGTTACGCGGAGCCACAGAGTCGTGGTAAGACTGTGGGTCCAACGGAAGGGAGGGCGCTACCCGCAATGATGACGCTACTATTTCCTCTTGGCGATGCGTGGTGTGCGAGGGTCTATCGCCGGTGCGCGTGCGGCCAATTTATCGTACTTTTGGCGACCGCCACCGGGAACCTTGATTACTGTCGTCGGGTCATTGCCCGCCTCAGTCGAGGCCCCGCCCCGTACCGAGTTGAGTGCTGCGGCGTTGTGGACGCGGAGAGACGTGTCCCCATGCCCCCACGGTGCAACACCTTCACTCGCGAGAAGCCAGCCACACGGGACATCTAGAAACCTGGCCAGCCGCACGACCATGTCGGCGGTGATTCCGTGCGTACTTTTCCCGCGCCGGTATCTCGAAATCAGCGCGACGTCGATATGAGAGCGTTCAGAGAACTTCCGTAGGTCTCCGCGTTCCCCAGAATAGCCGGCATACTCCATGGCCTCGTTAAGACGGCAGTGGAGCGTCGTGACTTCCGGGGTCGGTTTCGTGGATCGACGTGGCATATCTCTCTTGTATCGGCCGTTTGGTCGCCGATCTACTGGCCCCGTCTGATACTTCTTGACAACATTGTTGAACCGCAACATAGTGGCCCGCATGGTGACTGCGGTGCGTATGGTTCGGCGAGTTCTGCAGGAGCGCGGGTGGACCCAGGCCGATCTGGTACGTCGAATGCGCAGGGTGCTGGCTACGGAGCCAGCGTCTGTGTCCAGGTGGGTGAACGGACTACAGGTACCGAATCACCCTTCGGCCAACGCGATCGAGCGCTTGCTCGGTGTGCCGGTTCGTGCGTGGGGAGAGGAAGATCGGTCCGATGCCGCGCTGCCGAAGATTCCGCAGCGCCCATGCAAGACACCGAGACGACAAAAGAGAACGGCGGCCTAGCCCATGGCCGGCATCACCGTTTTTAGCTGCGGAAGCAAGCGTGAGCCATGCGACACACCGGGTTGCGGCACGCGTGCCGTCGGAGCTTGTAAGCACCCGATCGTGAAGATCCGGCGCAAGGGAGAGCTCGTGGATGCCCCCGAGGGCACGGTGTGCGGGCGCCCGGTGTGCCGGAACTGCGCGGTTGTGGTTGAGGGCTCGATTCTATGCCTGGCCCACGCGCGCTTCATCGGGAAGGGAGCGGGTTCGTGATTAGCCAGGTTCTGGAGGTCGTCAAAGACGCGGGCGAAGCCGTGACTGCTGCTGAAATCGCACGTCGGCTAGGCGTGACGACCGAGGACCAGCACCGGGACTTGGTGTGTGCGCTGGGCGAGCTTCTCTTTGGACAGCAGCAGATTCAGTACGACCAACAGTCCGGCGGCTACCGAGCTCGCCAACACGAAGAGGCCCCATGAAACGATTCGAGTTTGCGCAATTCATACCGGTAAGTATGCCGACTCATCAGTCGTCAGCCGTACAAGAACGTGTATTGCTGCGCCGGTACGTCGCAAGGGCCTTGCTTCGTAAGCTGGAAGAGCGGGGGCTCAAGCTCGAGCCAGCGGCAATCGCACTGGGAGTCCACCGTAACACCCTGCAGGCGTATGTGAGCGGCCGGCGCCCTGTGCCGGGGGAGCTTCTGGCGAAGCTCGAATTGGTCGATCTGAGCGGAGTCCTGAAGAAGAAGGAGCGGGCGGCATGAACGACGGGTGGCGTGAATCATCTGCGGATGGTGGCTCGTTGAAGTTGTCCGAAATCCTAGGATGGTGGCTCATCGGAGCACTGTTCGCGATCGGAATCGGATTTGCCGTTGGGCAGTTGCTGTTGGGGTCGTGATGCAGGACCGAGCGCTCGATGTTTGGGTAGGGCTCTTCATGGCCGGACTAGTGGTCTGTTGGGTAGCGTTGTCAATTCGGTGGATACCATGAAGCTAACGAAGATAACCCCAGAACAGAAGAAAACGCTCGTCGAGTTTCGCGCACGATGGTTCGCTATCGGATCTTCCACGGAACCGGCAGATCGCCCACGCGCAGAAAAATCGATAGCTTCGATGTATGCCCGGATCGGAAAACCTGCCCCAAAGTTTCTGTGGACGCAGTCGCCGGCTACAGCGTTACTAGCGATTGCCGTGATGCGTGAGCTTCCGGGGGCCTCGCTTGAGGACTCGCTTCGGGCCTCGCTTGGGGCCTCGCTTGGGGCCTCGCTTCGGGCCTCGCTTGAGGACTCGCTTGTGGACTCGATATTTTGGGGATCCCAAGATGCTTACTGGGTCTCCTTCTACCGCTTCATGGAGGATGAACTCCATGTCCGGTACGAACCGCAGTCCAGTGCGGACTTACGGTTATGGTCAGAGGTGACGAAGTCCTGCGGATGGTGGTGGCCATATAACGGGCTTTGTGTGTGCTCTGACCGACCGGAGCACGTTTCCTGGGAAACCAACCGCGAGCCTCCGCGGCTCCACAATGATAAAGGTCCAGCATTACGCTACCGCGACGGGTACGAGGTCTATTGTTGGCACGGAGTCCTTGTTCCGGAGCGAGCGATCAACTCTCCAGAGTCGTTTACCCACGAAGAGCTTGCGGAAGAGCGCAATTCAGAGATTCACCGATGTATCGCTGAGCGGCTCGGATGGGAACGCTACCTATACCTTCGTGGTGTCACGAAGATTGACGCCTGGACCTGCCCGAGCACAGGCCTGCAATACCAACTGCTAGAATCGGTCCATAGAAGTGGAGAATTGGAACCGCGATACTTGAAGATGCAGAGTCCTCCACTTCACGACGGATCACAGCCAGATTTCATCGAACCAGTAGACCCTGGACTGAATAGCGCCCAAGCAGCACGCAAATGGCAGATCCGGATTAGTCGGGATCCTGGGGCTCGGTACTACCGGCATGGTGACGTCGTGGTGGTTTACGCCCCGAGAGAGTCTCTGTATTGGCCGTCGGTCGACGAGTGCAACACAAACCCACAACTGGAATTCGTTCAGGAGGCATAGAGTGGACAAGATCAAGCGACAAAACGGGAAACTTGTACTGGGTGATGGAGAAGTAACGGGCCACCAGCACACGGTACGAGATCGACAAGCGTCCATGTATCAGCTCGAGAGAGAGCTGATGCTTCTTAAGCTACCGCGATCATCGGTGCTGCGTCACGAGCGAAACGACGTTCCGGCGGAGCACAGGGACATCAAGCTACCAATCGGAGAACCCATCGTGTCGCACAAGAGACAGTACACCCCAGATGGGTGGACGAAAGTCGAAGACTAAACGGACCATGAACATCACTTCACCCATCCATGAGTAGCCAGCTCAAGAAAGATAACGAAGTGGCTGAAGTTTGCATTGCGTTAGGTTTCGTGGTGTGCCTCGGTTTAGCATTTGCCCTGCCGGTCCTGTTCATCGCTTTGGGCGAAAAGCTGATCGATCGAATCGGAAGTAGGAAGTGACTAGTAGCTCCGTGAGCAACTTGACACCTCCGCCTCATAGCCCGGTCAAGTGGCGATGCACGGGCATCGTGTTGACGCCCGACGGGCGCATGAACGCGAACAGTGCCTGCGAGGTCGAGGCGCGCTTGTGGTTTGACGCGCGCGAGAAGGGGGAACGGATTCTCGGCCTGCCCCGCGGGGCGGTCGAAGCAGTTCTAGCGAACGGGAACGGGAAAGGCAGGAAGGCGTGAATATTCTGAAGTTGCTTCCAGCGTTGTTGTTGTGCGGAATGGTTGGGCCTGGCCAGAACGCCGAGGAGGGGCCAGAGCCCGCGAGGCCTCGCGGCTCGGACGAGGATGGGCACCGTTACTACCCGCCGCGTAAGAGCCGAGCGCGCCCCGGTCATGGCCGAGAGGAGAAGCCCATCACCGCTACCCAAAAACTCTTCCCGCATCACCCTGCCGCCGGCCTACCCAAGGCCGAGAAGAACGCCGCGAAGCGCGAGAGGCGGGCGAGGAGGGCGGGGTAAGCCATGCCGGGTCCCAACGCTGGACACTCCTACCCTCCCCCGCCGCGTGAGACGGCAGACACGATTCCTGCGCCCCCTCCGGACAGGAGCTTCACGCCGGCTCCGGACACGGTCCGCGCCCTACGTGCTCCGTTCTACTGTCCCAACGAACCCGAGTCAGACGTGTCCAATTGCCCGCACTGCGGGGGGGAGCACAGGCCGTGAACGCAGCTCAGAAGGAGGAGGTGTTCGCCGAAAATCTGGGAAGGGTATTGCGGGACATCACATCCGAGATGATGCGCCTGCGGGATGAACGCAAAGCGATCCAAGCTCGGCTCGAGGAGATTAGAACAACGTTCTCGGTCCTCACATCCGAACGCGACCATCTCCGCATAGATCTCGCGCAGGCGCAGGGTGATATTGACCAGGCCAGTCGAAAACTGCAGACCCAGCGAGCCGAGATTCAACGGTTGACCGCGCAAAACAGAGAACTCCAACAACTGCGCAGGAACAACCAGGCGCCAGAGATCGACTGGTTGTTGCTCGGCCTTGGCCCGGTAGAAAACGTGGCACATGCCGGGGTGCCCAAGGATGAATCGGTGACAGCCGTGAATAAGGAGCTCTGCGACGAGAAGGATAGGCTTCGACGTGATCTTGAGCACGCTCGCGAGGTCATCTCGGACATCGGGCAGAGCTACCGCAAAGAGCTGTTCCACTTGCAAGCGTCGCTCCGGAAGGCTTGGGCGGAACGCGACCAGGCCAAGCGAGACCTCGCGACTTGCGCGGCGGCGGGTCCGTGGCGGGATGCACCGGAAGGAGACGGTGAGTATCTGACCGAACTAGTCGACGGTCGGATGCTCACCGACACCTGGCTGGGAGGAAAGTGGGTAGACGCTAGGCGAACGAGGCCACCGATTCGGTGCGCCAAGATCCAGAATCCAGAGGTCGCCAAGTGACCCGTGAAGAGGCACAGAAGCTCGGCTGGACCGAGAAGACGGTTACTTCGTGGCAGGTCATCAACCAAGAGCGTTGGTGCGCCAAGGTGTATTGGCACATCGAAGCATGGTTCGTCGATATCTACAGGCCAGACGCCATGTACTCCGAGTCGCGTGGATTCGATTCAGAGCCCGAGGCATTGGGATGGGCGAGCAAGCGACTGGGGTTGACCCCGTGAACTGGCTCGAAGAATTCGTGGCGCAGTTGGTGTTCGTGGCGTTCGAACCGCTGACCAACCAATGCTGGACGCTCCCGGCGTCGGTCCAGTGCAGGCCGGAGGAAGGGGTGGTGCGTGGCTGATCTCTTGAACGAATCAGCCGCCGACATTCTCGGACTACCAGACGCGAACTGGGTCAATCCGCCAGAGGTACGCGACGGTGTCATTGAGATTGCCCGCGGCAGCGGGCACACCGTCTGGTGGATCACTACTAGGTCCTGGGAGGGATTGTGCGACGACGACTTCGCGGAGTCGGAGCGCCCCCTGCTGGTAGAGGGAACGAAGCTACGCCGGTGGGCAGGTCTCGTCGATCGCGCAGGACAACGCAGCCGCGTCGTCGCGTACAGGGTGGTGCGAGATGGTTGAGATGTCTGACCGCTGCAAAGGTCGAGTCATGGACGGCAACGACTACGAGGATTGTGGCTGCGCCACCGTGCGCGCCGGCTACTGCCAGTCCTGCTTCGATTTTCGTCTACCGATGGCGCAGAAGCGAGTCGATGATGCAAAGACCGAGCTGAAGGCAGCTCTGGCGGAGCTAGCACCGATGAGTGTGCTCACCCCAGACCTAGAGGTGCAGCAAGCGGTAAAACTCGGGGAAGACTGGCTTGACGCGCATGACGGTGACCTACGCTGCAACGCCGCAGCTGCGCGCGTCGTTATTCGTGGTCTGGTCGACGCGCGACAGACCGATCGATGCGGATGGTGCCACCGAGATAACCTGACGGATCGCGGGCCATGACTGAAGCGCGGTTGGTACTCACCTGCACAGCTCGCGTAACTGAATACCGGAGGCTTGGACATGGCTGAGCTGTTCACCAGGCAAGAGGCTTCGGCATATCTACACGTTTCCCTTCGGTTCTTTCAGGCGAACATCCGTCCAGTATTGGCTAGGGTCGAGGCCGAGGGCATTGTCCGGTACGAGCGCGAGGTACTGGACAGATGGGTAGACGAGCACAGGGTTGGCGGCTTAGGTGGCGCAAAGAAGGATACTGGGAGGTCCGGTGGACCACGGAAGGGCACCGCACGCAAGAGTCCACCGGATGCCGAGACCGCAGAGATAGAGCAGCGGCTGAGACTAGGGCTCGAGAGATCTACGCGCTCCACGTCCGCAAAGGCGCCGACGGCAAACAACGTCGTGCCGTTTCCCAGTCGGAGGTGCTCGGGTGCGTAGCCTCATGGGTGCGTTCGCTCGCGGGGCGCGAGGTTACTCGTGTTCGATACGAGGACTATGGTCTCGGCTGGTGCCGACGATGGGCTCGCGTTTCCGAGCTGACAGACGCATCGATCGCGAAGTATCTCCTCACGGAACGTCTGCAGGTGGTGACCGGGAAGGCGGTTCGAAACGAAGGGTCGGCGCTACGCAAGTTCCTGCGCTGGCTCGTGGCCGAGGGAGAGCTTCCGGAAATGCCGGAGGTCCCCGAGCTACCGTCAAGTCTACTTGGGAACAAATCCAAGTTGCCACGCCGCGTCCGAGCTCCAGAGCTGTCACGGGACGAAGTGGATCGTGTGATCGCCAGGCTGCCGGAGCGCTCAACCCGAGACGGGTGGCCCATTCGATCGTGGGCCATCGTGGCGCACGAGACGTCCCTCAGGCCTGCGACGATCAAGCAACTGTCCGTGCCCGAGCACTACTCCAAGGGACAGAGCGTCCTGAGGATCACACTGGAGATCGACAAGGAGGGATTCGCTCGGGACATTCCACTGAGCGATACCGCCCGCAAGGCACTCGATTCGGTGTGTCCCAAACAGGGACCGATCTTCGGAGCGCACCGACTCGACCCCTACGTCCGTCAGGCCGCCATAGCGGCGGAACTGCCGCCGATGAAACGACGCCTGTGCTGCCAGCACTTTCGGAGCGCGGCTCTGACACACATGGGGGAGCGGCCACAAGCGTCGCTGGCGGGGATCCAGTACATGGCCGGGCATCGGGACCCGCACACTACCTCGAAGTATTTCCGCCCGTCTTTCAACGCGGCTCTGGCGGTTATTGGGTCGCATTCTGGGTCGGAGAAAACGGGTCGGTCCAAAAACTCGAAGAAAAGTGCCTGATTGAGGGCTCCAGCGCGAGGACTCGAACCTCGGAGCGAGCAGCTAGACAGCACAAAAACCGCAGGCGCAAGAGGCACAGGAGGGCACTCCAGGGCACCGGATCTCGCGATAGTGGGTCGGGCGACCCAGAATCCGACCCACTACCAGTAGAGCGATGGAACCTGCGTTCCTCCTCCAGCGAGAGGAGGGCCGTCGCATGATCCGGGTCGACCAAACCTTGTTCGGCGTGGGTCAGGGCAACTGCTTCGCCGCGTGCGTGGCTTGCTTCTTGGAGATACCGGTTTCGGAGATTCCGAACTTCTGCGTCATCTACGGGGAGCCCTGGTTTGAGAGGTTCGTCGAGTGGTGCGGGAATCGCGGGTGGCGCTCTGCCTACCTACTCGTCGGTATCGATTGGGCCAGGCTGCACCTACGACAAGACGTGTTCTGGATCGCTAGTGGACTCTGCCCGCCGCGGAAGAACGGGGAGCAGGCGCTTCACTGCTGCGTCTACCAATACGACAAGCTCTGGCACGACCCGAACCCGGAGCGGAGCGGTCTGGTTGAGGTCGTGGACTGCATATTCCTGTGGAGGGCGACGTGACCGATTTGGTCGTCATCGAGTCCCCGTTCAACGGAACGCCAGAAGAGCGTGCGCGGAACGCGCGCTATCTCGCGTGGTGCATCAAAGACAGCCTAGACCGCGGAGAGTCCCCGTTCGCTTCGCACGGTCTCTACACGACCGCATACCCGGAAGACGAGTTGCACCGAGCCCGCGGGATAGCGGCGGTGGCAGAGGTTCGCAAGCTGGCCAAGCTGACCGCGTATTACGTCGACCTGTCCTGGACGGCCGGGATGCTGAAGCTGGCCAAGCTGGCCGCGTATTACGTCGACCTGTCCTGGACGGCCGGGATGCTGGAGTCGGTGGAGAACAGAACGGTCGAAGACCGTTGGGAGATTCGTTGTTTGAACGAATGGGAATCGAGGTCATTCCGTCGAGGTGAGTGGCCACCGGGAACCATGCGCCTGGTTCCAGTGTCTTGTCCGAATCCTCCCTGTCTGAAGGAGGATTGCCCGACGTGCGATTGGCGACGAGTCAGGGACCGCAAGGATCATAGCCCATGATGGTCGATCGTGTCCTGGTGCCGAGGTACCGCGCCGTTCTACCAGTCACCGCGAGGTGCACGCCGTGATGCACGCCTGCGGCTCTTTCTGGCACGATCTTCCGATGTGGGCGTTGCTGTCTCTGCCGTGGATCCCAACGGCATGGCGATGGGTCAGGAGCAGAATTACGAGAGGACGGAAACCATGCTGAGGGAATGCAAAGCCTGCGGAGGTGACGGGTTCAGGCGTGTGTGCTGCGGGTGCCGCGGAGCGATTCATGATCCGCTCCTCGGTAATCCCGAGGAGGAACACGTCGGGATCTATCATAAGTTTTGGGTGCGTCGAACCGACGGCAGCAGCCGACCGGGAGGGAAGCACGCAGACTGCGAATACTTCGTGCTCGACTGGAACCACGACCCGTTCGCGATCCCGGCCATGCGAGCTTACGCCGAGGCCTGCCAGGCAGAATACCCAGAGCTGGCGCAGGACATTTTGGATCGCGCAAAAACCTTCGCCGAGCGCGCTAAACGCCGCGCTATGACTAGAGCGACAGCCCAACGTCAAGGGGCAAAGTGATGGCCGACTACTCATGGATCCATGAAGGCTCGCTCGTCTGGTACGAGCCGAGCCCGGGCTACAGGTTCCGAGCGGTCGCGCTAGCTCCGGCCCGAGATTTTGGTTCGTACTTTGGAGTTCAACTCGTGGTGCTGGATGAAGCGTATGAAGCCTACAGCGGACGCAAGATAGGCGCGCGTTCTATCGCGTATGTCCCAGCGGCACACGTTGGAGTAGTTACACCACGAAACATGAGCGTTGAGGAATCCCTATCATGCCCGTGATCGACCTTTCTGCTCGGCGTGCGACCCGTGCCTCCGAAGATGGCATTCTAGACTTTCCGGGTACCGGGATCGTCATCCAGTCATCACCCGGCGCCGTGCTGTTCATCATCTCGTCGCAGAACATGCGGGACGGTCACCTAGTGGTCGAGGAATCCGAGTTCTGGCTCACTCCCGACCAGGCGAAGAGCATCGGGCTCGGGCTCGTGAGCTGCTCCGAAGATGCGGAAAGGAAGGGTGGGGGGTGACGCCAGAAGCTCTGTCGGTGTTCGTCGACCGCGTCCAATCGATTCTGTCGGGCCAGCGCCAAGGGATGCAGCTCAGCGAGCTGATGTGTCGTCTTGCAACCGAGCGTGAACCGGCTGATGCAATTCAGTCCCGCCTCCACATGTGGTCGCGAGCGGACTGCCGAGACACCCACGGCCTGGGGTTCTACCAGGCACGGTTTCGAGCTCCGATCTTCGTCTACCTACTAGCCGATCCGTTTCACCCACCACCACCAGAGCCGCCGGTGTCGCGGCGCGAGAAGAGGAAGCGTCGCGCATGAACTACGAAGACTTTTGGGACAGGGTCCGAGCCGAGCTCAAGGGGCACCCGCACGGCGTGATGATCTCCGAGCTATCGGTGAAGCTCGAGTCCGCCGAGGACACCCGCGAAAGCGTCTACGCGCGACTCAACTCACGAGCGCGGAGCAGCGCGGCAAAAACCGGCCGTCCAGCGCTCTTCAAGGGACTTGGGTTCTACCGTGTCCCCAAGTCATCCTACCGGATCTTCTCGCCCGACGAGCCCTTCGTGCCTCCGACCTCAGCAGAGCACCAGCGGGAGCGGGTTCGAAATCTCCAGGTCGATAGACGAGTGGAGATGAAGGGAGCAACGGGTGGCCTATCGAGGGTTCCGGTATCCCGCGCCTCTTACGAGCCTCCGCGTCGTCGCGTCCCGGTTTGCAAGCTCTGCTGCAACCTGCCGCACGCGCGCCCTCAACCGGGATGCCCGATGTGCGGCCGGCCTCGGATACCCGAGCCGAAGCCAGTGGCGCCCGAGCGATGTTTTGACCGGGTGGTTGTGCCATGAATCTTCACCGGTGCGTCGTGAGTGACCCGGGATGGCAGTTCCGGGACAAGCTCCCTGGAGGCGGCAGGGGGGCAAAAAAGCACTACAGGGTCAGCCCCATCCAGAAGATCATCGACTACCACCAGAAGGTTTTTGCTGAGCTCGTGGCTCCCACCGCTTGGCTATTCCTTTGGCGCGTGGCGGCGATGCAGGAAGAGGCCTTTGAGCTCGTGAAGGCGCTCGGGTTCATCGTCAAAGCCGACGTCGTTTGGATCAAGACCAAAGACCCCAAACGGCAACGGATCCAGATCGGCATGGGCCACTACTGCCGCAACGCCCACGAAACGTGCCTAGTGTGCGTGCGCGGGAAGGGGGCGGCGTCGCTCCGGTTGTCCGCGAGCGAAGACAGCGTGGTGTTTGCTCCGCGCATCGGGCACTCCGAGAAGCCCGAAGAGTTCATGGAGAAGGTCGAGCGGCTCTGCCCGGGGCCGAGGCTTGAGCTATACGCACGGACCCAAAGGGAAGGTTGGACGCAGTTTGGGGACGAGCTCGGTAAGAAAGGTGTCAAATGGTTGACCGACGCGAAGCGCTGAAAATTGCATCACAAATAGACGGGTTGTCGCCACCCGCACAACTCAGAGTAGCGGCTACTCTCCTTGAGAAATCCAAGGACACCCAGGACATCGAGTTGCTGAAGATTGTGCACTCGATCCTGAAGCTCATCGAGTGTGACGTCCGCCACATGTTGAAGCTTATGGACCTGTCGGTAAATGGCTAGCCTAGTCCGCCTGCAGCGCTCCCGGGCGAAAGGGACGCGACTCGTCAGCCCCAACGGTCTTCCAATTCGTTGCGTTGACCGAACCACCAAGTGGGGAAACCCATACAAGGTGATGGGTGCAAAAGGCACATGGCACGTGCTCGATTCCGTAGCGTGCATGGTGCTTGCTACTTACCCAATGCGCCAACTAGCTACACAACGCGCAATTGAAATCTTCACAGAAGACCTTCTAAACGGAAGGATGCTTCGGTTCACCACAGAAGACATCTACCGTGAGCTCAAAGGCTTCAACCTGGCTTGCTGGTGCGCGCTGCCCGAGCAGGGACAGCCTGATCTGTGCCACGCTGCAATCCTTTTGAGGTTAGCCAATGCCTAACCGTGCCCCTCTTTGGTCGAAGGTAGGCTGGGTCAGCACCGGGCCGAGTCACTACGTCCATCCGGAGTATGGCGTTGTAGAGGAGGCAGCTGGGTTCTGGACCGCTGAGTCTCACCCGAAGCTCCTACCGCGCGTAGTAGCGAACCAGAACAACGGGCTCACGTTCTTCGCCTCATGCAGGACGATGCACGAGGCGATGCAGGAAGCGAAACGATTCACAGAGCGCGCCGCCGGGGCGCAGAAGGACCAGTATGGCTGACCAGACCACAATACCCAGCTTCTCCCAATTCATCAGCGAGCTCCAGGATGGCGCCGCAGACGACGAGCTCACCGAGCGCGTATCTGAGCTACTCCAGAAGCTTTGGAACGAGGCCCAAGCCTCTGCGAAAGCCAAGGGTACCATCACCGTCGCCCTCAACTTCGAGGTCATCAACAGCGGCAAGTGCTACGTCGGCCTCGGGAAGGTGGACACGAAGGCTCCGCAACCAGAACGCGACACATCGGCCTTTTTCGTCAACAAGAAGGGAGAGCTAGCTAAGTCTCCCTTCACGCAAACCAAACTGCAATTCGAACAGGATGATGCCGAGGCCTTCGGCAAAGGAAAGAGGATGCCATCGTGACGAAAGAGAACGTTGCTCAGAGTGTTGCTGAGCTTACCCAAAGCTTGTCGACTAGCGAGACGCTATACGTCGAGCGCGACGGAAGAAAAGCTACCGTGATGCTCTTGCCGAAGGGAAAAGAGATCCGGTCAATCAAACCGTTTCTCGACGAGTATCTGGACCGGCCGGAGCGTATCGTGGGCATCGCGGTACTGACCGACCTCGAGTCGTTTATCGCGCATACGAATCGGTTCAAGATTGAGGAGTCATCTATATTCGCCAACGACGCTAACTGCACACTCACCACCGTCTTCGATTACCACTCCAATCAGTCGACGCCGGCCTTCGGAAAACACCGGGCGAATTACGAATGCCCGAAGTCCGAATCCTGGGAAGGATGGAACGCCTTTGCGTGCGAGGTTCACACTCAGGAGGAGATGGCCGAGTTTCTCGAAGACCGGATCATGGACATCGGGGTAGTCGACACAGGCAATCCAGAGTACGCGGAAGCCGTCGAGATCGGGATCAAACTCCACAAGGAGTATGCACTCCCGAACAAGCTGCTCGAGTTGAGCGCCAAGATGGCGCTGACCGTCGAGATGAAGGTAGGGCGCGAAGTCAACCGGTCTTCCGGTGAAGCGGTGCTGTCCTACTCCGAAGAGCACAAGGACGCGGCCACCGGCGAAAAGCTCAAGGTACCCGGTCTCTTCCTGCTTTCGATCGAGGTCTTCCGGGACGGCGCGGTGCACCACATTCCGGCGCGGCTCCGCTACCAGGTCAAGAACGGGACGATCACCTGGAAGGTCGAGCTCTACCGGCCAGACCTGGCCCTCAAAGAAGCCTTCGACAAGGTTTGCTCACTCGCGGCAGGAACCACTGGGCTTCCGCTGTACCGGGGATCACCGGAGAGCTGATGTCACCAGCCGACCTCGTGCTTCTGCTCGGTTCGTATCGTTTTGATACTAGCACCGAGCGCGTTCTGCAGGATGGGATCGCTCAAGCGTTACATAACTCGGGCGTCCCATTCGTGCGCGAGGTACGGCTGTCTCAGCGCGATCGGATCGATTTCATGGTTGGCCGTATCGGGGTCGAGGTGAAGATCGGTGGTTCATTCTCGGCCCTAGCCCGCCAGTTGTACCGCTACGCTGAATCGGCAAAGCTGGATGCACTGGTGCTCGTTTCCTCACGGGTCCGTCTTGGGCATCTACCTGAGATGATTCTCGGTAAGTCTGTTGTGACCTGTTGCCTCTTGGGGAGCCTATTGTGAAGACGTTCGGAACCATCAAGCATGACCGTGGGAAGTGGGCGCTAGACGTCGAGCCGCATGTTGTAGTTCGGCTCAAGCGACTCTTCCCTAGGATCGCGAAATCCAACAAGGGCACGGTAAGACTGACCGACACGGTTGAGCTCTGCCGTGAGCTCGAGTGGTTCATGGAGCGTTACCCGCTGTCGTTCGTCAGGGACGAAGACCGAGAGCGGCTTTGCGGACGGGCCCACGAGCATAAGGAAACCGAGACTCTGGTTTCCCAATTGATGGCTGGGCAACGGGAACCCAGAGACTTCGAACTGGCGCTTCCGGCTCGCGAATATCAGCGGGTCGCCGCCGAACTCGCGCTGGCTACTCGCGGCCTGCTGATCGCGGATGATATGGGCCTCGGGAAGACTTGCGAGGCGATTTGTGTGCTCTCAGACGCACGGACGCGGCCTGCTGTGGTGGTGACGCTCCCTCACCTTCAGCGGCAGTGGAGAGACGAGTTCAAGAAATTTGCTCCCCACATCACCACGCACATCGTCCAGAAGTCGGAGCCTTACGATGTGCGATTGGGTTCCCGGCGTGCCCGGGCCGGGCAGATTGCATTGCTGGACGATGCCTCAATGACGACCCCCAACGTTCTGATCATGACCTACCACAAGCTCGCCGGGTGGGCCGACACCCTGTGCAAGTTCACCAAAGCCGTTGTGTGGGACGAGGCACAGGAGGTCCGGCGCGGCGAGAAGTCCAAAAAAGGCGTCGCGGCCACACAGCTCGCCCGAGCGGTGGATTTTCGCGTCGGCATCACCGGCACACCCATTTACAACTACGGGTCGGAATTCCATCCTGTGCTCGAGGTTATCCGCCCGGGGGCACTGGGGTCGAAAAGCGAATTCATGACCGAGTGGTGCTCGGGATGGGATGGCGACAAGGCGAAGATCAAGGACCCAAAGGCATTCGGTTCGTACATCCGCGACTGCTGCCTGATGATTCGCAGGACGAAGGCCGACGTTGGGCGCGAGCTTCCAGATCTAGTGAAGATCCCGCACACCATCGACTGCGACGAAGGCGCCATCAGCCGCGTGGAATCATCCGCGATGTCCCTGGCGCGCGTTATTCTTGCCCACAACGAAGAGGTGCGTGGGGACAAATGGAAGGCTTCGGAAGAGCTCAGCAACCTGGTCAGGCAAGCGACCGGGGTAGCCAAAGCTCCCTACGTCGCGGACTTCGTCCAGATGATCGTGGAAACCGGCGAAAACGTTGTGCTCTTCGGGTGGCACCGTGAGTTTTACGCGATCGTTCGCGAGCGACTCGCAGACCTGAATCCGGCCATGTACACCGGAAGCGAAAGCGAGACGCAGAAGGAAGAGTCAAAGCGCCGGTTTCTGTCCGGGGAGACCAAGGTGCTCATCATGAGCCTGCGCTCCGGTGCTGGAATAGACGGTCTCCAGGACAACGGCCGGGTCGTCGTCTTCGGCGAGCTCGACTGGAGCTACGGCGTGCATGAGCAGTGCACGGCGCGTAGGTGGCGAGATGGACAGAAAGACCCGGTGCTGGCCTACTACCTGCTGACCGAAAGCGGTAGCGACCCCATCGTAGCCGACGTTCTGGGAGTGAAACGCGGCCAGATCGAAGGGGTACGCGACCCGAACGGTGGCCTCGTCGAAAAGCTCGACGTGTCCGGAGACCATATCAAGCGCCTGGCCGCGGCGTACCTTGCAAAACGGGAGGCAGCATGAAGCCCGCCAACAGCATCAGCCGAGAGGACTATCTTGCGCGTTCGGGAGCGCCGCAGCGTGAGCTCTTCGCATCCGACGGGACCCCAGCCTCGAAGCGCAAGAGGCCACCACCATTCGATCCTCGCGCCGAATCGCGAGCCTGGCTCGACACACTGGCATGGATGGATAAGCAGCTCTGGCATCCGCTGGTCGGTATCTACGCGCGCCTCTACCAGCCGGCCCGCGACCGTATGCCGGGCAGGATAGTCGTGCGCTTTGCGCTCCCGCTCGAGCTCTGCCCGACGGTCAACATGGTCCGGAGGATGCCTCCGTGGCGTTACGGGCAAATCAAGGAGCAGCTGTTTTCCATGATGTGGACGCAGATGTCCCACCAGGACGTGCGCCCCTACGAGACACTCCCCGGGTTCCCGGCGGCCCGCTGCGTCTGCTTCAGCCAACGCGAGCGTGACCCGAACTGCGGCTTCGAGAAGCAGGCGCTCGATATCTGCCAGCCTTCTCGGGAGCGGCGCAACCGCAAAACAGGCAAGATCACCCACATCTCGGGGATCGGCCTCATCAAAGAGGACAAGGGCACCCTCCTCAACCGGGCCACCTGGTGGGAGCCGGCCCCGAAGGAAGTGGCCGGCGGGGTGCTGCTTGAGATTTGGACCGGAGACACCGAACCATGATCATGTTCCGCGTTGAAGGCACCAAACCCGTTGCAGTCGAATGCCCAGAGCCATCCTGGCCAAACAAAGATGCTGACGGGGAGACGATCTTCAACAACACCCACTTTGTCCTTGAGGGTGAAACATGGGAGAAGCTGCGCAGCGAGCATGAAGCGACGCTCAGGATGGCAGCTGGTAGCTTACGCTCAGCGCGAGCTCGGGTGGATGAATTAACGAAGGAACTAGCTGACGTGGTTTTGGAACGCGAAGAATGCGAGCGGAATTTCGATGATTGGTCCCGAGAACCGAAAAGGGACGCACCATGAAGACCTTCCGCGTCGAATTCAACGCCGCTGGACATGTGACCTCGTGCATCGAGCTCGACCGCGGAGCGCCAGACTCGGTCACGCTCGTCTATGTCCAAGCGACCTCCGCCGACGCAGCAAAAGCCAAAGCCGAGCGGATTCGTCAAAGACTTCGTACGCAGGCGCGTAGGCAGGAGTACCGCGCACAGGGCCTATGCCCGTATTGCGGACGAACCCCGCAATCGGGGATGGTCAAATGCGAGACTTGTCTTGTCTCTGCGCGGGAAAGAAACGACTCACGGCAGCGGCCCACCCGAAGCGCCCAGCATCTGGCCCTCCGCGCGTCCAAAGAGCAGCGCGAGCGTCTCGCAACGCTACTCGAGGTCAAGCGTCAGTGGCGGAGCACCGATAGCGACGATGCGTTTATCGCTTGGTTGGACGCTGAAATCTCAAAGCTACTCGAGAGGAAGGCTGCGTGATGGACTTCCGCAACGCCAAGCTCTTCATCGACGGCACCGAGATCCCGGTCGAGAACGTGCAGATCGGTTACGACACCGCGAGCGGCCCGGACCACAGTGTGGTTTCAATGGTAACCGGATTAGCCCAAGGGAATTTGGGCGCTTTTCGAGGTTTCCTGGAGTTAATGGAGGCGGCCGAAAGTTCGGTGAAGGAGGAGCTCGCGATTCGGAGCGGTCGAATCGTGCAGGTCACTGGATACCGCGGAGACTTCGCGGTTTACATCATCGGCCGGCGCAAACGGAAGTTCGGTGGCGGCTGGGCCGTTGTGATTACCAAAACACTCGTGGGCAAAGCGGTTTGGTTACGCTCCCCTAGCCGCCCGTTCCGTTCTATCAAGTCGGCAAGAAGGGCGCTGGATAGGAAAGGAGTCGGAACGTGACATGGTTACGGCTCGATGACGGGTTCGCGCACCATAAAAAGGTGGCTCCGCTCACTGATCGGGCTTTCCGTTTGCACGTTACAGCAATGCTACACTGTGCAGATCAGTTGACCGACGGATTCGTCGGAGACGCCATTCCGGAGTGTCTAACCAAGGCCCCGCAGGGAAAATCGCTAGTCGCGGCCATCAAAGAGCTTGTGGATATTGGGCTCTGGGAGCCTGTTGATGGGGGGTGGCTCATTCATGACTTCGCAGACTGGAATCCGTCGTCAGACTCTGTTCGCACCAAGCGGGCCGCTGCGTGCGAACGAATGAAGCGAGCTCGTTCGCAGAATGTTCGCGCGAACACGTCGCGAAGTTCGCCAGAACCTGTCTCAACCCCGTCCCCGTCCCCGTCTGATGGAAGGATTGATCTCTCATGAATCTTATTTCTAGGCCTGATCCGGATCTACCTGTCAGGTCAGGATCCCGTCCGCACGAGGGAGCTCAAACCGAGCCCGCTATCCCCTGCCCGCTATCCCTCGCTCTGACCGAAGAGCAGGTCTACACGCTGGTGGCCCGGTGCGGCATGCCGGAATGGGCCATCGAGCCGTGCCTGCAGGACTTCCTGCTGGGGGCAACCGCGGGGTCTGAGGTTCGCCCTCTGGACGTCTGGCGCCGGTGGGCCGCCAAGCACGTTTGGTCGATGTGGCAGACCCCTGGGAGGCGCCCGCTCAAGCCAGAGGCTACGCTGGACCCAGCAGACGCATCGGCTCTCCGCCGGGCACGCCGGGCCGCCCTTCGCTCCGAACGGGAGCGGTCCGAGGAGGCGTGGCGGAGGTTCACGGCCGGGTCATGCCTGCCCACCCCGGAGCAGGCGTCCCAGTTCGCGAAGATCGGAATCAAGATCCCGTCTCGGTCGAAAGAGCCCCGTGGCGCCACAGGTTTGAGTCCCACCGAGCGAGAGGGGGCCAACGCTGGGGTCAGGACGTCCGAGGCTCACAGCGCGTCTGAGGGGCTCCTGGGCGGCAGCAAGGGGGCGGAGTGACCAGAACTCAACAGGCTAACCTGATTCTCTCGAAGTTGAGCCGTAGGCTGAGACTGGTTGTTGGGCCGAGCCATCCAGATCCGTTGGATCTGCAGTCCACAAAAGTGCATCCGGATCGTGCCGTATTGCTCGGAGAGCATCTCCCACGGGTGAGGCACCGGGCGGTGAAAACGTGACCGACCCCGCCACGACCGCCGCCCGCCGCGCCCCGGAGCCGGGTCCCACAGTTGGCAGAGTCCCACCGGCGGACCTGGACGCCGAGGCTACGGTGCTGTCCGCGGTCCTGCTGTCCGCAGAGCTAGCCGACGAAGTAGCGACCTTCTTCCGGCCCGAGCACTGCTATTCGAACGCCAACCGGATCATCCTCGAAGCAGCATGGTCGCTCCGTGAGACCGGTAGACCCGTGGACCAAGTGTCCATTGCTGGGTGGCTCAGGGACCGCGGAAAGCTTGAGCAGATTGGCGGCACCCCCTACCTCGCCCAGGTCGTGGACGCGACGCCGGCCGTTGCCAACGTCGAGACGCACGCCAGGCGACTAGTCGAGCTTTGGCGACAGCGACAGCTCATACAGGAATGCCAAGACACGGCCGCTGAGGGTTACGGGGCCGTACAGAACGTCCAGCAGTACATCGACCAGCACGAGCAGAAGGTCTTCGAAATCGCCCACACGTCGGACAGGACGGCGATCGTCCCGGTCAAGGACGTGATGGTCGAGTCGTTCAAGATCATCTCGGTGGCAAGTCAGACTGGCGGCGGAGTATCGGGAGTCCCGACCGGGTTCACCGAGATCGATCGGAAGACCACAGGGATGCACAAGGGTGACTTGTTCATCGTCGCTGGTAGGCCGGGGATGGGCAAATCAGGTCTTGCGCTGAATATCGCCATCAACGTCGCTCGGCCGAAGAGCTCAGGCTTCTCCACCGATCCGCTTGGAAATCCAGTTCCACTAACCCCAGGCAAAGGGGTCGCGTTCTTCAGTCTGGAGATGCCCAAGGAGCAACTCGGTATGCGTCTGATGGCCAGCGAGGGGCGCGTTGACTTAGCGCGTATACGCTCCGGACAGACGCGCTCTGAGGACTGGGGGAAACTCACCGATGCTGCTGCACTCATCGGACTAATGCCAATCTGGATCGATGACACTCCGGCGATCACACTGCTCGAGGTTCGGGCGAAGGTGCGACGGATTCAGGCAGAGCTCGCGCGAGCTACGGATGACTCTGGTCTGCCCAATGAGTTGGGGTTGGTCGTTGTTGATTACCTACAGTTGATGCATGGGCGTCGGGATGCCCACAGCCGCGAACAAGAGATCAGTGAGCTTTCACGTGGGATGAAGCAGTTGGCGAAGGAACTCAAGGTTCCGGTGATGGCGCTTTCACAGTTAAACCGGTCCGTCGAAACACGCGCCACAAAGGACAAGCGCCCGCAGCTAAGTGACCTCCGTGAGAGCGGCGCTATCGAACAAGATGCCGACACGATTCTGTTCATCTATCGGGACGAGTACTACTTCAAGAACGAGAGCGTTGACCGAGGTATCGCCGAGATCATCATCGCGAAGCAACGGAACGGCCCCACTGGTGTGGTAAAGGCCAAGTTCTCAAGCGAGTACACTCGCTTTGATAACCTAACGATCGGTGAGTCCGACGAATTTGATAGCTACGCAGAAGAATCGCGACTCGATGACGAGAGGCCTCGTGGAGGTTTCTGAAACGATGAACAGAGAACAATATCAAGAGTATCTAGCTTCAGAGTGGTGGATAACACGCAGCACCAGCATCCGGGCGCGGTCCGGAGGACAGTGTGAAATATGTCAGCGAGAACTATGCACACAGGTGCATCATCTGAGTTACGCACATATAGGTGCGGAACGGGACGACGAACTGGTGGCTGTGTGCGACTTCTGTCACCGAAATCTACACGGACGAATTCCCAGCCCCAGAATTCTGTCGGTTGAAGAGCTTCTGCGATCATCAGGTCAAAGATCGGTATCGGTGGAACATCAAGGAGTCATCACCACCGGCAACTGGAGAATAGACCGCCATACCGGCGGCATTCAGCCAGGACACGCTTGGATCCTGGCGGCCGAAACATCGTGGGGGAAAAGTGCGTTTTCGCTATCGGTAGCCGACGAGAACCTGAAACTCGGCAAGGTCGTGTTGGTGGTCGCAACGGAAGACGACGAGTCGATTTATGGCGATCGATTACTAGCCCGCCGTTCAGGCGTGGATGCAACGAAGATCCGAGACCACGCGCTCGATAATGTAGACCTGGCCAAGATCAACACCGTCATCCAAAAAGCCGAACTAACACCGATCTATTTGGATGGCCGGGATGTTCCAGAGGACCAGTTGTGTAAACAGATTGGTGCCATCGTCAAGGAGTACGGAGTCGCGCTAGTCATCGTCGACTACCTCCAAACAATACCAGCGTCCCACCGCTATCAAGACGAGCGAGTCCGATTCCGGGAGACCGCTCAGCGCTTGACCCACACCTGTAAGGCACTGAAGACGCCCCTGATCATCTGCTCGCAGATCACGCCAGATGAGTCCGGGAAGATGCCCGGAAAATACCGTGTACGAGAGAGCAAAGACGTTGTGCACGCGGCCGAGGCGGTGCTCATTGGCTTCGAGCTCCAGAGCGAGTGGACGGACCCAAAGGACCAGCATCTACCAGAGCACGAGAGGCGAAAGATTGCTGCTGGAACCAAGTGCATCAACATCGACAAGGCCAAGGTCGGGACGAGGGGCGTTGTGGCGCTGAATTGGAACCAGATCACTGCTAGCTTCGATGCTGAGTATCGGCGCGACGGGTCATACGACTACCTGGACCAATACCGCGACCCTGATGGTGCCCCAACCATTGACGACGCAGCCATGACCGACGCTGACTTCGAAGTACCCATTCCAGATGAGCGCCCGCGAGGAGGCTACTGATGGCTGACCATTTATGGATCCTGCGACAACGAGACCAACAACGTGCACAGTACGGGTCGTATACCGGGTTCGTGGTGCGAGCTAACTCCGCGGTCGAAGCTAGGCAGTTGGCTGCGCAGGAAGCGTCAAGCGAAAAACCGGAGTGCTGGATCAACACGAAGACTTCGACCTGCGTACCCCTCTGGGACGAGGGTCCATCCGAGATCATCATGGCTGAGGGGAACCAGGAGTAGCTACCATGCCAATTGACCAATCCTGGCGAGACAACGTCTACATCAAAGCTCGAGAGTACCTCGCCACTCGCGGACTCGACGGGGCAACGTCGACCGAGATCGCCTACTCGATCGCGGGTGACGGCGCCGAGAAGGTGCGGGCCACCATTTGCGGGGCGACCGCACACGGCGGCATCGTGGCCTACGGCATGGCGTGCCGGAAGCATCGCTCGGACCACCCACAGGGAAACCACGTGTATCACCTAGCCGAGCGTGCTGAAGCGGTGGACGCCCACAGGATTGAGTGCACCCGATGCCGTGAGCAGAAACCTCGTCTCGAATTTGGGTGCGTCAACCGCGGGTGCTCAGAGCTGCTCAAGATCTGCAATGCGTGCACCGACACCTTGAACCCCGAAGAGCGCCGGATATCGAGAGAGGAACGGGTGCGGAAGTGGCACCAAACACACCGCATCGCCACGGGTGAGGATGCTCGGAATTCCGTCGACTACCAGTCACCCCGGCGCCGGGTTCCGATCTGCAAGGTGTGCTACGACCTCCCACACGCGAGACCCAAAACCGGGCTTTGCAAGTGCGGGAGACCGCGGTACGAAGAGGCGCTCCCACCGCTTCAAGAGCGGAGCTTCGACAGGGTGGCGGTGCCTTGACCGTGGAGATTTACCACTGCGACTGCCTCGACTGGGCAGAGACCAGCGTGGACAAGGTGGACCTGATCTACCTGGATCCGCCCTTCATGACGCAGCGCGACTTTGGCGCGTTTGATGACCGGTGGGGACCAAAGTCCAAAGAGTACCTCGAGTACATGACGGTCAGAATCAAGGCGCTCTTCGAGCTACTCAAGCCGACGGGGTCGATCTGGGTGCATTGCGACAACCGGACGAGCCATTACCTGAAGGTCGCGATGGACGGCATGTTCGGTCTCGAGCGCTTCCGGAACGAGGTCATCTGGCGATACCGTCGGTGGACCACGAAGTCTTACCAGCTGCAGAAGATGCACGACGTCCTGCTCTGGTACTCCCGAGAGCCCAGCGGCTACACGTTCCGCCAGCTCTTCGAGCCCCAAGCTGCGTCGACCCTGAAGGCCTTCGGGACCAGGAAGCAGCACGCGGACTTCTCGTCGGGCCACCGCAAGCCCGGGGTCGCAGCGGAAGAGTCCCCGGGCGTGGCCCTGTGCGACGTGTGGACCATCCCTTGCGTGGCCCCGAGCAGCAAAGAGCGCACGGGGTACCCAACCCAGAAGCCCGAGGCTCTGCTCGAGCGGGTCATCCGCTGCACCAGCAACAAGGGGGATGTGTTCGTCGATGCAATGTGCGGGTCGGGAACCGGCGTCGTCGTGGCCAATCGCATCGGGCGCCACGCCATCGGCATCGACCAAAGCCCAGATGCGATTCGGGTAACCCAGGAGAGATTGGCGCATGGAAACGTCAACCAGCAAGTGGGATAGGAGGTTCTTGGAGCTAGCCACCTTGGTGGCAACGTGGTCGAAGGACCGAAGTACCAAGGTGGGTGCCGTCGTGGTGGGACCGGACCGAGAGGTTCGGTCGCTTGGCTACAACGGCTTCCCCCGCGGAGTAAGCGACGACATCGAAGAACGGCACGAGCGTCCAGAAAAGTACAACTGGGTAGAACACGCGGAAAGAAATTCCGTCTACAACGCGAGCAGGTTCGGGGCGTCCCTCAAAGGCTGCACGCTCTACTGCACTCACCCACCGTGCACTGACTGTGGACGAGCCATCATCCAAGCGGGAATCACGTCCGTGGTGGTTCGACGGGTCACGGGTGAGATGATCGATCGGTGGGAGAAGAATCTAGAAACAGCGGCATCCATGATCATGGAGGCCGGGTGCACCTACCGGCAGGTGGCGCTATGACACGCGAGTACGACTTCAAGGGGTGGCACATCACGGTCGAGTCGGAGGCAATCGGCTGGGGGGGCTCACCACGCGGACCGGTGGTTGAGGCAAAAAGGGATACTGACGAGTACGAGATCAGTGAATACGGTTTGAACGGGAACGACGGGCGATATCACCCGAGCCGGCGGTTACCCCTCTGGGTTCTCCGTCGGATGCTACGAGACTGGACGGATCTCAAGAACCTGACGGGCGCGCATGACAAAGAGGAACACGTTTGAAAGGCGCGTAAACCATGAGCAACATCGATGAATTACTTCTGGCAGTGGGAGCTTTGAGTAGCAACGGGGCTGAAGTAAGGATCCTGTACAAGACCTACAAGAAACACCTGCCGTTTGAAGCGTGTGTATACCTGAGTGGCTGTTATTGGGCAGCCAGCGAGGACGCTGGGACAGCAGAAGAAGCAGTGCGAACAGCGGTAGAGAGAGCGATCGAACGAGGCCGACACTTGTGAAGCTCCCGAAGTGCGACCCCTGCACGAACTGCCCAGATAAGCTCTGCCAGATCGAGTACCGCTACGAAACCGAGAGAGAGAAGTCAGAACGCGAAATCATGCAACGCAACGGACTTGTTTGGGTCTTGGTGCCCAAGCCTGGCGCCTCGTGGGCGCCCGTTCCGCCGAGGTCATCTCGGTGAAGCACCCCCGAAAGGACAGAATTAACATGGACCTCCTCAGCGCAACCCTCTCCGTCATGCTCGCCTTCCCGGCCTACTCCCTCGAGACCGAGGCCCCGGAGTCTAGGCGGGCACGGTTGACCGACGTCGCGGAGGCGATCTGCTCGGCAACCAACGGGAGTCCGACGCGTACGGCCGCCCTCGTCACCCTGTGGTGGAAGGAATCCTCCGGCGCCGCCTACGTGCAGGACGGATGCCGAAAGGATGACATCCCGAAGGGCGCCCCGGACTGCGACGGGGGGCTCGCCGCCACGCCGTGGCAGCTGCACCACCCGGTGTGCCCGATGCTGCGGGAGATGATCCCCGGGTCCTACGAATGGCTCGAGGCCGGCGCAAAGTGCGCTCACCGGCAACTCGTCGGCGCCTACGGGCGGTGCCACCTGGGCTGGTGGGGCGCCTTCTCCGGCTACGCCGGCCTGCGCTGCGACTACCCGTGGGCGGAGAAACGGAAGGACTTCATGGGAGACGTGTTGGGGAAGATTCGCAAGGAGCTGGCGCAATGAATGAGTGGCGAGCAAAGATTGAGACCGAATACACCAACCGGCTGCGCGTAGAATTCGGCAACGGAAACACCCATGGGCACCGAGAACGCGACGCGACGGTCGAAGACGTGTCCTCCTGGTTCAAAGCACAGTCGAAGGAGGATCAACGCAGGATCCTAGACGAACTGTTCTTCGTCCCAACGATGGCGGAGGCACAAGTGGTAGTAGCGCGCGCCGAGAAGGCTGAAGCAGACCGAGACCGCTGGAGGTCGCAACCGGCGTTCAAGAACGCCTTCGACGACGCCGAGTATCTTCCGGCAAACGCACATGTCGCGCCGATTCACCAACTGCGAAGCGAATACGAGGCGCTCCGAATAAAGCTTCAGGAAGCCACAGATGCGGTTAAGCAGCTGCGCACAAAGCTTGCTGTGTGTGGGGAATTCGCACTCGGTGGCCCCAAATACGAATGCAATCAGGGAGATGTCCGATGGTCTCCATCGTTGGACGACGTCAAGAGTCTCTATGCAAGGTACGTGCGCCGGGGGGAAGATCTAACGATCGCTATCATGCGCGCCGTTTCTGCCGAGGCGACACTGGTTAAGGTGCAGAACTTGATCAAGGTATCCACGGAGCCGTCACCATGATCGTCGCTATCACCGGCCTCTGTGTTGCTCGCCGAAAGTGGTGGCAGCTCAGTCCTCGAATGGGCTCAGCTGGCGCCGGGAAGTCCACCGTGGCCAACCGCCTGGTGGCGAAGCACGGATTCACCGAGCTGGCGCTAGCCGCACCCATGAAGCGGTTTCTCGCCGACCTCTTCGACTGGCCGCTATCGATGCTCAACGGCGAGACCGCTGGCAAGAACGTCGGCGACCCACGCTACCCGCGGCCCGACGGAACCCTGCTGAGCCCTCGGGAAGCCATGATCTTGCTGGCCACCGAATGGGGAAGGAACTGCTACCCAACGATCTGGGTCGAGTACGCCATCCGGAAGGCTACGGAGCTCGAGCGGGTGGTGATGTCCGATGTGCGATTCCGTAACGAGCTCGAGCAGCTCAAGGCGGCCGGCGCCATCACCGTAAGGGTGAAGCGCCCAGTGAAGGAGCTTTTTGTCAAGACGACGCACCCGAGCGAGAACGAGCTCAACGAGATCCCAGACTTGGATTTCGATGTCGTGGTGAACGGGCCAGAGCATGGGGTTACCGAGCTCGAGACCCTGGTTGACAGGATGATGCGACGATTGGGTCGCGACTACGATCACCAAGTGCACCGAACGTTCACGTTAACCGGCACACCCGTTCGTCGCGTGGAAGAGGAGGAGGTAGTTCTTCGATGATCGAAACCATGAAGCAGGCGGCCCCAAAGCTCCGCCTAGGCGACGTCGTGTACCTGCGGGTGGAGGTCATCAAGGCAGACCAGAGCGGCGCGGACAGCTACCCGGTGCTCGTCCAGATGCCCCGCGTCATGCGGAGCGAGATGAACCGTCCGGACCAAGTGTGGCTGCACGAATTAGCCGTCGGGCAACCCGTCCATCTGGTGACCGAGATCAGCGGCGGGGAAGTGAAGATCAAGGCGATAGCGCCGTAGAAGACTCAACCCCGGGCCACGCCCGGTTTACAGGAGACGATACAAGATGGAAGCGAACAAGCAGATCCAGATGTTCATTGAGGCTAAAGGGCCCGACTTCGTCGTCGAGGCCTGTATTGAAAAGGCGCTTAGGCGCCCGGCACCCATCCCAATGCCGGGCAAGGTTGCCCAAACCAACGGCAAAACGAACGGAGCAGTCGAGCCAAAGGCTCCGAAGCCGCGCGTAGTCAAGGAACCGAAGGAACCTAAGCCCAAGAAGGGAAAGTCCCCGGGTGAGTCCAAAGGGATGAACGTGGTGGCCTTAAAGGTCCTGAATGCGTTTCCACCGGCGGATCAGACCATCACCGCCGCATCGCTCGCCGAAAAGCTCGGCCTCGAAGCTCCCAACGTTCGCCAGGGGCTCCGAGCACTCTGCGACGACGCCAAAATCCAGAAGCTAGGCGGTGGAAAAGGCACGACGTACCAGCGCGTGCAGGAGTGAGAACCAGACTGGTCCCGCACTCCCGGTAGGCAGGCCCAGTCCCACAAAACGCGAACCCCCCGCCGCGGGAACGGCGAGGGGCCCAGATCAGAGACGGCGCCAAGGAGAAGCTTGGAATGGAAAAGCCGTCTATGTCAAGGAATTCTCAGACCCGAGTGAAGCTCCGCCGGCTGTTTTATTCGTCGGCTTGCACGTGCTTGCTCGCACACGTCGATCGTTTCCTGCCCCGTCTGCGCGCGGACGGATCAAGCACCTACACCCTGCTACGTCTCTTCGACGGCGGAGAGCTCCTAGCCGAAGACGGTGGGAGCGACGAGTCGATCGACGTGCTGGCCCGGGCGTGGAACCGCCTGGCGAGGCACCACAGGTGCACCCTGGTTGCCGAAATCCTCGGCAAATCAGTCCCCCTGAAGGTCCCGGATCGGGTGCTAGACCGGGCGCACGAGGCCTACCGGGACGCGATCAACGAGCTCGAGCTCGATGCATTCCGGGAGAGAGCCGCGAGGCGGCAGGAAGACACCGCGAGTCGCGCGATCCTGGCGCAGAGCCCGGGGGCCGCATAATGGGCAACCGAGCGCAATCCGTCGCAACGGCTGTCCTGGAGTCCCTCAGCGAGCCGCGCCGGCCCAGGCCTAAGCGGCTACGCAGCGTCCAAGTCCAACCCGAGTTCCCTCTACGCGAGGAAAACTGCCTGCAGGGTGTGTTCGCGTGGCTCTCCAAGTGCGGCTCGAGTAGGACTGGGCACCAGCTGAACGAAGCCTTCCTATTTGGGCGCCCCATCCGGACCTGCGACAGGTGCCACGGTACCGGGCTCTTGGGAGGCGAGGAGTCCGAGGTGGCTGGGGTTGAGGCGGCCCTGGGGGACCGCCAGTGTGAGCGGTGCGACGGGAGCGGAGTGGTTTCCGTTTGGATGCACAACCCCATCACCGAGTGGTACATCGAACCCTCCCCAGGGTGCCCGGACGGGGTCCACAACTGCTCCGGGGCGAACGCCTGGAGCGAGGAGGTGCGGCCCCGCGCGTGCCACGCCAATGAATCCGAGTACCGAGAACCGGATCCCTCGGCGTATGCGTGGATAGGGAGACAGCTGGCTCGGCTGCTCAAGGTCGAGCGTACACACGGTGCAACGATGGTGGCGGTACTGCAGGCCTGGTACGGCACCGAAGGGCGAAACTACGCCGCAGAAGAGGTACCGTTGACCACAGACGATGCCCTTCGTACGCTCCGCCAGGCCGTGGAAGACGGAAATCTCGAGCTACCCTCCGCCCCTGGCGTCGACAACGAAGAGCTCCTGTGGGAACGACTCAAGCTCTTCAACGACGAGTTTGGGTCACGCAAAAAACCCGAGCTCACCAACAAGTGGATTCCGCCGCTCAGCGCTGACTCCATCGAGGTTGGGGACCTCCTCTTACCGCAACGCCGAATCCGGGCCCAGTACCTGGGCAGGCTAGCGCGTCTCGAAGCGCTCTGGCCAGCGACCAAGCTTGGCAAGCGTGAGCTACGAGGGTTCGACGGAACCGGAATGCGTGAGCACGTCTGTACCAGAAAGGGCGGCCCTTCAATCGTAGCCCAACTGGACCGAGAGGCCGAACGGTTACTCAGGAGAGCGCAACAAGGATGGCTCGAGACAGAAAGCGCCAAGGCAGAGCCAGACGTAGACAGAACAGAATACTGGCAAGTCACATGGAAGACTCTCCAAGCGGCATGGCTGTTCAAGGCGGGCATTGAGACAATACCCACCGAAAACCTGGATGAATTCTGGGCGGAAGCCTTAGACGTCATTCAGCAAACGATTACGAACTGGAGGCCACGGGCATGACCACGACCATGGAACTCAGGTTCATTCCGATACAGGAAGCCTTGAAGCGCTGCGGTTTACCTGAAACCGTGAGCTCTGTACGCCGATTCCGAAGGCGCCTGCTCCGGGCAGAACGTGAAACGGGCAAATCCCTCCTGAAGCACAACAAGCCCCCGATTCCCACCGAGGTCGATTGGGGCCTTGTCGAGCAGCACTGGATGCGCCGCAAGCGGATCGCCGAGGAGTGGGACGAGATCGTAGAACGGTTACGTCTGGATGCGTCCGAACTCGCCGAGAAGGTCTCAAAGCTCGAGCAGCAGCAGTCGGAGGCCGACGAGAGAGTCTCAAGGGTGACCGATGCGATGCGGAAGCTCGCGTCCGCCATGGCGAAGCTAGCGCGAGATGGCTAGACCGCCGAGCAGCCTGCGACCCAGGACCCCTCTTCGCGCCAGTACGCGCATTCTCCGGGAGAACGCTGGTAGCACCGGCAGATTCCGGCCCACGTATCGCAGCACCACTCGAGGCCTGGGCTAGGCGTGGCGGGCGGCAGGCATCGGTCGACAATGCTGAACGCAGAGCCGGCTGGGGGAGCCGCGTTCGGAAGCCCGCAGTGGCACATGATCCCGGGTCGGTCCCAGCACGGGTCAGCCTCGGCGGCCGCGGGAGCACCGCCAGCGCCTCCAGCGCTCACAACGTCCAGCAGAGCCGGAGCCCCACCGGCTGCCTCCGGTGGACTCCCCTCCCCTACCGCGTCGTCCGCTGTGGAGTCCGGCGGCTCGAGCCCACCGCTTCCCCCGACGGGGATCCCGGGGAGCGAGGCGAACGTTTCGGTCTCCGGCGCAGGGGACGCCGCAGGGCCTCCGCACGCCGAAACGAGCACGGACAGAACGAGAGCAGAAAGTCGGTGGGTTCGCATGGTGGTTATTCCCAAAACTTTGACATCCTCCCCCAGCTGCCTCGGAAGGCGAGCAGGGGGATTCCCGGAGCTCATGCGCCGGGTTCCTGCTTCAGCCCCAGCTGCACCTGATTCCGGAGAATCCGACGACTGACGCCAGGTCCACAGGCTTTGCCCTCTCGGGATACCGCGTGTCCCGCGGCAAGAAGGTTCAGTGCGGCGTTGTGGTCTCGGTCGTGCACAACACCGCAAACTGGGCAGGCCCATTCGCGGATGCTGAGCGGGAGCGCTTCGACCACGAAGCCGCAGCAATGGCACGTCTTGGAGCTCGGGAAGAACCGGTCCACCTGGACAAGCCGACGCCCGTACCAGGCAGCCTTGTAGGCCAGCATGTTCAGCAGTGCACTCCACGAGGCGTCGCTGATGACCCGTGCGAGGCAGTGGTTACGTACCATCCCGGAGACGTTAAGGCTCTCGACGACGATCACTTGGTTTTCGCGAATCAGGCGGGTCGAGAGTTTCTGAAGAGCATCGCGACGTCGGTCGACAATGCGAGCGTGCATCCGGGCAAGCTTCATCCGTGCCTTGAATCTGTTCTTGGATCCTTTCTGCTTGCGCGAGAGAGCCTTGGCGAACAGTCGCTTGCGCGCTTGCTCGGAGTCGGAGTGGCGAGGGTTGTGAATCTTCTCCCCGGTCGAGAGTGTGGCAAGAGCCGAGATGCCGAGGTCGATGCCGACCGCGGTCTTGATCTTGGGCAGCGGCTTGATGCTTCTGTCCTCGCAGAGCAGGGACACGTGCCAGCGTCCAGCCGCATCCAGGCTGACCGTTGCAGAGGTCGGCTCGACACCCTTCGGGAGAGGCCGGCTCCAGCTGATGTCCAGGGGCGCCGTCGTCTTCGCTAGCGTCAATTCGCCGTCTCGAAACCGGAAGGCGCTTCGGGGTGGCGTCTCTAGCACCGGCACATGCCGCACCACGACACCGGTGGCAGTGTGGGGACTGCCTGCTCGGCCGATCGGTAGAATACTCTACCCCACCCATAAAAGGCGTCGAGACGACCGACCGCTTCCGACGCGGCCTCGAGGCCGACGACAGCGTCGAGTACTCGGTACTGTTCGCCCGCGTATCGCGGGCTCAGAATGATTCGGTAGGTGACCGGCTCGGTATCGGAGTCGTGGAGGGTTACGGTGGTCGCGGTTTTGGTTTTGGTCATTGTACCATCCTGATGCCATCCAGCATCTGCTCTGCCTCTGGGCCGACCACATGGGCTAGCCTACCTCCGGTACCGTCGCACCAGCCAGCCAGATATCCGGTGCGGTAGGTATCACGTAACAGTAGTAGCAGGGTGTCGAAGCCCATGGTTAGCTCGCGTACACTCGGCGGCCATTGACCCGGATGTGGCCTTCTCCGTACGCAGCCAGCGACTCTGCTACCGCAGCCGCGTACTCATCATCGGAGCAGCCGAGGTCCTCGGCTGTCACGGAGTCGTTGGTGTCACTGTCGTAGAGAGTCTCAGTCGGCATCTCGGTCACGTCGTATTTGGTCATTGTACTCGCTGGTCTCCTCGACGCCCCGGGACGCTCGAGCAGGAGCGGAGCCTCCGAGCGACATCTTTGTCCGTCGGTATCCACCCCGTACTGGGTGGCGTCGTGGCCGTCGCCGGCTTTGAGCGCGGCGGCCTGGTCGACTTTGAAGATGATGTGCATGATGGTCTTGTCCTGTCGGTCTTTATTTACCGCCCGCTGAAGGCGCGTGCGGCGAGCCGTGTGGGCTCGGACCCTCGCCCCGGTCGCGAACCGGGTGGCTGCTGAGGCGCGGGGGCTAGAGCTTGCGCCCTGCGTCACGCGCGAAAATGATCCACGCGCTGCAGGTCGTGCCGGGTGACGATGACCCACCGGCGACCGCGGTCGTCCGTCGTGGAGCACTCCTCGATGGTGGCTTGTCCGGCGCGGGCGAGCAATAGAGCGTATTTGCGGCTGATAATCATGGTCGTCCTTGGTGGTCTGAGTGTACAGATCTATAACAGCAAACGATTAGGTATCGTCAAGAGGGTTTGCGGGGTGCCGCCTTTTTACGGCGAGAACCTAGGGCGGCCCCCGGTGGGGTCCACCCGAGCTCGCGTTGTGCGGAAGCAATTTTGGTTTCGAGCTGCGGGTACTTGGACCGCCAGTTGCCTAGCGTCTGGTACGAGACGCCAAGGGTCGGCGCGGCTTCCGTGGTGCTCCCGCCCGCCTCCCGCACGGCCGACACGATCCTAGCGATCGCGGTCGGCCTAAGCTGCGGGTCACGTAGTTGGGCAGACAGAATGGCACCTGAGACTGTGGAGATCATGGCGGTAGAATACCAAACGATACACGATCAGGCCAGCCGGCGCGCAATTTCGTCGGGTAGCTCGAAAACCCCCAGCTTACCGCTAACTGGCACGGCCGGGCACGGCCGCCGGTTGGCCAGCACCCAAACGAAATCCCCCGTAGGGTCGCAGAGTGCCGCTCGGCGGTCCGTGCGCTTGCCCTCGCGACAGTCGACTAGGTCGACCAGACAGATCGTCACCCCGCTAGGGTACGGGTGCCCGGGTATCCGCTTTGACGCGGCCAGAGCCGCGTCACTGTGAGCGTCAGACCGACTTGAACAGATGACCAGGGGCCCCCGATGGGCGGTCCGGCGTGACCGAACCTCTAGAGTTTTGACGCCAGCCGCAATCAGGCTGGCCCATGGCTGCTTCACAGAAAGGGCTTTCATTGGAGTACCTCCAAGCGCAGACCGCCCGGGGCCGCCCCTGCTAGCTCGCTACAGAGGGCGTGCGACGGGTAGCGGCTCATGGTCCATCCGACCCGTCAAACCGTCCTAGAAACGCTTGCAGGCGGGCTGCCCGCGCCGTTGCGCGTTCGGCTGCGCGGTGCTCTATGCTGAGCTCGCACCGGGCCCGGTCCTCAAGCGACGCAATGGCCTCTTGCCGGCGGTCGGCTCCGAGCGAAAGGGTGAGGTCAGTCTCGGCCTGCTCTAGCGCGACGAGCCCATCCTGGGCGTGCGCCGAGACGATGGCCGGCGTGGCCGCGTAGCGCACGATAGCCGCGGTCCGGTTGCGTGGTTTTCGGTGTTTGATCATGAGGTTATCTCCAAAATGGTGATGTAATCGTCTCCCGGCTTGGGCCGGGCCGTAGTCTGTAGGCCGGCGTGCTTGAGCATCCATCGTGCCAAGCGGGCCTCGTTTTGGCCCCAGATCTCTACCCGTGCGCCCCGGCGCGTACGCTCCGCTCGGCAGCCCGGAAAGTGGGTTCGGGCCTGGTCAAGCACCAGCCTAACGGCTAGCGCTAGGTCGAGTCCCGGGTAGGCGCGAACGGCGGCTTCGGTGGCATTGCGATTGGCGTGCTGTCCAGCGATGCGCGCGCGCCGAGCGAGCAGTTTTTGCTCAAAAGGGGTCACTTTGCATCCATGGTCGCGCGTTCGATGGCATCGGCCAAGGGCAGTTTTTTGCGCAAGCGGCCGACCAGGGTGAGGTCGATTACCGGGGTGGGCCCGCGTAGCGGCACCGCGAATTCGACCGTCAGCCCCGGGTCTGGCTCGGGCGAGGCATCGGGCAATGGTGCCGGCGTAGGCTTGCGCGAGCGAGGCTTACGCGAGCGCTTGGCAGGCGCGTTCTCGGCAATGATTTGCGCGGCCATAGCGTTGGCACGGCTGACGAAATGCTCTTTGAGCTCTCGCAATTCTGCGGCCATGCTGGCGGCAGTCTCACGCTCAGCATCAAGAGCCGCTTCGAGAGATTCGAGCTCCCGCACGCGTTCGTCGGCCATGTCGCTGGCGATCGTCCGGGCCCGCTCCTCTGCCGACTCGTCCATCATCTCATCTACCCGGTTCAGTGTGTCGATAGCCTGCTCGTATTCCTGCTGGGTGAGCATCCGTCCGAGGAGATCCTCGACCTCCTGAATTTCAGGAATTTCGCGGTCGCGATAGAGCACGGCCACTCCGGCGGCGATGGTTTCGAGTAAGGCGTCCATGGGGGGTGACTCCAACGGCCCAATCCCCGGGCCCGCGGTTGACCGCGAGAGCCGGGGCGAGCGCGTGACGATTGGGCCGCTAGCTCCGAGATTTGAACTCCACTGTTTGGTAAGGGTCGCCGGCTACATGGCAAGCGGCGTAGACATCCGGGCTGAGCTCCCGAGCGACCCTGCCATGGTCTAGCCGGCGAGCCCCGGCGACCGTGGTTACTGCTACGATGCCCTCTAGGCCTTCGATTACCATGATTCCACGCTCGGCCAGCGCGAGGGCCGCCGGGCGGGCCTCCCCTTCGAGGGTCTTGAGCTCACGCTTGAGGTCCGCGATCCGAGCGTACAGTCGAACGATCTTGGCCTGCTCGAGTGAGACGATCTGATGAGTCGGTGCTGAGACGACGAGTTGAGCTTTCCGTGCCATGGGTGAGTCCTCCGGTGGGTGGGTGAGCGGTCGGCTTCCGGGGCCCGCATCGGGGCCCCGGGGTGTCGAGCGTTGACCCTTAGCGGGCAGGTGGCGCTTGGTGCGGGTCCAGTCAGTCATGGTTACTCGGCTCTCGCTTGTCGCAACGACTCGTCAATCTCACTCATGCGTTCGGTGACCTCGGCAGCCGAGCTGACCGTTAGCGACCGACCATCCCACCAAAACCAGCGGCAGCCTGAGAAGATCTCGTCAACACTCTGGCAGAGTTCAGCTGAGGTCAGCTTGCTCTGGTGTCGCTGGCGAGACCACACTAGGTGGGTGCCGGCATCGTAGAGGGCCCAGGCGAACGGTTCGGTGGGCAGCCAATGCGTGAGAGCCGCCCGGTCGTGTTTGGTGAGGTCGGTCTCGAAAGATCGGGGTAGGCCGGTTGCTTTGCTGGCGGCCAGCATGGCGGCGTAGGCAGGGTGATTAGAGCGCTTGTTCATTGGGCATCGCTCCCGAGCATTGCAGCGATTTGAGCGTCGAACCGGGCGAACAGTTCGTCCTGGGCGTAGGGGGGTAGGTGGTAGAGTGAGACCTTGTGCAGATCATCATCCGAGAGCCCGGCGTCCGAGAGCCCGCGCGGCTCGTAAACACCGGCGCCCCAAAAGCGCAGCCGGTCGACCAACTGCCAGATGACCTCCCCTAGGTGGCGGTCGTTGCGCGACCTAGGGTCGGCCGTCTCGGCGAGAATACCGGTCAGTTCGGTGAGAAGGTCGGTGCGGCTCATGTTGATCCTAGAATAGCGCATGATACGGTATTGTCAACCAAAAGATCAGTGTGTGCAACCGGTCTCCCAGCAAACCGTGCCGGGGGTGGCATACTCCCCGCATTCGTCGCATTCCCGGCGGGCGCTCCGGCTGCCTCGCCGTCCGCCCCGGCTGCCTGAGGTAGCCTGCTCGATGGCGCAAATGCTCAGGCCGTCTTTGCAAGACAGCACCCGGCCAACCGTTTCGGTTTTCGTGGTGCCGTCCCGTTTGGTGACCGTAACGGTCTCGCCGGCCGTTACGATGCCCTTGGCACGAATTCCCCAACTGCCGTTGTGCAGTTTCGCGTAGGTGCATGAGACGGTTGCGACGGTGTTCATGATTGGTCCCTTGGGTTGGGTGGGTTGGGTGGGTTGGGTGGCGCTCGCTAGACACGAGCCGACTCCCGTTTCGATATGGGGCGAGGGGTGACGGCCGCCTACGGCGGGGCTCCCTCTAACGCCCGAAGGCCCGGCCCCTTGCGGGGTGCGGGCCTGGGCCGCCTTGCGTTGCGGCTCATGCCCACTGCTAATGCATGAGCTATGCCATGCACGCCATAGCCGCAACGGGTAGGCCAAGTCCGCGAAACCAGGCCGGGTACCGATCTGGTCCACTAGCCCGGTATGGCGCTAATGTCATAGCTAACGACTGGCCGACAGTCAGTCGAACGCCCGGTGCGCCAAGAAACCTTAGTGGTTACGGCTACTTGGTGCCCTGGTCCCCGCGCTCGACCGGTATGGCGTCCACGTCATAGGCACCATGCAATGGTTGCGTGGGCCCCGTCTTGGGTCGGCAGGCCGTATTGGCGCAGGCCTCATAGGCTGCTCCGAGCTCGCTCCTATGGGCTCGCACTAAACGCATCAGAGCGTGGTAGCTCAGTCCTAGTGCCCTGGCCGCGGCAGTGGCGCTATTGGCGTCCCTAAGGGCGCGCCTGATGCCAGCAATGGCCGTCCGGCGCAACTGGCGAACTAGAGGCGGGGTTTTGCCGCCCGGCTCTCTCAGTAAGTGGCCATAGGCCCAAGTGCGTGGGTCGTTGGTCATGGCGCTTGCGCGACCCTTCGAACGAAGGCCAGAAGCGGCTCAACCGGTCGAAACCATTCGTTGTTGTGTCGAATTCGAGCCAACCGAAACTTGCGGTGAAGCCTGCGCTCGAGCGGGAGGCCACCGGGAAGCGTAGCAATCACGCTCAAATCGCCATCGTTACCGCTCTGGAGCTCGGTGAGCCTCTTGGCTAACCGGACCGACAAGCTTGTCCCAATTTTGATCGCCCCGGAGCTCGATTGGATGAAATAAACGACCTGCGTGGGCTGTCGCCGGCCAGTTTCCTGGCGAAATTTGGGAAGGAAATGCTCGACAAGAACAGGTTTCTCCGGAGCTCGGCCCCCTGCACGCTTGCTTAGCCGTCGCTCGAAAGAGCCAAAGGCTTGGTCTCTAATGGCTTCGTAGATTTGTCTTCCGAGTTCAACGGAGCATGGGTCGGGCATAGCCGCCCCAGCAGTGCAAAGTACGGGCCACGATGTCCGGAGATGTACGCCCGGCCCATGGGTTCCGGAGCCTTTTTGAAAATTCCTGAATTTTATTCGTACTTCAGCCGATTCAGGCTCTGAAATACGCTCGGTTGGCCGGTGTTAGACTGACCATTACTGACCAGCACGAACCACGCGAAAGCGAGATGGATAGGAGGGTGGCAGTTTCGAACCTGGGGGCTGTCTGAGGGATCGCCTCTGGGCGAGCCCGAAGACTGGGGGGAGGAGCCGGAGCGAGCGAAGCGAGCGACCCTCTGCACCCAGGCGGAACAACCTGTCAGGTCAGGATCCCGCGCGGTTCAGACGAGGCCTCCGGTTCGCCCCGGACAGCGTCAGTCGAGACGAAGCATCGGCCGCTGTGCCCACGGATCGCGAGGATGTGCTCGGGGGTCCCTCCCGTCGCTACCATGCAGGTGTAGATGTGGACCCCGGGCGCAGATAGGGCCGCCTCCAAGTCCGCCTCGGTCGTCTCGCAGAGCTCATCCTGGGACATACCCGTTTGGCTAGGGCCACTTCCGGGAGCAGCAAGGACGGGCCACAAATCATCAACCGATTCAAGCGTCATGGCCCGGGGTGGGCCGCTCGGCTTGGAACCGAGAACCCTCTGGTCAGAACGTAAGCCCTCGCCATCCGGCGATGCCCGGCGGCCTGTACCCGCCGGGGAGTGGGTCGGCACCACTCGAGGGCTCTGGAGGCCGGGAGCACCGACAGGCCCCCGAGCTTCTGCGATCCGTCGCAACGGCACCAAGGGGGCTACTGCGGAGTGGCCCAACGGAAGGGCACTGAGGTTCATACCCCGGAAGCAGCGCGGTTCGACTCCCGCCTCCGCTACCAGATTCGAAGACTTCAAGCCGCCGTCCGGCGGCAGCAACAGGAGAAAACCATCATGGGATGCGGCGGAAAAGGCAAAGGTAAGGGAAACGGCGGTCCGAAGATGCCCAAGGGCGGCAAGGGCAAGGGAAAAGGTAAGGGGAAGTAGCCTTACACCCGATCAGCGACCGACGCCTACGCGCGCGCGGGGACATCACGACACCAGGTCAACACCGAACTTTGAGAGGTGACAAATGGCATCAGCAAAGCTACCCAGCTACACCCGCAAGGGTGGACCCTACGACGTGAAGTCCAAATTGCGTCGGGAGAGTAGGAAGTCCCCGGCGCGTTTCAGTAAAGCAGCCGGCGGCGGAGCGATCCGCTTTACGCCCGGCGCTGGTAGTTCTGCTGGGTGAACAGACGACTCGCCGGGTCGTCCGGCGTTCGACAACAACAACCCTCCGGAGGTTGAACAATGGCAGCTCGAAAAAAGAAGGCTCCCGTGCGAAAGGCGCCCGTGAGGTTCAGTAAGGCATCTGGCGGCGGAGCGATCCGCTTTACGCCCGGCGTGGGCAGTTCCGCAGGCTGAACTTGCCGAAAGCGATGGAGCGGCCATGGCAGGAGACCGAAAGGATCCTGCGCGAAGCCGCGGATGAGAGCGAGGCTGTTCTGGTCGCCTACTCAGGCGGAAAAGACAGTCTCGCTGTCATCGACCTCTGTTCGAGAGCCTTCAAGCGGATGGAGGCTTTCTTCATGTCGTTCCTGCCTGGATTGCGGTGCTGTCAGCCGCTCATGGATTACGCGAAGGAGCGCTGGGGGGTAACGGTCCGGGAGTACATTCACCCGCAAGTCTTGGTGTCGCTACAGAACGAGATCTTCTGCCCTGTGCGCGACCAATACAGCGACCTCGAGAAGCTCTCCATTCAGGATATCTACGAGGTGGCTGCGCAAGACACGGGAATTCGGCTGATAGCCAACGGGCAGCGTCGAGCCGACTACATGTTCCGCGCATCCAACGCGCGGAAGGCGCAGAGAACGAAGACGATTTGCCCGATTGTCGGGTGGAACAAGTTCGACGTGCTGGCGTACTTGAAGGCTCGGAACATACCGCTGCCAGACGCTCAGAAGGGCACCCAAACGACCGGGATTGATCTGTCGATCCCTCGATTGCTGTGGCTCTTTGACAACTACCCTGATGACTTCGATCGGATTGCCCAGGTCTTTCCCTACGTCGGGGTAGTCCCGGCGCGACGTGAGTTCTATGGACTCGGCTAGTTCACTCGAAGAGCTCACGCTGACGCAATTCGAAGGATTCGTCTGTGAGGTAAGGCGACGGAGTGAGCTCAAGAATGCGCCTTACAACCCGCGCCGCATCAGCGATGCGGCACGAAAGAAGCTTCGCAACGGGATCAAGAAGCTGAAACTATTGGGGCCCGTGCAGTGGAACAAGCGCACAGGGAACCTCGTTGGCGGGCACCAGCGGCTCTCGATTCTAGACCAGATGGAGACGAAGCCAGACTATCTGCTGACTGTTGCGGTAGTCGACCTTGACGAAAAGCAGGAGAAGGAAGCGAACCTGCTCCTGAACAACTGGTCCGCTCAGGGCGATTGGGATCCAGAGAAGCTCAACGAGATGCTGCCGGGGCTCGACCTGGAGGCTACCGGATTCGACGATGCCGACGTCATGCGGATGCTCGGAGACCAGGTCGACAACGCCGAGGCACAAAAGCTTGAGGAAATGGCCGACCGGCTACGGGCAGCGCGTGAGGTTGTTGCGAAGACGGCCGAGGCTGGGGCTCGTTACAACACCACGGACTTCTACTTCGTCTCGGTGTTCAAGTCGCCAGAAGACGCGGCGGCCTTTCTGGAAGAGCTTGGACTCGAGGCGAACCGCTTCCAGTCCGGTGACAAGCTCCGTGAGATCTTCCGAATGCGCAAAGCCGGAGAGCCCGAGTCGACCGCCGCGGAATAGTCCATGGCAGCACAGAAACCCGACACAGAGACCACGAACAAGATTTGCGTCTGCGCCAACAAGGGGATGCCGCTATCCACAGCAGCTGAGCGATGCGGGCTGTCTCGCCAGCTTATCTACGAGTGGAAGCGCTGGGGAGACAAGGCGTTGAGTGAAGGCAGAACGAACGCCTACACGGACTTCGCCACGAAGGTCAACCAGGCTCAGGCAATGTTCGAGCAGACGGCGCTCGAAGCCATCCAAAAAGCGGGTCAAGACGCATTCACCACCGACGCCAACGGCAACGAACATCTTATTCGTAATGGGCAATGGACGGCGCTGGCCTTCCTGCTTGAGCGGACCAGGCCCGGCAAGTACGGGCAGAAGGTCAATGTCGAGGTCAAGCAAGCGAAAGAGGAGTTTCTCGACATCGTCGAAAAGCACCTGAACCAGCATGTCAAAGGGGTTCTTGCAAGAAAGATTCTCCAGGGGATCCTCGAAGACCTCATGGAGCTCGATCGCCGGCGCGAGGCTGGCGAGACTGCGGGCGGTTGAGGACGAAGAGTCGGACCCGGTTCCGCTTGACGTCTCCGCAGTCTGGAATCCGAATCCGCCCGTCGAAGGCAGGCCCACCTACGACAACGGGAAAAGCCCTCAGGAGCTTTTCTGGGACATCGATTGCGATGAGGTACTGTATGGCGGGGCCGCTGGGGGTGGCAAATCCGCCGCATCCGTCGCGTTCCCGCTCAAGTGGGGTCACCTGCCGGGGATGCGGACTCTCATCCTGCGTCGCCAAAGCAAAGATCTCGACGACCTCATTCACAAGAGCTGGGATTTATACCCGGCGGTGTGCACCGGTGCGACGAAGGTCCAGAGCCCTCACTATCGGTGGACGTTTCCGAGCGGTGCCGAGGTCAGTCTCAGCCACTGCAACAACGAGGACGACTGGAAGAACTACGACGGTTGGGAAATCAACCTTCTGATCTTCGATGAGCTCACTCACTTCACCGAGCAGCAGTACACCTTCCTCATTGGACGAAACCGATCAAGTCGTCCTGGACTCCCGGTCTACGTGCGGGCTACCACCAACCCCGGCGGCAACGGGCACGAGTGGGTCTTCCGACGCTGGGGGGCGTGGCTCAACCCGAACTTCAAAGCGCAGGGACTGACAGAGCGCAAAGACGAGGCTGGACAGCTTCCTCCGGCCAAGCCCGGAGAAATCTGGCACGTCTACCTCGATGATGCAGGGAACGAGGTCTACTGCCGAGAACGGGTCCTGAACCCAGACGGCACACCGAAGTCACTTTCGCGGACCTTCATTCCGGCAATGCTCGCGGACAACCCGAGGGCAGACCCGAAGTACGGGGCGCGCGTTGCGTCGATTCCAGACCGCGTCAGGCGCCTTCAGCTCCGCGACGGTAACTGGCTCGTCAAGACCGTCGAGGGAGCGCTCTTTAATGGAGTTCAGCGCTTCACCAGGCTCCCGAGCGAAGGCGGGTACGCGATCGCCTACGGCGCCGACCTCGCCTACACGGTGGGCACCAAATCCGACTGGTCGGTGCTGCTCCGCGGCTACATCTTCGGAAGTGACATCTACGTTGTCGGGATGGAGCGAAAGCAGGTCGAGGCAACGTCGTTCGTCCTGACGATGAAGGCGAAGCTGACTGAACGCCGGGGAATCATCCGATGGTACATCGGTGGCGGAGGAGAGAAGGGCACTGCGCAGTTCATCGCAAAGCACCTCTGTGACGCCAACAACCGAACCTATCTGAGAGCCCTGCGCGCGACGGCCGACAAGCTTGTCCGCGCAACCCCGGTCTCATCCACTTGGAACGTTCCGACCGACGACGAAGGAAAACCCATCGAAGGGAAACGGGGACACATATTCGTGCCCGGAGAAGACTCTGAGCTCTACGGCGAATGGGTCGACGTCTTCCTGAACGAGGTCCTGTCGTTCACCGGGGACCCCAAGAAAGACGACCACGACGATATCGTGGATGCGTTGGCGGCCCTGCACGACGAACTCTGCAACACCCAACAGGCGGAACGTGACCGGGCGATGCGGTCTAGGTTTCTGCCGACCATGAGTTGAACCGATGAGCAACAAGCTTCTGGCGGCCCTTTCGCCGATCGTTACCGAGTACTACACGTCGCTTGCCAGCGACCTCGACTTGGTCGCCGAGGGCGGAGGCGGCAAGCCGGCGGCGTTGGTATGGGCGAACTCAGAGGCGACGATCTACCTGACGGATAGTCGGGGTACGAAGGCGATCCCGCTGGGAGCGGGCTACACCAACGGAATCATGGGGCCGTGGAAGACCGTTGGGACCGGGACGGCAGCCACGGTCACGAGTAGCAGCGCAGACACGACGCCGACCTTTGCCGGCGGCGAAACGGTCACGCTTCGTTTCGACGAAGGAACGATCTACGACACCGGGGACGTTGTGGTCACGTTCTTAGCGACGGACGATACGCAGGCGCTGGTCGCCGCTCGGATCAACGCGGCGGTTCAGGCTGCTGTCTTGGTACTAGAGGGCAAGGCCACAACCCACGCCTTCGTAGCCGTGGTGATCGACGAGTACGTTCTGACCGGGCGCGCCCACGGGACGGCCGCAGCGGTGGAGGTCGTTGCGTTCAGCGCTGCGGGCGTCGGGACGACCCTGGGCCTTTCGGTGGGGGTGACGAACGGAACCGCCACCGGAGCCCCGACTGGCCTCGGCGTGCAGTGGTAATCGATGGCCTTCGCCGAGTCTGTTTCCCGCGTCGGCTTCAAGAAGCTGTCGCAGCAGAATCCGGAGAACAAGCCGGAGATCTGGCAGCGCATCCGCTTGCTCTACAAGGGCGGGTATGAGCTCAAGGAGCAGGCGCGAAAATTCATCGAGAAAGCGATCAACGAGACGCAGCAGACTTACGAGTACCGGATTCAGCGCGTCTCGTACATCAACTACTTTGGCCAGGTCGTCGACTACTTGGTCGCGGCGCTTTTCGAGGAAGAGCTTTCGGTAACCGCAGCGGGGGACGCCAAAGACCCGAACACTCCGGGGGAGCTACCGGACAAGGCATTCTGGCCAGACTTCGCAAACGACGCGGACCGAGCCGGAAGCCCTTTCGCAGAAGTGATGCGCCGCATCGTGACGCAGGCGCTGCTCTTCAAGCGTGGCGTCATCTATCTCGACTTCCCCCCTGTTGGCGCAGAGATCACGAACCGGGCCCAAGAAGAGAAGACGGGGGCGGGGCGCGGGTATTGCTGGGACGAGGGACTGGACCAGCAAGAGCTCTTGGATTGGCGAATCGGAGATGATGGCAAGTGGCTATGGGCCATCACGATGCGCAAACTCATCGAGCGCCTTGACCCTTGGAACGAGCGCACCGAGTACAAGTGCCGATTCAAGTGCTGGTACATGGAGGGCGGGGTTGCCAAGTTCGTGGTGCTCGAGTCAAAACTCCACAAGATCGGAGATCCCATCGGCGACAACGAGATCATGTTCCAGGTGGGTGAGGGAACGACCTCGTTTAATCGCATTCCGATCGTAGTGCTTGAGCTACCGGATGGGCTTTGGGCGGGCAATAAGATCGGAGCGTTAGCCGAAGAGCACTTCCAGCGGCGCTCCGATCTCTTCGGTGCGATAGGCAGGAATCTGATCGAAATCCCGTGGTATCGACAGGGTTCGGAAGTCCGAGGAGTCGGAGAAGCACTTCCGAGTGCCACCGGAGAGGACGAGAAGCGCGGAGAAAAGACCCTACAGGCCTTACTTGAGAAAGGCATCGTACCCATCGGGGACAAGGATGAGATCGGCTATGCCAGTCCGAGCGGGAACGCCTTCAGTATTGCCGACAAGAGCCTCCAAAGTCTCAAGGAAGAGATCTACCTGACCGTAACGGCGATGGCGCTATCGCTGCCCAACACGGCGTCCACGGTCGGACGCTCCGGGGAGAGCAAAAAAGAGGATTCGTCGTCAGCCGAGAAGGTCTTGGGTGCGCTCGGGAAGTTCGTTCGCCGTGCCACCAAAGAGGTCTACAGCTGTCTCAGTGATGCGCGCAGAGAAGCAGTCGTCTGGGCCGTGTACGGGTGCTCGAAGTTCCGGCTAAACGAGCGCGGAGAATTGGTCGATGAAGCACTGACGGTGGAGACGATTCCGATCCCGTCGAGCACATTCCAAAAAGAGTACAAGACCAGTCTGGCACTGTCCCTGGTCCCGCACTGCTCGCCCGAGACGCGGGTGCAGATTCAGAAGGAAATCGACGAAGGGATCGACGAGAACCAGGCCATGACCGACGCGCTTCGTGAGGCTGCGCTCCGAGCGGGAGAAGAGGGGACGGAAGAGGGCAACGAAGAGCTCGAAGAGGAAAAGCCGCGAAATGCCGCCGAAGGTACTGAGCGAGGAAACCCGAAAGCGTCTGCTGGCTCAGCACCGGGACGCAATTCAACGGGTCGTCGCCGCTGAGGCGGTCAGCCTCGGCATGATGACCGAGGCGACGCAGGCAGCGACGGGGAGGCTCATCGAGGCGAACCGGCGCCGGGCCAAGACGCGAGACGCCGACGAGTCCCAGCGGTTCCTTCGCCAGGCCATCCACCAGGAGACCGGGCAGCTCGAAGACCAGTTCTGGGAGGCTACGACCCGGGGCCGGATGGCGGCCCGCGACCTCGCCCAGGGTCAGGTAGCGTCCGAGCTGGCCATCGTCGGGGCCTACGGGAAGGCCAAGGGATTCGGCTGGACGATCCCAGCGGCCCCCAAGGTCTGGGAGGCGGTACAGGTCGACGAGCTCGCCGCAACGATCGCCACCGGCTCCGCGGTGTCGCAGTGGGCGAGCGCAATGATGCTCGGGACCTCGCTTTGGGGGCGCGACGGGGGGCGACTCGAGGAAGCGCTGAAGCGCGCCGGCGGAACGCTCTCCGACAAGCTCGTGGGGCACGCGAGCTACCAGGCCTTCGAGGCCTACGGCCACGAGCACCGAAGCGCCTGGGGCGAGATATCTCGGCTCCGGGACGAGGCAGCCCGACGAACACGACCCCGGGTCGACGAGGTCACCGACTCGGACATCGGCCTCCCATGGGGCTGGACCGCCATGACCTTCAAGGTCTGGTCGGCGTTCCTGGACGGTCGGACCTGCGCGGTCTGCTGGAGACTCGATGCCCAGATGGTCCCGTTTGACAAGCCATTCGACGAAGACGCCCAAGTACCACTGCACAACCGCTGCCGGTGCGCCGTCGTGAGCATGGTCATCCCCGAGGCGATGCGGCGCCGGCTCCCGGGGCTCCAGGTCGACTACGGCGAGATCAAGGCTGAGCTCCGAGAACTCATTGGGGCGCGCTCTCCACGGGGAAGGATGACACCGGAAGCGCGCAACGCGCTGGCGGCGACCAACCCTGTCAACGTCTTCCAGATCCAGGACCGAAGCGCCCTCCGTTACATCAGGGCCGTTACGCAAGGGCCACAGGGTATTCGCCCCGGCGTGCGGCAGAGCAGCCCGGAAGCGCTTCTGAAGCGGCTGAACGACATGCAGAAGCCCGCCGGCAGGGGCAGCCGTTTCCGGTCGAGCGCGGGAGCGACCCGCCCGAGGCTCTACCCTCCTCCGGGTCCGCGGGGAAAACGAGAGTGATTCATGCCCGTTTGGCGACGGGTAAACAGGAGAAGTCTATGTCCGAGAACAGCATCATCCACGAAGAACAGCAAGCACACCAAGGTAGAACCTGGAGGGTATGCACGTGGAACCACGGTGGTGTAAGCGCTTATTGGAACTGGAGTTCCGACAAATATGACCCCGGCGACATCCGAAGCATGATGTCGATTCACACGAACAAGTGCAAAGTAACCGTTGCTGTGGTGTTGAACCAACGTCCAGGGGGAACTTACACGATACAGAGAGATTGCACGTCTTTGGAGACGGGAATCCAGTGGGCTGGGGATGTTATCGGTAAACTAGAGCAGCATCGTAACTCTTGGGGGCAAAAGCTCTCTGAGCTAGCAGAAATCTGGGCCCTGCTAGAGGACCAGATGTCGCAGAAACGATCGTGGGACGACAAGGTCGGGAAGCTCCAAGTGGAGCTCACAGAGCTGACCAAGCACCAGCAATCTGCGCTGATTCGTGTCGGGTTTTTGGGGTCGAAAATAGACGACACGTTTGGTTTGTCACCGGAATGCCGGGCACCGAGTCCGGAGCCGCTCGCCGACGCTGCTGAGTAGACACGGCCGGTTCCCGCTTCAAGCGCAGGAACTCTGGCGCCGAGGATCTCTCAGGGGCTGGGACGCTAACACTACGGGCCACGCCGCTGGCCTAGCCGAGCCCGAACCCCAACGGACGCGGTGAATAGCGGCGATTCTACCCCGGGCGACGGACGCCCGGCTTTTTGGGAAGCGTAATGAACGAACCTAACTCCGCACTGGTACTGCGTGATGGATGGGCCTTCCTGCCTCGTGAACTGGATGGAGACGTCGAGTACTGGGTCTCTGGCACGGCCTTAGCCGAGAAGCTCGGAAGAGAGCCACGAAAGGTCCGGTCTGCGGTCCGAGAACTGGAGGCAGATAGTGAAATTTGCGGGGTTCTTTGGCGTCCAGAATCCGGACGCCAAAGAACCGGCCATCCAGGAAGCGATGGTCAGCGAATCTACGACTTCGACGAATGCTACCTGCCAGAAGAGGCAGTCTACCTAGTCATTATGCGGGTCCGATCGGACACGGCAAAGGTTCTCCGGCAGGAGTTCGCTAGAACCCTCAAAGCTGTGCGACGGGGGAAGCTTGGGCAAGAGGCATCAGAGGCCATGGTCCGGCTGGCCCCCGAGTCATGCGAGATGATTGGGGAAGCTACTGCGCGAAGGATCGGTCCGGTTCTGGCAACCATTCAGGACGAGCAACATCGGCAGGGACATGAACTTGCGCGGCTGAGAACCGACGTAGACGGACTCAAAGAGTCCAATCTCCGGTGCCTCGACGCGAAGCGTAAGAACCCTTCCAAGCTGACCCAGAAGCTGCACTTGGACTATCTCTATGCGTCAGGCGGAAAATGCCCTTGCTGCGGAGGGGTAGACCTGTTCACAGAGGGACGATTCGTTGGCCACATCGACCACAACTTCAAGGTCTCTGATGCGAGTCTGGTCGCGACGTGGCCAGTCTGCCCGGAATGCAATGAGCGTCTGAAGTCTCCGGTATTCCGCGAAGAGAGACAGGCAGAGTTCAAGACGTATCACCGGCGACGAAGCGCCAGCAGCGGACCGCTCTTCAGCGCTTAGGTCCCCGCCACTCGCCCGCGGCCGCGAGTGAGCCCGGTCAGCACAAGCCGCCAGATCTACAAAAGAACCATGTTCAACTTCCACCCATATCCTCACCAGCAGGCGCTCATCGAGAGTAAGTCCCGTCAGAGCTTCATTGTCGGTCCGCGTGCCACCGGAAAGACGATGGGGCTTCTGTCCGTCATGGCGAGCAGGCTGCGAAGGGGATACGGCAGCAGCTACCGCGCGGCGCTCGTGTCAACCAATCCGCACCACTTACAGTTCCTGGTGGGGCAGGCGACCGAAGCATTCGAGTGGGTGAAGTACTCATTCCGACGTGATCCTTTCCCGATGTTCGTGTTCCCCGATGGGGGCACGTTCATTGGCAAAGTCGTAGAAACCGGAAACGAGCTTTGCGGGCTCGAGCTCAACATCGTGGCATTCGATCATCTGACCAGGTTCACGAGAGAACAGTACAAGCAGATTGTGGATCGTTTACGTGACCTTCCAACGGCCCCAGCGCGCATTGTCGCTTCCGTGGAAAAGGAGCGCCTGTTCGAGCCGTTGCCGGACTGGATCGAGTACGAGCTCGCACAGCCCGCGAATTCGATTTACCTGACCTCAGTAGTCAGTGAGCGACCGAAACGCAGAGCCTCGGAGTACCTGAATCCGATCCTTGGCGTAGAGCGCCCAGTTTAGGCCCCGGCGTAAGGCGGCCAACAAAAAGTCACCCCCGCACTCGTTCGCGGCAACGAGTGAGCACGGGTTAACAGCAGCCGAGCGACGCGGCTGGGACGTCGTTTTCCATCCCAGGGCACCGACAAGGTGAATGGCACATGACCGTCAAGATCAAGGATGCGTTTGGAAACGAGCACGAAGTTCTAGGAACCGATGACCTCAAGACGCTGAACGACGACATCGGGAAGCGATTCGAGGGATTCCAAGTTCAGCAAACCGAGATGATCACGGGCCTCGGTACGCGGCTCAAGAAGGAGCTCACTGCAGGAATTGGGTCTGCCGTGGGCGAGTCCTTGAAGCCGACCTTCGATGCGTTCGAAGCGAAGTTGAGGTCCGAACTTCAGCCGACCCAGCGAGCCGAAGAGGACGAAACGAAGGGCAAGGAGCTCAAGGGTAAGCAGGGCGAGAAGCCCGACGATCCACAAGTCATCGAGCTCAAGAAGCAGATCGCTTTGCTGACCAAGCAGAGCACCGAGCTCGACACGAAGTTCAAGTCGGCCGAGCAACAGCGCGACGCAGAGAAGAAAGCCCGGACCGAGCTCAACCTACGGCAAGCCCTCCGCAAGGAACTCGGCAAGAACGGCATCACCGCGGAAGAGGCCGCCGAAGCAGCGGAGCTGTTCCTCTACGACGGCAAGAAGCGCATCGGTTACTCCGAAGACGGAGAAACGCTCGTTTACAAGGACCCCGAGAAGGGAGAACTCCCGTTAACTCAGGGCCTCTCATCCTGGATCAAGACGCCAGAAGCAAAACTGTACCTGCCCCCTGTCGGGGCTTCGGGATCCGGCGAGAAGCCGGGACAACGCGCTGGACTCCCGCCAGCTACAGGTGAAAAGCGCACCCCGCAAGAGGTTGTGGGTAACGCGTTTGCGAATCTGCTGGGCCAGTAGGCCCAGCCAAGAGGGCGGGGATCCGCCCAGAAGAGGTCATCATGGCTGTCGAAACCCTGACCGTTGCTGCGGCAATTCTCGTCGATCAGTTCGGGCCCGATATCGCCCGCACGTGGAACAAGGAGTGTAAACTCCTGTCGTTGGTGCCGGCCCCCACCGGAGTTCCCCGTGGTCCTCGAGCCGCGTGGGCTGCCCAGCTCGGTGGTGCAACCGCCGCAACCGTTGCCGAAGGCGCGACCGTGGCTGCCAGCGACGCGACGCAGATGGTCGAAGACAACGCCTATCTGAGCTGGGGCATCTATCGGCACACCTTCGGTTTCACGACGACCGAGCTCGATGTCTTGGCGTCGACCGGGCAACGTAACCCCCTGATCATCGGGAACAAGCTCGCCAACCGTATCATGGAAGGTGCGGCCACGATCGCTCGGGCCATCAATACCGACATGTGGACCGGCGATGGAACCGACGGATCAGGGAACGCGAACTGCGTGGGTCTCCTGGGCGGAGCCATTGCGTCGTCTGGCGCCTATGCGGCAATCACCGATTCGACCTACTGGGTCAGCACCGTGTTGGCCAATGGCGGAACGGACCGCCCCCTGACGCTGGACCTCATCGCCCAGCTGAACCAGGGAATCAGAACGCACGCCGGCCAGGCCAACACGCCGAAGCGTTTCCTTTGCTCGCCCGGAGTGAAGACCAAGTACGAAGGGCTCTTCAACCAGAAGACCGTCGTTGCCGGCATGGGCGGAGCTGCGAACCTCGGAGCCGAGGACCTGTTCTGGAGAGGTCGTCCAATCGACGACGACATCGACTGCAGCGCGGGATACATGGTCGCCTTCAACCCCGACCAATGCGAGATGCAGTTTCTGCCCCCGGCGCCCTTCGGAGACCAGACGATGCAACAGATCGTCCAGGCTAGGGGTACCGCCGACGGAAACGTGTTCGACGCGTCGAGCATTCCGATCAGGATCTACCCGCTGGGACGTCTGGGCAGCTACGTGCAGTTCGTCATGGAAGCGACCGTGGCGCTCTGTCTGAAGCGCCGTGGTGCCTTCGGGTACATCGCGGACATCGCCGAGTAGCCAAGCCGCTCTGGAGGGCGCCGCGCTGGGGTGACTCCCTGCGGCGCGGCGCCGTCCAGGCCAACCCCTTTCCATTCCTCTGGACCTGGAGCAACACCATGAGTCTGAAAGTCAGAAAAGGCATCGAGCCGGCCTCGCTGCTCAAGACGATCGCGCTGGCATTCAATGCGCTGCGCGAAGCAGTGGTTTCGACGAACATCCACTACGACATTTCGCGCGCTTCGGTGGATGACCCGATGGAGCCCACCATGCCGGGTGCGCTGGCATGTAGCACCGTAGCGGCGACAACGGCGGCGACAGCCGTAACGCTCGTCAACGACGTCAAGGGCATCTACAACCAGCACGCACCCGACGGAGTTCCCCACGGAACGACCGCCTCGGCGTCGATCACAGTAGCCGATGCGACCGACGTCACGACCGGCATCACGCTGGCCAACGCGATCCTCACCGGATACACGGCTCACCGAACGGCATCGGGAGTCCACGCGACCAACGACACCGTCAACGCCATCACGGCAGCGACCTGCACCAACACGGCTACACTCATCACGCTGGTCAACGACGAAGCTGTCCAGCTCAACGCCCACGTGGTGGCGGGGTTAGCCGGAGCGCATATCGAGCCCATCGATCCGTAGTCGAAGCAAACAACGCTTCGGGTACACCTTCACAACGAACAGGGAGTCAAAGAGTCTCATGCCACAAGAAACCATGTCGACAGTCGTCAATGAGGACGAATACACCATCTGGGAAAATCCAACCAAACAGATCGTGACGTTGCGACTGTGGATAGACGCGGCGGGTCACAAGTTTTCGCAAAAGCAGTGGGCTGAAGGGACACGGCCCCGTAAGTACAAGGATGTCGTGGTACCACCAGGTGGGTCTATCCGTTTGGAGAAGATCTACGACCAAGCGGTCCAGTTCACGGACAAGAACGGCGTCATCCAGTCTGGACTCGCCCCGCAGCTCAAGAAGCGCGGCCGCGAGCCGGCGCCGATGCACCCCGCGCTCGACCCCGCTACGGCACGCAAGCGTGAGCTCAAGGAAAAGGTCACGGCGGCCGCCGAGACCGCGGCCATCGTGCAAAACATGATGCAACAGCGGCCCCAGGTCGTGGTCGGCGAAGACGAAGAGCTCGCCGAGCTTCAGGCGGAGATCGCCAAGATCGACCAGGCCCCGAAGGGACCCAAAGGCAGATAGACCAATGGCCTTTACCGAGTCCCACCGCGCCGCAATCCGAGCCTGGGGAGGATGGGCGGCTGCTCATCGAGATCTCCAGCTGGAGCGCCAGATCACGGCGTGCCAGTCGATTGCGGACGGTGGGATCAACCCGGACTCGTCAGCCGAGCTGCTGATCATCGGGTACCTTACAGAGCTGGCAGCGCTGGACCTTCAGATTCAGGAGGTCCTGACAGCACCCGAGGCCTTCAAGGTCAACGAGCTCACGATAGATCCGGCGCGCGGGTTAGCGATTCTGTGCAAGCGGGGGAGGCAGTTGATTGGGCGACTCTTCAACGCTATGAACTACTCACCCCGCTGTGACGTCTTTGGGTCGCCGGTGCTCTATAGGGAGCGGTAAGGGATGAACCTCGACCGCTTCCGATTCGTGGCCGACCGAATTCGGAACGTCGCCACCCCGATCCGTACCATCACCGTCACGGTACGCGAACGAACCTGGCCGAGCAAGATTGGACAGCCCAATACCACGCCCCGGGACGTCGATACCGTGCTCCCGATTCGATACCCAGTTCGCCAGCTCTCGGCGCGTGAGGTCAGCAGCTCCGGGGGTCTCTACGAGATGGGCGACGTAAAGCTCGGGCCCATCACGCCACCCTTTACCCAAGGAAGTGGTGGAGGATTTTCGCGCGCTCAGCTGATGCCGACAGGATCGACGCACACCGAGATCCTGTACATGCTGAGCGGGGACTACGAGGGGGAATTCAAGGTACAGAATCTCGACACGACCGACCCGTTGGCGTGGTTCGTCGTGCTGACGCGATCAAGGCGCACTCCGTAGACGCGGGGTAGCGCAAGGAACCAGTCCTCTCCCCGTTGGCCCGGGGTGTCGGCTGAAGAACAGGAGCAGAGTATGGGTGTGAGCGAGACGGCGGGTATCTTCGTCGGCGTGCAGAGTGAGAAAGGGCAGATCCACGACGTTTGCGTTGCCGGAATGCTCGAAGCAAGGGTGCGCTGGCAAGGGCGCGTGCGCGTGGATAGCCTCAAAGCAATGGGGATCTGCAACTCACGCGACGAGATGATTCTTCGGTTTCTCGACTCTGGGTTGTCGCACTTCCTGAGCGTCGACGCCGACATCGGGTGGACTCCAGAGCAAGCCGAGACACTGATCGACATGAACGTCGACCTGGCGATCGGCGTCTACTGCTACAAGAACGCGGCGGCAGAGCCGGTAATCATGCCGTGTCCGAAGCCGAAACCGTCGGCACCCTGGACGTTCGAGAGTGCGGGGTATGGGTTCCAGGTTGTCAAGCGGGGGTTGGTGGTGCGGCTCTTTGATGAGTATCGCTCACTGGCCTACAAGACTTCCGAGAAGGCCGGAATGACTAGGGCCCTGCACATGCAGTTCTTCCACAAGGGGATCCTGCAAGGTGAGGACACCGCCTTCCATTGCCGAGTGCGCGACATCGGCACGCAGATTTGGGCGCACCCCGGAGTCGTCCTGGGCCACACCGACGGAAACACAGTTTTTTACCCCAAGTGGTGAGTCATGAAAGGCAACCCAAGAATCATCGCAGCTCTGAACGAGCGTCTCTCCGAGGAGCTAACGGCGATCAACCAGTACGTGGTACACGCGGCCATGTATGGCCGATGGGGATACGCGGCGTTGGCAAAACACGTCATGGGGCTCGCTCGCTCCGAGATGGGGCACGCCGATGAACTCATCGACCGGATCCTGTTCCTCGAGGGAAAGCCCATCGTGAGCAAGCTCAACGAGATCCGGATCGGTGCGGAACCCAAGGCCATGCTCGAGAACGACCGGGCGGCGGAAGCCGACGCCGTATCCAAGTACAACGAGTCCGTGTTGCTCGCCGTGGAGCTCAAGGACGAAGGCAGCCGGGCGCTCTTCGAGGAGCATCTGAAGTCCGAAGAAGACCACCTTCTGTGGAGCGAGCAGCAGCTTGACCAGATTGCCCAGATCGGAATCGACAACTACCTGGCGAATCAGGTCGCGGGGGGCTGATGTCCATCAGCGTCCTGGTATTCGATGATCTGCAACGATTCACAGGCAAGCAGTACCGCGCACTAATTGAACGCGGACGAGCGCGTCGATGCGCCTCGCGGGGGGAGTAATCATGGAACTTCTCCTTGGCTGCGGCGCGCTGCACGAAAAGCGCGTCGGCAATACGCCGTGGACGAAGCTGGTCACGCTCGACATCAACCCCGACCACAAGCCCGACGTTTTGCATGACCTCGAGCGCCTACCCCTCCCTTTCGAGGCGGACGCCTTCGACGAGATTCACGCCTACGAAGTGCTCGAGCACACGGGTATGCAGGGGGACTACCGGTTCTTCTTCGAGCAGTTCACGGAGTTCTGGCGCATCCTGAAGCCGGGCGGTCTGTTTGCGGCCTCGGTCCCGCTGGCGAGCCATGAGCACGCCTGGGGCGACCCTGGGCACCGCCGGATGCTCACCGAGCAGACGCTGGTCTTTCTCGATCAGGAGCAATACTGGATTCAGGTCGGCCACACCTGGATGTCCGACTACCGGTGGCTCTTCAAGGCCGACTTCGGGAAGATGTGGACGCAGCGGCAGGGCGGAAACCTATTCTTCTCGATGCACGCCATCAAGCCGAGTCGGTACGGAACGTTTGGATGAGCGTCTGCCTCAACATGATCGTGAAGAACGAGGCGCACGTCATCCGGCGTTGCCTCGGCTCCGTCGCGCCGTTCATCGATAGCTGGGTCATCGTTGACGACCTGGAGTCCACGGACGGAACCGACGCGGTCATCCGCGAGTTCATGGCCGGCGCCCAGAAGCCCGGAGAGCTCCACCGGCGCCCCTGGCAGGACTTCGGCACCAACCGAACCGAGGCTCTGGAACTGGCGCGCGGAAAAGCCGACTACATCCTGGTGCTCGACGCCGACGAAGTCTTTGTCGCTCCAGAGCGCTTCAGCTGGCCAAAGCTCGAACACGACGGCTACCAGCTGCAGCTACGGTCTGGCGCTTCAGAAGTACGGTTCTGGCTGACGAAGCTGGTCCGGAGCTCGACCCCGTGGGAGTACCGTGGCGCCTACCACGAGGCCATTTACTGCGACGCCCCGCACACTGAATCTCGTCTGCCGGGGCCACTCGTGCACGGCCTCTTCGACTCGGCGCAGAACCAGCTGAGCCCGGAGGAGAAGTACACGCGGCACGCCCTGGGCATCACCAAGGCGCTCGAGAAGGAACCGAACAACTCGCGTTACGTCTTCTACCTCGGCCAGAGCTGGCGGGACGCCAAGCAGTACGAGAATTCGCTAGAAGCCTACCGGCGCCGAGCCCAAATGGGCGGTTGGGATGAAGAGGTCTGGTACTCTGAGTTTCAGGTAGCGCGGAACCTCGAACACCTGGGGCGCAGAGCCGAGGCCATCGAGGCCTATCTCCGGGCCTACCAGGTCCGCCCGACGCGCGCCGAGCCGCTCTGCGAGCTCGCACGGATGCACCGGGAAACCGGAGCCCTCTGGCCCGCTTACCTGTTTGCCTCCGCCGCTACGCGCATCGATAAGCCGGACGACACGCTATTTCTGGACGAAGGCGTCTACCGGTGGCGGAGCCTCGATGAGCTCTCTATCGCGGCTTACTGGGTCGGCAAGTACGAAGAGAGCGCAAGGGTAGCTCGGCGGTTGCTCATGGGTCTGCTCCCTGTAGAGCACCGGCCCCGCATTGAGCAGAACCTGCGGTTTGCGGTGGAGAAGCTTCACTGAGGCACGCCCGTGGCTGAGTTCAAGTTCAAGTCGCTCGCGGCGGCCTTAAGGAAGATCTCAAGGGACCACGAGTCGCGTGAGCGCAGGCTTGACGACGCCAGGCGACGGGCCGCCGATCGGGGAGCCCAGTACGTCCGGCGGCACATGCCGGTGGCGTTCGGGGAACTCCGGGACTCCGTCCACACGGGCCCCTTCCACACCATCATCGCCGACGCTCCCCATGCTGCTTCGGTGGAGCGCGGGTCTAGGCCCCACTGGCCCCCACTGGCTCCCCTTATCGACTGGGTGAATCTCCGAGGGATGCAGGGGATAGACACCCGTGGGCGAGTGAACCCTCACCGTAGGCTTACCGGAAGCACGACTCGGCATCATGCAGCACGCATCGCTGGAGAGCTGCACGCCATGGCCGCCGCGGCCGGAGGCCAGCAGGTCGAAGACGCTGCGCGCATCGCCCGCGGCATTCAGCGGTCCATCGCGGCCCACGGGACCAGACCTCACTGGTTCATGAGGTCGTCCATACCCCGGGTTCGCGAGATTCTTGCTGAGGAAGTACGCAGGGCATTGCCCGACCGGGGCGGGAACCGATGATCTACGACAGGCAGACCGCTGCGGCACTCGTGGCTCTAGGCGAGGCGGAATCAGATCCTGAACGTTGCGACGTACAGGTGTGGGACAGGGCGCACGATAACCTACTCTTGCGCATGGGCCGCGCCCGGCTCTGCGATGCTCCGAGGCACGAGGACACGGAGGTCGTCTACCACCTTCGCCCATTGGTACTGCGTCTATGGATGGGACAGGAATTCAACTTCTGTGAGTGCTGCGGCGCCTCGGACTTCCCGGAAGCTTGACCCATGACCCAGCCCATCCAGAAAGCCGCCTGCGCGGCGCTTGGGCGGTTCATCGCTGGGCAGATGCCGGACACCGTCATCAGCTACGAGTGGCCGGCGGCTGATGCACCGCTTCCCCCGCGGGCCGTGACCATCCTGTGCGCCGGCTCTGCCGAGGACGAGCAGGTTAACATCGACGACGTCGATATGGTACCGGTGGACGCGACCACGGGGCTCTACACGTGGCGTTTCGCAGACCGGAATCAGCCCATCCAGATCGACATCTGGTCGCAGTCCCAGGCCGAGCGAGACCAGATGCTGGCGGACCTGGAGGACGTACTGCACAAGGGTCCGCTCTTCACGTTGGGCGCCGGCAACCCGGTACGCGACGGAATCCTGCTCGAGTTCAACGCTCAGCTCGACGGGTTCGAAGGGCACGTCGACTTCGATTTCGACCCCCCGGACATCACGGATTCTCCGAGCCCAGTTCGGGTCAATGAGTGGCGCGCCACTATCGATGGGGAGGCCCACATGGTGGCGACGGTGACCGCGCAAAGCCCGCAGCTGTTACGGATTGCGCTGGGTATTCTGCTCGACAGCGCCTTACCGCGTGAAGAGATTGACGTGTTCGACAATCGCATTCCGTAACACGACCATCTGACACTGGGCGGAGCAAACATCACCGTAGACGGTGAAGCGATCTGGGTTGCCTGAGCCACGAGCTCAGCTGACGTAGGAACCCGAGGGCAAGCTCTGCCCTCGTCACAACCAAAACGAGGGCGCAATGCCTGTATTCGTCCAATCCATCACGACTCCAACGTTGATGGGGATCTACGCGATCGAGCGCGAGCCCCCGGCGCTGGTGCAGTCCGCCGGGACCGCTACCGCGTTACTACTGGGACAGTTCCCGTGGGGTCCCACCCATGTCGACCAGGCAACGCCCTTTCACCCGACGAACATCGGAGACCTGGCGTTGACGATGGCGCCTCCCGGGATGACCCGCACCGGTTCAGGGTATCTCGCACTGCTAAAAAAGGGCTGGTACGACCTCCGTATCGTGCGCGCCGTCGGGAGCGCAGCGGCGAAGGCGACGGCGAACCTAGTGAATGGCGGAACCACCATCCTGGTCGCCACGCTGAAGTACGTTGGGGCCGCCGGCAACTCCGTCACGTGGACCATCGCCGCCGCATCCGACGGAGACGCCAACCACTTCGACCTAACGATCACGATCACCGGGGCGAGCGGTACCAGCTCAGACATCCTGCGCAACGTCGATGCGTCGGGGTCGTCCTACACGGACCCGACGACAACGGGATGCATCCTGCTCGGGTCCATGACGCGCTCGAACACGGGACGTCCGACAGACGGCACCGGAAGCTTCAGCACCGGTTCCGACGGCACCGTAAACTCGGCGCGTTACCTCGGTACGGCTGGGTCCGGAGACTACGGTCTAGCGCTAGCCGAGTCCGACCGAGACGTGCGGGTCGTCTTTGCGGATGACCCCGGAGACGTTGACCGAGCCGGCGTCATGGCGGGGCTCGTGGCTCACGCGACCCTCATGGGCGACCGGATGGCACTGATCCACGGGGACTCTGGGCTCACGCTGGCGCAAGCCCAGACCGACGTCGCCACCTCTGGTTACTCGTCCTGGCAAGCAGCCTACGTCGACGGTTGGGTACGGATCCGCGACGACATTGACGGAACGCTTCGGCTCGTGCCGGGGGATTCGTTCTTGGCGTCGGTCATGACGCAGATCTCGCCGTCCACTTCGCCGGCCTGCAAAGCGGGATTCATCCGAGAAATGCTGAACGGCATCGTCTCACTCGAGACGTCGCGCGGCGAAGCCGCGGGATCGAACACCCTGCGTGGGATCAACACCATCATCAAAGAGCCGAACGGCGGCTGGAGCTTCGAGGGTGGCGTGACGACGATTGCGCCGTCGACGCCAGCCAAGAAGCGGATCACCCGCACCCGCATCGGTCACTACATCGCGACCAGTGTCGTCAGCAGCCTGCGCGACTTCGCCGGCGCGCCGAACGTTCAGGTCATCCAAGACGACGTCATTATCGCCATCGACCGCTTCATGTCGAACCTAAAGAAGAACGTGAAGCTCGACCCGCTGAAGATGCCGCACGTCGTCGATTACGGCTTCGGCGACCGCGCAGCAGCAAACTCCCCGCAATCCATTGCGGAGGGCAACTTCATCGTGCCGCTCGATGTGACGACCTCGAGCGGGATGGACCGGATCTTCCTCAGCATGAAGTTCGGGGAAACCGTCACGGTCACGGCGTCCTAACCGGCGCGTTACACAGCACTATTTCCGTAACTGGGAGAATAGACATGGCACGTGGTACGCGCACACCGAAATGGGCGGGCAAAAACGCCAAGTGGCTCTTCAGCTTGGACGACCAGCAGACAGCGATCGACGTCGTGTCCTTCACGATCGACGAGGTCGCAGACGTGGTCGAGGATGACTTCTGCGGTGAAGACCGCACGGATTCGCAGAAGCTGACGAAGTTCTACGAGATCGAGCTCCAGACGAAGCAGACGAAGTTCGAGCTCTTGGAGCGACTTCTAGTCGACACCGACAACACCGACTCGAACACCGAGCCGTTAGAGGGCTGGGTGGCCGTGAAGGTCACGTTCAACGACGGGACACAGAAGGCGCTCACCATGGCGGGATTCACCATCCTACCCTGGAAGATGAGCGTAGGCGGGCAGCGGCAGCGTAACGAAATGCCGCTCAAGGTACGGGTCAAGTACATCAAGGGTCTGACGCTGTAAGGCCACAGCGCTCGGGTCCGTGGGGGGTCAACAGGAGCAAAGGGAGTCGTGCATCATGAAGACGGAAGTCAGCGAAGTTACGGCCACCGACGGTGGCACATGTTACCAGGTGCCTCTGTTCGGATTCGGGTTCTCGGGGCGCGTAGTGCGCTTCCGAGAACTCGATGAAGACACGATCGCCGGATTCGAAAGCACCGCAAACATCATGGTGGGTCCGCCCCCGGTCGGCAGGGAAAGCGAATGGATGGACAAGCTACAGAAGTCCATGCAGCGACTCGGCGCCAACCGATTCACGGTCGAGATCTCCGAGCATCCGGTCGACCCAGCGAACTACCCGGCGCTGAATGAGGTCAAGTTCAAGCGGATGAACGCTCAGCTGATGCAATCGGGCGGCGGCGGACTCCTGAAGGTCAAGGACCTTGAGGCACTGAAGCAGCTCTACGCAAAACTTCACCACGTGACTTACGGTGAGGTCCAGGAGCTGATGGGAAAAGCGATTCAGGTCGTCTGAAGTGGTACCGTGGACGACCGGGAGAGTACTGGGGACGTTACTTCGCTCAAGTCAAAAATGAGGCCTATATCGCTCGGTACGGGAACGTCCCGCCCTCGGAAAGTCGAGGGTGGAGGCCGTTCTACCGAGCCGCGTTCATCGCAAGCCTCGCTGAGATCGTGAACGAAGAAAACTCGCCGCGCGACGACGACAAGACCGTAACGCTGCAGCCCGACGACGACCATGCCGATTCCGAGGACTGACCAGATTCCGCGACTCGCGGACTATCGGAGTGCTGCAGCGCAATTCCTTTACGACAATCGAAGGAGGGCGTATTCGCACCTCTACGCAGGCCGCTACGGTGACGCCGTCGAAGGATGGGTTGCCCAGGCGGCCATTTGTCGTTCGAGGCTGAAGGACGAGCTCTTCCAAGCGCGCCTGACCAAGGCCGACGGGGATGGACTCCGAGAACTCGTCCTGTCCGAGTGCTTCGCGATCCTGTCAGCCGACGCAGGAACGGCGGCAATCGGCGAAGCTGTGTTGGTGCGCCCCGTCTCCGGAAACATGCCGGGGGGAGTCATTCGGGTGGGGCAGAAGATCTTCAAGACCGCCGACGACCAGGCGAACCCACCGATCTTGGGCGCCGAGTACACCATCACCCAGCCGGCCGTAGTGCCACCAAACTCTCCGGCAGTCGGACTCTCCATCGTCTGCTCGGCCACCGGTGAGCACGGGAACACGCCCTACCTGGACGGCCTGAATGTCGGTACCTGTGAGCCGATGTTCGACCCCGCGTTCACCGTCTACGACATCGTGGCGGGTGGAGGCAGCACAGGCCTCGATGATTCGGTGATTCGAGACATTGGCCGTCACTGCTACCTCGGGCGGCAGGGACCTAACGACTCTGCGGTCCTGGCCGGAGTGCTGAGCGCTGGCCGGGGGGTTCGGCACGCCGCGTACTTCCACGACCCAGATGGGCACCGGGGCGTGGTCTACGTTGCCGACGCTTCCTGGGCCTGGTCAGACGCGCTGCGGAGCCTGCTCGCCCAGGACCTCCGTGGAAGAGACGGGCAGCGAAGTTGGCTCGGGTTCGGGGCATCCGTGGAAGTGCTGGGCATCCAAAGCATACGTACCGTAGTTCACGCCACGGTACAGACCCGGGAGACCGTGGATGCGACCGAGCTCATGGCGGCCGTCATCAAGGCCTGCAAGTGGTATTTCGACGTGCGGCCGGGATGGTGGACCTACACGAACAAGACCTTAGCCGGCGCCATCTGCAACGCAGACCGGCGCATCGTGGGGGTTCCGAGTGTGTCACTGACCAACCCTGATGGGACAGCGGTTACAGAGACGGCGGCGCGGTGGGTGCCTTCGGGTGACGTTCTGCTACCCCACTATTACCTAGCTTCGGACGGCGTGCGGCTCACCGTGCAGGCGGTTTCCTGATGGCTGACACCAAGTACACGGTAGAGCTGAACCTCAGTAAGACGGGGGACTTCGGTGCCGTCGCGATGGCGACGGCTTCGCAGAAGGCCGTTCATCTCGACCGGAACCTCGGCGGGATCAAGAATCGATTCGCGTCGCTGCGCGAGGGAGCCAATCAGTTCGTGGCGGGCGCCGGTGGGATGATCCATTCGCTAGAGCGCGTCGCCGACAGAGTCGTCGGCATCGGGGCCAGCATGGCCAAGATGGCCATCGGGGGCGCGGCGGCCGCCGGTATCGCCGGCATCACCTACGGTGTCATGGGCCTCAACAAGGAGGCGGAGGGCGCGCAGATCGCCTTGGCGGGGGTCTTCGCCGCCCAGGGCATCACCAAGAACGTCCAGAGCGGTATGCAGATGGCGGCCGAGCAGGTTGCCGAGATGCGCAAGGAAGCCGCGGCGCTACCGGGCGAGTTCCAGGACCTCCGGAACATCTTCGTGACCGGCGCCATCCCGGCGTTTCAAACCGGGATGAACCCCGCCGAGTGGCGCAAGATGGCGTCGAACGTCATGGCCGCGGGGGCCGTGTCTCAGCTACCGATGGACATGGTGGCGCGCGAGATGGGGCAGTTGCTCTCTGGGCGATCCGGAGCCCACAACGTATTCGGCACGCGCATCATGGGGCTCACGGGGGCCAAAGCCGAAGAGTTCAACAAGATGGCGCCGGATAAGCGGCTGGAGAAGCTCCGCACTGAGCTCGACAAGTACGCGCCGGTCATCGGGCTCTACGAGAAGAGTTTCGATGCGATGTTCAGTACGGCGATCGACAACGGTAAGACCTTCCTTCGGCTCGCTACGGCCCCGATGTTCGAGAAGGGGAAAGAGGTCCTGAGCTGGTTCAACGACTGGTTCACGCGGAACCAGGACCAGGTCAAGTACTGGGCGGAAAGCATCGGAGAACGGTTGTCCTCCGCGTTTGAGTGGGGAAAACGGACCATTCAAGAATGGTGGCCATCGCTCCGCGAATTCGCGACCAACGCCTACTATCGCCTGAGCGCGATCTGGGAGGACATTGCGCCGACCGTGAAGTCCTTTGGCGAAACCATGAAGGAGGCGCTGAAGGATCCCGGGACCATCGACAAGCTGATCCACCTGGCAGAGGCCTACCTGGCCCTGAAGGTCGGCATGGGCGGTCTCAGCATCGGCGGCGACCTCCTCAAGATGGGCGCGGGAACCATGCAGATGATGTCGTTGCTGAACCCTGGGATGCTGACCACCGTGGGCGCGGGGGGCGCGGCCGCCGCGGCAACTGCAGCAGGCGCCGGCGCCGGCGGAACGGCTCTTGGCGGGCTCGCCGCGGGAGGCATGGCGGGCACGGCCGCGATGGGAATGTCGATGGTTCTCCTGGCCGGCGTCATTGCCGGTTTGGCGGATGCATCGGTAAAAGCCGACGAGGAACAGCGGAAGATGGCCGCTACCAAGAAGATGGAGGACGACGCCACTCAGAAGCTGATCACGAACATCGGCACGGGAGCTCCGCTGGCCATCGATGACTTCGTTGTGGGGCTAAGGAGCGCCACCAGGGAGCTCGGTAACTTAGCCTCGATCCGCCCGCCGAGCATCGAGATCTCGCCGATGCAAGAGTACAATATGTTTGGCACGTGGGGCGGAAAAGTTATGCCGCGAGGGTGGAGACCTCCAGACCCCAAGGAGGGAACAGGCACACGCGAGGGAGAGCAGGACCCGAAGAAGTCAACGCCGAAGCACGGCGGAGGCGGCGGCACATCAATCCAGAAGGTCGAGATCGTCGTCACGACGAACCAGAACCCGAGCCGCTTCGCCCGCGGCGTCCTGGACGAGCTCGGCAAGTTCGCGAAGGTCAAGCGGACCTCGGGCTACGCCACGAACTTCAGCGCCAGGAACGCCGTGCCATGACGATGTCCATGCCGGCCGCCGTAGCGGGCGCCAACGACATCTGGTCGTTCGAGCAGCTCGGGGCAAAGCGCAAGCGCATTTCTCTGCCCGGAAAGTACGCCCCCTTGGGGCGCCCCCGGCACGGAACGGTCGTCAAGAACTCGCTGAAGATCGCCAACGAGACCGTCTACTACTCCGGAGACACCGAGCCCACGAGGCACGAATTCGGGCGACGCTTCGAGCCTATCGACCTGAATGGCCGCTGGTCGGACCGCTACCTCGGGAGCGAGGCTGCTGATGCGATGAACGAGGTAATGCGGAGCTTCGTTGATGACCGGCAGGAAGTCTTGGTCACCTGGGGAAACATCCTGTCGCTTGGGGGTTTCATCGACCAGTTCGACTCGACCCACGAAGGCCGCGGAGAAGTTGTCTGGTCGATGCACATTCAGATCGACCGCGACAACTTCCTGCTCGTCACCCCCGAGCTCATCAGTTCGAAGCGCCCGAAGGAGTACATCGGCGAGATCATCGCTGCCCTTCGGCTCGTCGATGTCGACTTTTCGAAGCAGCCGAGGCTCAAGGGATCGGTACTCGCCCTCCTGAACGGACTTCTGGCCTCCATGAACTCCGTCTCGTCATCGCTCCTGAGTGTGGCCGGCCAGATCGACTCGCTCGCCAACGCCCCCTTCGCTGCCCTCCGGTCCCTCAGGGCCACCAACCGGCAGTTCCAGACCGTGCTGGTGCGCCTTCACACGACCTACGACGACCTCCTGGCCAACGCGGCCCTCGAGACCGAGCGCGCCGAGGACATTCAGACCTTCCTGGGCCTCCGGGCGGAGTTCAGCGACGGCCAGTACCAGGCACTCAGAACGGCGGCGGAGCTCGACCGGCAGACGGTGCTGGCCGAGCGCGGCCAGACGCTCTCGCTCTACACGGCACGCGGCGGAGACACCTGGGAGAGCATCGCACGGAATAAAGCGGGCTCCGCCGAGAAGGCCGACGCCGTCCGGCAGGCCAACGGCATCGATGCCGGGCAGCCCCCGCGCGAAGGGGCAACGTACAGGATCCCCAAGTAGCCCATGCCTCTCTACCGCCCGCGGATGCTGGCGATGCTGACGGTCCCGGTACTCGGGACTCGTGAGCAACGGATCCGCCAAGCCAAGTCGACCGACGTCGTTCGGCTCGAAGTGCGCCCCCGGCAGGCGCGCATCGACCGTCAGGACCACAATCAGGCGGACACGCTGGAGCTCGATATCGACTGGATGGAGAGCGGTATTGACCCTCGGCTCTTGGACGATACGGAGGTCGAGTTCTACTTGGCCAACGCCGACGAGTTTGGGTCCTGGGGACCCGGAGAAACCGAGCTTCGGTTCCTCGGTCACGCCCGGAACGTCAGCAATGAGATGGCCGAAGGTGCTCCGCCGGCCGTGCACATGACGTGCGTCGACTACACGAGCCTTTTTATCATGGCCAAGCCGTTCGGGTCGAGCGGCACCCCCCTGTACTCCGACACCCTCGAGGATGCGTGGCGCCGGGTCGTCTCTCAGACCCCCGGGGCGGAGGTTCTGAAGGACCGGCTGCTGTTCTTGGGGGACGTCGACAAGAGCGCACAAATCGGCAAGGCGGTCCCCGAGCGCTTCCGTAAAGCCGGCAAGGTCCACACCAAGCCCGACTCCGATGCGTGGTCGGTGTGGCAGCACTGCGTCGGGATGCTGGGGCTCGTCAGCTGGATCGACCTCGACGCCTGCATCGTCTCAACCGCCACCGACCTCTACACGGGCCAGACGACGACCCCGAAGCTCGTGTGGGGTCGGAACATCAAGAGCTGGGAAGAGTCCCGCTCTGGCTACCTGGCGCACAAGGGGATTGCCCTCACGAGCTTCAACCCAGAAACATCGCAGGTGATTGAATCGTTCTTCCCGCCCATCGGAGACCCAAGGGCAAAGAAGAAGCGGATCGCAGCCAAGAAGGCCAAGTCGGAGGCGGCGGCTCTGCAGGGCGAAGACCGCGAGTATCTCCAAGTTCCAGGGATCTCCGACCAGGCGTGGCTCGATACGATGGCCGAGCGGATCTGGGAAGAGCGGAGCCGGCAGGAACTCACCGGGCGCTGCACCACGGCCGAGATGAAGGTCTCGACGATGCAGCTCGGAGAGTTTGACCTACTCAACCTGAAGGCCGGCGACTCGATCGAGGTCTCGATTGACCCGGCAGACCGAAACCGCCTGGTGAAGCTCGGCAGCACCCAAGAGCGCATCAACTACCTGACCCGGCGCGGATACTCGAGCGACGCGGCGGAGCTCATCGCAAAGAACGCCGAAATCATCGCCGGGCTACCGTCGGTCTTCATGGTCAAGAGCTGCCAGATCGTGTTTGACGTGAGCCGCGACGACGGAACGTTCGAGATTTCAATCGAGTACATCAACCGCATCCAGCTAGACGGAAGCGCGTATGAGGCGACGACATGAGCAGTGAAGGCGATAGCTTCCGCCGGGCCATGGAGTGCTACGGCCCCGCCCAGGAAGATGGCGGACGGCTCGAGAGCGGCACCGTCGGATGGGACGACGGGAAGCCACACTACGACCTCGATGGGGGCGAGCGCACGCTGGTCAAGGTGACGCTCTATCGCGGGTACCGCCCCGGGGAGGACAAGAAGCCGCGCGACGGGCGCGCCGGAGGAATGCAGATCCTCTGCCGTATCACCCGACCCCTGAATTTCATCCCCGAAGACGGGGAAGAGGTCTTGGTGGGCATCCCCGCCGGGTTTCAGGAGACCCCGGGGGCTGGGTTCATTCTCGCCGTTGCGAGCAACGCCCCAGCAACCCAGCACTCGGCCACCAAGGCCAAGATGGACTTCGGCCCCGAGGTCGACTTGGTCATCAAGGCAAGGTCGGTCACGCTCAGCGATTATCAGGACCGTTTCATTACGCTGGGTCCAACCTACGGGATCAAGATGGGCGCGGGGCGCATCACCGACAACTCGGCACGCGACCTCTCGGGGTGCATCCTCAAAGACGGCAAATGGATGTTCTACTGCTCGAACGCCGCCGGTGAATCGGTGGCAGGGCTTCAGCTATCAGGCCCCGACGGGACGCAGATCTTCAATGTGGCCAGCAACGGCGACCAAGTGAAGCTCAAAATGAAGAGCGGCCAATGGATGTCTATGACGGCATTGCAGTGGATCAATCTCTACCAAGTAGGTGTGCTTGGTGACGTTATTGGCGCAATCCCGGTTGCTGGAACTCTAACTCCACCCACGATGTTTCCGTCCACCCGAACCATCATGGCTGTCTGATGGCCTACAACTTCCCGCCCCCGCCGCCGCGCCCACCGGCACCACCGAGCTCAGTGGCAGTAGGACTGTGCGTGTTCCCTCTCCCGCCTCTGCCGTTCACGATCCCTGGGATCCCCCCGTTCCCGCCACCGATTCCGATTCCAGACTTGGATTTCGGATTTACGATCGATCTGAGCTGCCCACTGAACGACTAAGGCAGCACGAAGCGTACTTCAGTTGGCAAAGACGCTGGAATAGTTCCGCAATGATACGCTACCGAGCCGTCACGGACATGCCAATAGGACATGGTGGCCCATTCGTACCCAGCGATCGCCACCGGGCGAGCTAACACCACTACCCTAGCAAGGTCCGTCATCGTCTTCCGGGAAAGCTTGCTTCGGCGTAGTAGTTGGTGACGTTTCCGGGGACTGACAGAAACGTCTTGTCGCAGGTCGTGGAGATCACCGTGGGCTGAGCCGGCGCTGCCGGCGCCGCCGGCCCCGCGCCGGGTGCCCCCCCGCTCTCCTGGGCGGACGCCATGGGAACCGGGGAAGTGACCCCGGGCGTGACCGAGCTCGAGCGGGGAGAGCCCGGGGAGGCGGGGTTCCCGCACGACGCCACGACCCCGTAAACGACGAGACTTCCGACCAGGAACTGAAGAGCGCGCATTCTTCGCTCCTACCCGCAGTGACAGGCGTAAACGGCAGCCGCGGACTTCACAGCAGCTGTCCCGACAGCGAGCACATTCATCCCGCATTTGCCGTCGCTATTCGTGGCACACGGATCGGTAGCTCGGCAAGCATTGGCCAGGTAGCATTCGAAGACCTTTTGGCAGTCCGGAACGTTCGGATCGCACGCACACCGTGCGAATGCGCATTCGAGCTCACAGCTGGTGAGCGCCAAGCAATTCCGGAGGGTGCAGTCGCATCGGGGTAGAAGAGAACCGCCACCGAATCCGCCATAGGACGCGGCCCCCCCGGTAACGGAACCTCCGGTACCCCCGGTGGCCACCGGCATGGGACGCAAACCGCCAAAGGATGAACCGCCAGAACTCGTGGCCCCACCAGAGTCATAGCGGCCGCCGATGGACTCAAGTGCCTGGCTACCACCGGATATCTGTCGCTGGGCAGAGACACCGACTACCTCGGTTCCACCGTTGGATTGTGGGATTTCGGCGGTAACGCCCCCAGAACTCATGGATGAACTCTGTGAGAACTCACTGCCGCAACTCGAGACCAGTACGGCCACCAGAATAACGCGCATGTCGATCAAGGTGACCCGACGAAGGCCGGCCCGCAAACTGAACATCTGACCCCTAGTCCTACATGCCGATCAAAACGCTGGAAATCCGCAGCACCACGCGGATCCGGGTCTTCTGGAGCTCCGCCACAGGAATCCCCTCGGCGCCGGGGAGCTACACCCTGTTGTCCCTGGATGGCCGCGGAGCGCCGCCGACGGCGGTGGCCGTGCTGGTGGTGGCTGCAGACTCGACCCAGCGTGAGCTCGTGCTGAGCTGGGAGCTCGTGGGCGGAGCCAGCTACTCGCTCAGCGACGGTGTGTCTACGACCAGATTCGTGACCCCCGAGCCGCGTCCGGCCATTGCAGCCGGGCTCACCGGTAACTCGTTCGACCGGGAATTCTTCAAGGTAGACCTATTTTTCGACGGCACTGACTTCGTCGAGCAGATCGACGGGGACCTCGCGGAGCTCGCGGGGGAGCCAAACGGTCGCGCGGCATTCCAACGTGGGATGCTCTGCGAAGGGCTGCCGTGGGCCCCTGATTGGGGCGGCAAGCTCCGCGAATTCGTGGGGGCACCGGACCCGGTGCTCATTCAGATGAGCGGGAACATCATGGCGCAGGCCAGGCGAGACGACCGCATCGGGCGGGTCACGCTGGCCGCCGACGCGACCCGTCTCCCGAGCGGGGAAGTGACGATCTTCAGCGACGTCGAGTGGGCCAGCGGCGCCAGCAGCTCAGGCGTGGAGGTACTGAGCCGTGCCTAGCCACCGACCCCTGCCTACCCTGTCCGAGCTCGACAGTGCCTTCCACGCGGCCGTCCATACCCGACGGGACGACTCCGACGGGCACACGGGGTCCCTCTACGACTACCTCGGGGGAGTCGGCGCCCTGGTGTTCAGGGGGCTCTCGGCGCGAGAACGCGACCACGCCCGGAAGATCTACCTTTCGGGGGCCCGGGGTGCAGACCTCGACCAACGCGTGCTGAGCCGCCGCGGGGTAACGCGGAACGCCGACCAGCGCGGCACCGGTATCGCCTACATGACCCGCGTCGGGACGGCCGGCACCACGATCTGGCGCTGGACCCGGATCCTGGTGTCGCTGGACGGCCAAGACCCGATCATCGTCCGGGCCTCTTCTGACTACACGGTGCTGCCCGGGGTGACCTCGATTCCGCTGCCCATCGAGCAGGAGATCTCGGGACTGTCCGCCGACCTCTCGGTGGTGTCGGTGCAGTGCAAGAGGCTCGAGCTCCTGGACCTGCTCGAGGAGAGCTGGACCGTCACCAAGCTGGTGTGCACGGCCGGGCAGGCTTACGAGAAGGACGAGGACTATCTCGCCCGGGCCGACGATACGGTGCTGGAAGCGCGCGTCGGGTACGAGTCCGCAATCGAGAAGGCCTGCAAAGACGCCGGGGCTTCCCGGGTCGTTCTGTTCCGTTCCGATTACACGGGCGGGGACATCGGCATCAACAACGTCGTGGTAGGCGATGCCGGCGGCGAAACCCCGGATGCTTTGCTTCTGGCGTGCCGACTCGCCCTGGCGCGCGTCTCCATGGTGGGGGCCAACGTCCAGGCCCTACCGATGACTCGCCAGCAAGTGGAGCTCGCGGTGAACGTGGAGCTCTGGCAGCCGATGGCCAACCCGAGGTCTACCGAGATCGAAGCCGCAAACGCCATCATCGACTACTTCCAGAACCGGGAAAACCCGTTCGTCTGGAAATACGCGGCTATCGAGGCGGCTGCCCTAAGGGGACTCAGCGACGTACACACCATTGCCGTCTCCGGAACCGCAGAACCCGTCCTAGCCACGCTCTTTACCCCGCCCGTCGTGGAGTGGGAAGCCTGCGCGTGGAAGGTCGTCGTCAAAATCACCGTCGCAGCGTAACCCATGACCGTTGACGTCGAATACCTGGTGCCGGGGGCGCCCCGGCTGGCCTACGCCGAGCGCGAGGATGTCCTGGTGCTCGTGCCGCCGGAGCTCCGCTCCGAAGAGGCGCAGCCGGTATTGAATGCCATCGTCGACATTCTCGTGGCGATGAGCCTCGAGTACCAGCGGGACTCGGACCGGTGCATCGCCGGGTGCGACCCCGAGCGGGCGGAAGATTCCCCCCTAGACGCGGTGGCCTCGGACCGGGGAGCAGAGCGGGCCAGCGGTGAGGAAGACGAAGCTTTCCGAGCGCGCACACTAGGCATTACCCCAAACGCATCGCTTTCGGCGATCTACGCCGCGGTCAACGCGATTCTAGCTCCCTGGACCGCTACGACTTGCCAGATCATCGAAAGCCACCTGGACCGATTTTGCGTGCGCTCGAACACGACAGCGCTCGACTGGCACGCATTCATCGGATTCCAAGCGCTCTACCCAGACAGGCTCTACGACGACGGGACAGTCGCCACGGTAACGGGGCGCGGCGGCACCGGGGCGCACATCTACTCGAACACGGCGCTCCGGATGTTCACGATTCTGTTACCGAGCCTGAGTATGCTCGAGCCGGCCGACGTGTGGCCTCAGTCGATCATCGGCTACGGGCTTTTCGTGGGCTACGACGCCTTCATTCATCCCCCGGGGGCCAACATGACCATGGTCTACCGGGCGATCGAAAACGCAGTCCTGCAGATCGCGGGGCACTCAATCAGCTTCACCATGATCGAGGACAGGACGCTCTGATGGAAACGCTCTACACGCATACCGTAGCCGGCCAATCCTTGGATCAAGAGGAGCTGAACCTCGTTTCGGCAGAATCCGCCAAGGCGGATGACCGGGTCTTGGCGGAATTGCTGCGCATGATTCCCGGGCTAGCCGCGGGGTATGTCCACAAAGCCATTTTACCGTACCGAATCGAAGGCCTGCACCCGGACGAGACGGCCCACAGTACGACGGCGCTCATTACCCCGTATGGCACCACGGGAAGTGTGCTGGTGCATCCGTTCCGAGCCCTCATCGGGAGCCGCTACGTTGCGTCAAGCAGCACTTGGTACGATATCCGGACGGCGCGGTATCTGGGAAATATCGACCCGCTCTGGGCATACCAATTGGTGCTGGACGCCACCGTCGCAAACCACCGGTGGGACCTCATTTATGCGCGCGTCGACCTCACGGTGGAGTCCACTCCGGTAGAGCGCATCGTGCGCAGCGGCGGCGGTGACGCCGCCGAGGATATCAGCCTCTACACCAACACCACCGTCACGCTTGGGGTCGTGAAGGGGGCAGAAGGCGCTAGCCCCACGAAGCCGGTACTGCCGAGCGATGGGAGCGGAGCCTACTACGTCGCGCTGGCCTACGTGGTCCTGCCGCACCCGTTTACGTCGAGCACCGCCGTCGAGCCCGCGTGGATCCACGAAAACGCGACAACGGCTCCCATCGCCTCTTCCACCGGAGCCGTAACGCTCAAGCCGGCCTCGTTCGCGTATGCTGACGACTCGCCGCTTTGGGCCCAGCGAGCCTGGGGTCCATCCGACGAGCGGCCCGAAGAGCACCTTCCAGCCACCATGACGGGTGGCGCCGAGCGGATCCTTGCCTTCGACTTCCTGGACGTGGTGAAGAGCCTCGACCCGGACGCGGCAACCATCATCGACAACTCCATCGATTGGAGCAACCGGATTCTGACCTTCACGGTCTACGGAACCGCCGTTGCGGGGCGGCGCTTTTCTTGGATGCCAAACAGCGACCCATTGGTCGAGGTCGAGCCGGGAGGCGCCACGTCGACCTTCATGGGGAACACGTTCAACTCAGCCATGCCGGCGCTCACTCTGAACTCGACGAGCTTCCCGGTCATCACCAGCGATTCGAGCTTGGTTATTGGGGTAGCGACCACCGGAGAACTCACGGCAACGTACATTTCCGGGACCACGCCGCTCGTCGAAAAGTACTGCATTCTCGTGCACGCCACGGGGCAATTCACCAACGCGAAGTAAGCCATGGAACAGCGTTACATCCACTCCGTCGACGGGCAGGCGTTCGACCAGACCGAGCTCAACCTGGTAGCGGAGGAAGCCGCCAAGGCCGACGATCGATTGTTGGCAGAGCTCTTCCGGTTCTGTCCGCGAACAACGACCTCGCTTCAGAAGATGATCCTGCCCTACCGGATCGAAGGTTACGTCAATGACGGAGGGTCACCTCCGGGAGCACTGAACTCCTCGGCCCTAGTGCGTCCCAATGGAGCCACCGGGCAGGTGATGGTGTTCTCGTTCCGCGCCTTCGTCGGCCCAATTACCAACGTGGCACCGGCGGCGTGGTACGAGGCCCGGAGCGGAAGATTCGTCGGAGACACGAACGGACCGACCCTGGGACAAGCTGTCCAGTTAGACGATACCGCAGCCAATAATCGCTGGGACCTGATCTATGCGCGAGTCCAGGTCGATCTGCCGACGGGGAACGAGAATCGAGTTGTCCGAACGATCAGCGGAGTGGCGACGCAAGCTATCCCGCTCTACACGAACAACTGGGTGACGTTGGGGGTGGTCAATGGAACCGAAGATACCAACCCCAGCTATCCGGCTCTGCCGGTAGACGGGGATCTGGGGCCGAACTTCTACTACATCCCGCTTGCTTACGTGCTGTTGGAGCACCCGTTCACGAGTGGCTCACTGGTAGCCACGCGAAACATCTGTGAGATCGCTCCGATCGCGCGCTTGGCGTCATCCACCGGGGCAGTGACGGCAGAGCCCGCAACCTTCACCCATGCTGATGCCTCGCCGCTGTGGACACAACGCACGTGGAGCCCAAGCGCCGGCAGGCCCCAGGAGTTCCTACCTTCGGTCATGTCCGGAGGAGCCATGCGCTTTCTCGCGCTCGACATGAGCGACGCGACCAAGAGCCTTGACCAGAACACCGTAACGATCATCGACGAGTCGATGGATTGGTCGAACAGGATCATTTGGTTCTGGATCTATGCGATGCGCAATAGCGCCGCCACGGACTTCGCGTGGATGCCGAGCGAGGCCCCCCTGGTTCAGCTCGAGCCGCAGGGGAGACAGATCTCGGTCGTAGGAGAACCCCAAAACCAGACCGTGTTCTTTATGGGGAACACCTTCAATCAGACTGTGCCGGCACTGGTCCTGGATTCCGAGTGGGAGTTCTGGGGCGCAGGGCAGCACGCCGAACTCGAGATATCGACTGACACGTCGGGGCGGCTGACGGCTCAATACGTCTACACGGACACCGACCTCGATATGAAGTTCATGATCCTGGCGATCGCAAGCGCGCAGTACCGCAACGCCAAGTAAGGGCCATGTCGAAAATCATCAGCGACCGCGAGGTCGACGACCCCGTCGTCCTGCCGGCGAACTACCAGCTCGACCACACGGACCGTCGGTTCATCGACGACCAAATCCGTGGGACCCAGCAGCAGGAGGTGGACTGCCTGATCAATGGCGTCCATTGTACCTGGTATCGGCTCTCCCCGGGCAGCCCGGCGCTGGCGATTGGTGATGTGTTCGTCGTGAGCGAGTCGGACCCGTTGGGACGGACCGTCACGCGAGTCACGGCTTCGACGCTCCTTGCGGCGGGCATGGCCGCCGGGATTGCGGTGCAGGTGTGCGAGCCGGGGGCGATGATCCTGGGGGCGCTGGACGGGATTCTCCCGTGGGTCATTCACGGCCTGGCGCAGCCCGGGGTCCCGAAGCTCGTCATTGTCGATGCGGCCACGGCGCGAGCCAGTGCGGTGGACGCTTACGCGGTGGGGGACTACCCGCTCGGGACGCTCGACCCTGAGGGGAACTTGACGATCTGCCGGCGCCCAGCAGTGCAGGACACCGAGAGCGAAGTTGGGCCGCAGGGGCCAACAGGGGCGACGGGTCCCACTGGGCCCACCGGAGCGGCGGGCGCGACGGGGGCCGCCGGAGCCACAGGACCGGCAGGTCCTACGGGGGCCACCGGGGCTACTGGAGCGACGGGCGCAGTAGGCCCTACTGGAGCCACAGGTGCTACGGGGCCGTCTGGTGCCACCGGATCGACCGGAACTACGGGGTCAACGGGCGCAACGGGCGCGACGGGAGCCACCGGCGCGACTGGAGCCACCGGGGCAACGGGCACAACCGGAGCGACTGGGGCAGCCGGAGCCACGGGTGCCACTGGGGCCACCGGAGCCACCGGGGCCACGGGTGCGACGGGAGCAGCCGGCGCCACGGGCGCGACTGGGGCCACCGGAGCGACTGGGGCCACTGGGTCAACGGGCTCCACGGGCGCCACTGGGTCAACGGGCACCGCTGGAGCCACTGGTGCCACTGGCGCCACGGGCGCGACTGGAGCCACGGGACCCACCGGGGCTACCGGAGCCACTGGACCCACCGGGGCCACTGGTGCCACGGGCGCTACGGGCGCTACTGGAGCCACCGGACCCACGGGTCCGCCGGGCCCATTCCTCTACGCAGCCAACGAAGCCGCGCTGAACGCGCTTTCTTATGCTGGTCTTCCAGATGGCGCGACCTGCTTCGTCGGCAGCCACCAAGACGGATGGGAGCTGCTGAACAACTCGTCGGCGACCCCGGTGGCCGGGCTCATCGTGCAGGCCGGGGCCTCCGCCACGGCGCGATGGCATCGGAAGCTAACGGGGAACGCACGGTGGGCCGAGTACTCGTCGTTTTACATCAACGCTTCCACCGGTAACAACGAGAACCTCGGGACCACGTCGGGGGCCGCGCTGCAGAGCTGGGACGAGCTCATGTACCGCTGGCGAAACCAACGAGTCAACCGGCTCGTGACCGTCTACGGAATGACCGCCCTCGGGGCCGTCACGGGCAAGATCCACCTAGGACCGCAAGGCATGGTGGTGCTCGACATGGCGCAGGCCGCGAGCGCGCAGGCGGTCGTTACGGTAAGCGCCGTTGCCGGGCTCGTGCCGGCATCCCAGGAATTCAACACGCTATCGTGTAGCGGAATCGCCTCGTTTACCCCCTACGTGGGGCAGCGCCTTCGGCTCGTCAACGGCACCAACGCGGCGGCATTGTCCTGGATCGCGGTGCAAAATCCCCATGGTGCCGGCGACAGTGTTGCTCGAGTGTCCTGGTGGACCAGCATGGTGCTGACCAGCATCGTAGTCGCGGCACCCACGGGGACAGTCAACGCTCTACCGACAGTCGGGAACACGGTATCCTTCGAAATCCCGGGGAACATTCCAGAGGTGGCCCTGGAGGTCGTATCGGAAGCATCCCTCGGTACCGAGTCACAGTGGGGCGTTATCATCGCCAACGCCACCATCAATAGTGCCCAGGCCGCCAACGCTCGGGTCTCGATTACGACTAGCGGATACGCGCGGAGTGCCTTCTATGGGTGCCATATCAACGCGACCGAGATTTGCGGGACACCTAAGCTCTATCAGTGCCGATTGCAGGGGCTGACCTCGAGCCTCACGATTCGAAACACCGACATCATCGGGTGCTTACTGGGCATGAACTCGATACCACAAACGTGGACAGACTGCGTCATGGCGTCGACCTTAAGCCAAGCCTCACGAATTGTTGGCACACGAATCACGTTCTTGTACCCAAGCGCCGTCTACGCCGCCGTAGGGGCTTTGGGTTACGGTGTGTGGCTGTTGTCCGGGGATAACTACGTCGAGTCGAACACAGGGATATTTGGGGACGGGAACGCGAATCGTGGAATGCAGCTCCAAATAGGCGCAACACTGAGATATCCATCCGTGCCGCCGAGTGTCACGGGGACGAGTGGTGACGTGTTAGTGCACGGAGAAACGCTAACCTGGGCCGAGGCCGCACAGTTGGGCGTCGATAAGCAGGCTGGGATCTATAGTTCCGCCGGAAACACCATGGTCCGCGCCAACCAGTACGGGCTGTTGACGCTCAATGCTCCGGCCTACACGGCGACGGCGCCATCCAGCGGTAGAATCCAACACTGGACGCTCGATGGCGCGGCGGGAGCGGTATCGACCTCCAGGCTCCGGTGCTCGTATGTCGGCAAACTCAACATCATCGCCGGCGGCGCGAGTACACCGATCATTGGATTGTTCGAGGATTGCTGGGTCGGAAGAACAACCTCCATTAGCGCCGTTCAGTGGAACCTGGAGCTCGGGACGCTGGGAGGTTTCATCTTCTTCCCAGCTGGGTTGGGGGCCTCGATTGATATCGAGGCAACGCTTCAGGCGCCCTACGCCAACGCAATAGGGACAGCCGAAGGGTCACGTGGCTGGAAAGTGCATTACGAGTTCTACTACCCGTCTAACATTCTGATCATGACCCGCTCGGTCCTGTTCGCGGACTGTATGACTTCGCCTCCGAGCACATTTTGGCAGGTTGCGGACAATCACACGATGCGCCTGCAGATTCAGCCGACATCCGCGGCGCAGGCGGACTGGATGATCACGCGCAAGATCCGAATCTTCATGCCCTACGGGTGAGCCATGGCCGGAATTATCGCTTACTCGGCCACGGTGCCGATGGATGGGTCGGAAACCCAGCCCACAGGGCTGGTGCGTGGTGGGTACTCACGCGACGAAGAAATCCTCCTCAGTACGACGCCTGCAATGGCGGAGTACGAGTGGTCTGTAGCGCGGCCCGATGGGAGCTCGTCTGCAAGGGCGTATTTCTCGAGCACCACCGATGCGGCGCCGACGTTCCGTCCCGACGTTAACGGCAGCTTCGTGGTGTCGGTGATCGATGGGGTGAATCCGCCGTATTCAATCACCCTCTCGGTGACGACTGTGGCCCCGATGGAGACGGTGAGCCACACGCGGCTCTTGCCGCTACACCCGGACCAAGTCCCAGTGACGCCGGGGGGCACCACGGAATTCTTGGACCCGACCACCGGATACCGGTCATTCATGACCGACGATCGCGTGGTGCACCCCTACGTGGCGACGTCGCAGGGTGCGACGGGCTCGACTGGACCCATTGGACCCACCGGATCCACTGGTCCAACTGGCCCGACGGGCGCCACCGGGGACCCGGGAGGCCCACCAGGGCCCACCGGCGCCACCGGACCCGCGGGGCCCACTGGAGCCACCGGGGACACGGGCGCGACGGGACCCACTGGACCCGCCGGAGCGACTGGCGCAACGGGCGCAGCGGGACCTACCGGGGCTGGCCCACAGGGCCAACAGGTCCGACCGGCGCCACTGGGGCCACGGGTCCCACGGGACCAACGGGCGCGACGGGCTTCGACGGACCGCAGGGCATCCAGGGCCCGACGGGCCCTGAGGGCCCTCCCAGCGGAATCACCGGGCCTACGGGACCCACGGGGTCCGCCGGTGACCTCTTCGAGCCGACGGGGGTGCTGTACTCCGTCGCGGTCGAGATGCCGGCAGGTACGGTCGTCCGTGGCCGCCTGACCATGGACATGATCCTGCCGGCGTTCAGCATGACGCTGGCGAAGACCGCTCCGAATGGCTCGGTGCTCACCTACCGGAGAGGCGACACCCTGACCGGACTCGCAGCCTCCGTGTCCTACGTTGGCGGCCCTCCGACGTCCGCTGAGATCAACCACGCATTCGGCGGCAGCACCGGCGGGGGAGATGTTGACCCGGGTGCGTGGACCTTCGTCGATCCGTGGGAATCCGCTAGCCTGGCGGGTTCAGTGCGCCGAGACGGCGCGGACGCCGGCGCCGACCCCACGATGACGGTATTGGTGACGGCCCAGGGTGCCACCGAGCAGAGCCGGAGTTTTCAAATCCGCTGGACCGGCGACATCTGGTGGGGAGTCGGTGCGGCCGGACTCGACGAGCAGGCGGAAATCGAAGCGCTCGGCAATACCCTGCTGGCGACCGGGGCGGCCCGGACCATCACCGTGAGCCCGAGCACTCAGAAGGTCTACTTCGTCGCCCCCGAGACTTACGGCGCCCTGACGTTCTGGCTCTCCGGAATTCAGGTCGACATGCTCGCGGCAATAGAGCTCGTCATGACCAACGCCAACGGCGTTGCCCGCACGTGCTCGGTCTACGAGACCACCTATCTGCTCACCGGGACCAATCTGGCAATCGAGGTTCGGGTCACGTAACCACGGCGAAGCGCCGACCATTTGTTCACGGGTTCTTGGAGATCTGAAACACCATGGGTATCCCCCTAACCGGCGACTTCGATCGCCTCGGTACCAACTACGGTTTGCACCAATACACGGTAGCCGACGTAGCCGAGCTGAGCGCACTACCGACGGAGCTGTGGCCGGACGGAAACACCGTGCACGTAGACTCGGTGAAGTGTCTGTTCGTGCTGGAGACTACGGCTGCTGCCGCGGTTGATATGGAGATCGTTGCGACGCTCGAGTCGGGTAGGAAATGGATTCGGCACGCCATCAATCTCGATGCGGCGAATCCGTGGCAGGTCCAGACGACCTGGTACGTACACCCAGTAACCGGGAACGACGAAGCCACGGGGGGCTCAGTCGGAACGGCGCTCAAGACGTTCAAAGAGTTCACTCGGCGGTGGCGCGGGTCGGTGGTACGCGCAAACACTCAAGTCTACATGCTGGCCGCCGGGGGGACACTTGAAGGCGAATTGGATGTATCGCCAACGGCATGGGTCGCTCTAGACGGAAGCTTGGCGCTCACGACGTTGGCCACGGCGGTCATCGGCACCTACACCACCACATCGGTTGCCAACAACGAATTCCCACTCATCACTGTTTCGGGAATCACGGACCTTACGGCGTATGAAGGGAAACGGATTCGTATAACTGCGGGCGCTCGCGCGGGTGCATGGTGCTGGATCGCCAAGATCAACCCCGATGGTTTAGGTGTCGCGACCGCGCGAGTGTCGATACCGTGCACTCGCACGGAGATGCTTACAGGGACAACTGGAGCGGCGTGGCAACCTAACGACGAAATTGTCATCGAGGACTGCCCGGGAATTGAATGCGTGTCAACGCTGTGGCCACACGCGCGCGTCTGTGACGTGTCCATAAGCGGCAGCATAATCGGGCAACCGATTACAACACCCACCCAAGGATCTGTATTACTTGGTAGCTACTGTAACAGCAGCAGTAACAGCATGGAGATGTTCGTTTATGGGTGCAGGTTGGCATCCACATGGGTGTTCACTGTTCGTGGACCTTATGGGGTAGTAAGTCTGTGCCTGTGTAAAGGGACAGGTGGCACCCAATTCCTAGCTAGACAACAACGCTTGTCTAACATCTTAATCCAAGATGGGTATCTGGAGTGCGTCGGATCGCCATCGGAATTATTTGGGACCATTGGCGTGTTTGATTGTAACTCGGGGACGAAAGCAGCGCTATCCGCAATCGGGTCGTCAACCGTGGATGCAAGTGCAACGCTACTGGGCAAAGGCAACGCCCATCTAGGTATCTGGGTCGCAGAAGGTGCGGCGCTTGGGTGGCCGTCCACCGTCTCGACACCACCCAATAGGCTGACAGGCGCAGCGGGGGACATAGCTATTGGAGCACCATCGGCGTCGCGTGCCCCCATGAGCTGGTCGCAGATGCCGATGTGGCTCAAGGACGCTAACGCCGGAATCTTCGGTGCGCCATCGGTGGTGGGGCAGGGAGGAAACACCGTTGCCGACTTGGCGGCACTCGCGCTGATTGGTGTCTACAACTACGTTGATGGCGAGCGATTTTGGGTCCGGTCTACCCGCTGCCACTGGACGCTCCGGACGACGGCTGACGCCGTCGTGGCGATGGAGCGGGTGGCGACAGCAACGGCCGGAAGGGTCTGGGAGCGAGAGGCGCCGGCGTTACCGAACTCCACCTGGGCCACGCAAGCGAACTGGTACGTCCACCCGAGCACCGGTAGCGATGAAGCTGATGGCGCCGCGAGTGGGACGGCCCTGCTGACCGTCAAAGAGGTGTTCCGACGACTCCGTGGAGTCACGCTACAACAGAACACGTTCGTCTGGGTTATGGCTGCGGGAGCAACGCTCGACGGCGATGGCGTCGGGATTAGCTATCCACAGGGATTGGTGATCGACGGCAGTCAGGCAGCGACGACTATACTCACAACGACGGTGGAATCCTTCACCGATATCAACACCACGACGAACGAATGGAAACTGCTAACCCTGACGGGCGTGTCGGACATGACACCCTACGTGGGCAAGCGTGTCCGAGTTACGTCGGGAGCTCGTCAGCACAACATCTACCACATCGCAAAAGAGAACCCCGACGGTCTCGGGCTCAACGTCGCGCGCATCAGTACGTCATATTTGATGGATCCGACGGGGGTATTAGGGGCCGCAGGCACGAATCCACAGGATGGAGATGATGTTGTGGTTGAGGACTTGCCGACGATCGTCGGCATTCCCAGTATGGGGGTAACCGGGCAAGGATATTTGGTCGTAAGAAGCTTCAATATCACGAACACGACTTCGTACTGCATAGGGAACAAGACAACAAGCATACTGTCCTATTTGTCAGGATGCAGGCTCGAATTATCCAGCGTCGTTGATTGGACCATAACTGGTTGCGCCTGGATACGCAGCAGCAACGCCTCTATCTCCGTGACTAGAGTACATAGTGTAGGGGTTAGTTACTCGGCGTTCATCGGAACGTCACCAGGGATCTCCCTATCCATCAGTCATGGCTACCTGGTTTCCGCCATCGTACAATCCGCGGGGCTACGCTTCTCAGCGGGAGCAGTCACGAACTACATCTACGTTCCATCTGGGGTCTGGGATTCTACAGTGGCAGACGCCGCTATCGTGCTCACCCATTGCGCGCGCGTCGAGGTTCAGGCGGGCGGAGTCCTCATGGGTAAGGGCAATACCGGATTCGGGCTGGGGATGTTCGAAGGATGCTCCATCGGTGGGACCAGTGGGAGCTTCTTGACGCCGAATATTACGGGCACGAAAGGAGACTTCTTCGTATCGAACTTCTATGCCCCGGACACCATCAGTTGGTCCATGATTCCCTACTGGGACACCGCCTTCGCAGCGGGAGTATTCGTGCCACTCTACAGCCCTGGTGATGAGGTGGTGTTGTCGAGTGACGCGGCCACGACCGTGCAGACCTGGACGGTCACTGGGTTTCCAGCGTCCAAGCGGTTCCTTGTGCCGATCAACATCAACGCGCACATCTGGAGCGCCACGGAAGAGGGGACGATGAGCTGCGCGCTCGACGTCATAGTGACGACCAATTCGGGTGGGGTCGCGACGTTGGCGCTGAACACCACTCCTGCGCCGGACTACTCACGGCTACCGGCGGGGTTTGCGCCGACCATGACGTTGTCCGTTGCGACGAACGTTCTCACGGTACAGATTACCCGACCAGCGGGAGTAGCGTGCAGAGTGCGCCCACGGAAGTGGTTTGATCGACCGATGGAGCTGCAGACGGTCTAAAGGGAGGTCAAGATGGGCTTCGGATTTGGATTCCGGTTTGGACTCGGTAGCGGGGGCGCCTCCGCGCCGTCCCCCCCCACGGCCCTCACGCTCACGCTCCCCGCAATCTCCGACGAGACCGTGGACTGCACGGCCACGTTTTCGGCGGACGCTGAGAAGTGGACCGTGGTGCCGCACGGGGATCCTGCGCCGGTCTACGGAGTCGGCACCTGGACCAACGTCGGCGAGACACACATCCACACGACTGCCCTATCGGGCGCGATCGAGCTTGATGCCTATGGCTGGTCCGCGGCGGGCGGGGTGAGCGTGACGCCGGCGACGGACTCTACGATTGTGGCGCAATCGGCCTGGACGGTCCCTGGATGCCTAGGGTACTGGGGAGTCGCTCCCTGGGGTGTTGTGGCCGGCAGCAACCCCATCACGCAAATAAACGATGTCCAGCCCGCTGGCAGCTACCCAGTGTCAAAAACAGGTCCGTATCACCGTAGCGTGACTAATCTCACGCTGAGTGGGGGAGAGATTGTCGGAGCCGGTACGGCGAACACGACGGATGCCGAATTGGTCGCCACATTTTTCACGTCCGATGACGCCGGATTTGCCTTCATGTACGTCGGCAAAGAGACTGCCTACCCTGGGGGGCTTAACGGTCCTCTCGCTGTATCACTAACAGGTCAGGCCCGCAGCATCATACAGGATGGGCAGGTCCAGACATTCGCGACGGATGCATCGGGATTGCCATATCACTCGGTCAATACGTCTAACGCGATTGACACTTCCACTCACCATGTGTACCTGTATGTCTACTACGGCGGAGCGATATCGCTGTACACGGAACTCGGCACTGTAATCGATTCGCAACAGTTGCATCTGAATGCGATGACGGGTGCCTCGGACCAGTGGGTGCTGTCAGCTGGATCGCAGGTGCTGGAGTTAGCACGCTGGGGCCGCGGGGATCTGTCAGCAGCCGAGAGACTCCGCATCATCACAGGAGCAGCCAACAGGCATTCGCTCCCTTTTTTTGACGGGCTGCTGTACGACGAGGGATACGCTCCAGTGCTGAGGGCAAACGGGCTAGCGGATGACAGCGTTCTTCGTGTGACGGATCTTGACGCTGCGGAGTCTATTCGCGCCTTGTTGTGGCGACACTTGTGGGGGGTGGATTGCACCGCAATACCCACGGATCGGCTGCCTGCTGTCACTACGGATGTCGTATGCCCGATGACAGGTCTGAGCAGCCTGGCGCGCACGGACCAACTGGACGGATATGTCAACGCCTATACTGCAGGCGGTGCTGTCCCGCAGCACTCTCAGGCGTGGCACTTAGTGCCTGAGGCGCCTATTGGCAAGGCTGCCTACCTCTGCAACGGGCACTCCGATACGGACGTCACGGTGCTAGGTCTCCCTGCGATGGCGCAAGCGCTGCTCAGTCTAGGGTGGGACGTTTTCGTGTATCTGATGCCGCGAGATCCGTGGGTACATGCGACAATTTTCAGTTTGGTGCTCGCCGATTATCGGGCGTTTGAGATCTTTTTTGAGCCGCCTCTGCTGTGCCTAAACTACGCGATTGGCCTAGGACTGGACGGGCACACCGCAATCGGGATTTCCGGAGGTGGGTGGACTTCGACCGTGTGGGCCGCGATCGACCCCCGTGTCGTGAGGTCGTTTGGGATCTGCGGCTCTCTGCCGTTGTACATGCGGGCTGGTTACAGCCTAGGGGACACCGAGCAAACATCACATGAATTTTTTGCACACGCGGGATGGCTCGACATATACGCGCTGTCGGCGACCCACCGGCAGTCGTGGCTGTGCTACGTACTAGACGATATTTATTTCGGTCCAGCAGCTTATGATGAAAGTATTCACCCTCGACTAGCCGGGTTAGACTGGGCTGGCGCCGTCGCGGACTACGTCGGTGAGGTAGATGCCGTTGCGACCTACGCCCTCGGCGGAGGTCGAGTGCAGACCCTCATTGCGTCGAGCGGAGGTCACACAATCACGGAGTGGCTCCGCAATCAGATTATCGCCCGGCTACCCTAGCCGGCGCGCAAAGGAGCAGACAATCATGACCCCCGAACTACTCGCTCAGATCAAGGCCGTCGTCGAGTCCGGCACCGTGCTCGTGCTGGCCGTGCTCGGCGTAGGCGCCCGGGGGCCCGAACGACTCGCTGAGATCAAGGCCGTCGTCGAGTCCGGCATCGTGCTCGTGCTGGCGGTGCTTGGCGTAGGCGCCCGTGGGTACTGACTGAACGACGGCCAACGACTGAACAACAGGAGAAACGGCAATGCAGGACATGACGGTACAGACGGCGGTTTACATGATCGTCGCCGGGCTTCTAGCGGGCCTGGCGCAGGGATTCAACCCAAACGCGACGTGGTTTCCGTGGACGCTCTCGGGTCCGGCGCGAGCGTTTGGCCTGGCCATCGTGGTGGCGCTCCAGACGGCGATCGACCAAGCCGCGACGGGACAACCGTTAGGGACGTCGCTGCTGTTCGCGCTCGCGACGTCTTCGCTCGGCTGGGGAGTGCTGCTGTGGCAGCTCGTGGCGAGCCTGGCCGCTCAGCAAAAGGTCAAGGCCGCGCGGGAGGCCCGGGTGCTGGCCATCATGGAATCCGCGGAGAAGCGCGGGGTCGCGGAGAGCGAACAGAGCGACACGAAGCGGTTCGGTCCACCCAAGCCGCCGGCGGCCGGCCTGCTGCTACTGCTGGGCGCTAGCCTGCTTGCCCCCAGCTACCTCTGCGCCTGCACCGGTACCCTGGAGGGCGTGAGGCCGAAGGTGACGAGCGTCGCGGGGGTGAAGCTAGCGACTCCGGGGTCTCCGGAGTGCGTCGACCTCAGCCGCAGCGAGCACCTGTGGCTCGGGACCTCGCTGGCGACCGGGACGCTCGGGACCGCCGGAACCGTAGGCGGGATCGCGGTGCTGCTCCAGCAGGACAGCGATGCCAACTCGGCCGTCTACGTGACGCTCATCGCCAGTGGGCTCCTCGACGCCGCAGCGATCTTCGCAAAGACGGTCGCCGATGGCTACAAGTCGGAATGGATAGCGCTCGGATGCGGCACACCCGTGGCGGGGTGACGCGCGAGGCCCTGCTGAACGGCTGTCTTGTCCTTGTGGTTGTGTTCTGGGGGTCGCTCATTGTCGGTGCGCTGATCGCTACGCGCTGAGCAGAAGTGCATCCGGTGGACACCAATGGGATCCAGGACTGGCTCCTGATTGCCCTGGTGTCGCTCGTGGTCGGGTATTGGCTGAACGCATGGCGGTCCGCGCTGGCCGTGGAAATCTCGCAGATTCCCCACGACGCTAGCGCGCAGCTTCCAAACCCTCGGTAGGAGAACGAACGTGCAGAATTTGACGAAGCAACGAGTCGGACTGACGCTGGCGCTGGCCTACTTGGTGGCCACGCTGCCCGGGGCGAGCTGCCAACCAACGCCACCGAACCCGCCGGGTCCCATGGGGGGTACGCAGCCGGTCCCGGTGCCGACGGGCGGGTCGGGCGGAGAAGGAGGAACAGCCACCGGGGGTACGTCGCCGGTACCGTCTCCCTACGACCGATGCGTCGAGGCGAAGACCAAAGACCCCGTCAGCCGGCGCATCGCGTCGGAATCCGGGACACCCCTCAGCACACTCGTCCACCGCGTCTGCTCTGACCGTGTCATCCAGGAGTCGTATCGATGACCGAACCCATTGTCGTTCAGGTTCCGACGCTCATTGAGGTACCGGGCAAGCCGCTTGGTCGGCAGCGCCTTCTGAACTGGCGCGACGTCGCGCGGCACATGCCGGTCGAGGAAGGCGTCGAGATCAAATCCGTGGCGCATGCTCCGAACGTCGCGGCCCCGCTGGATCAGGGGAGCCTTGGGGCTTGCACGGGGTTTGCGACCGGAGGGTGCGCTTCAACTGCGCCCTACCGGAACAGGCTGACCAACGCCCAGTGCGTAGACCTCTACAAGCGCGCCACCCAGCTCGACCCCTTCCCCGGCACCTACCCTCCGTCGGACACCGGGAGCTCCGGGTGGGCCGCCATGACCGCGGCGTGCGAGGCCGGGTACTTCTCTGGCTTCGCCATGACCGCAGGCCTCACGGTGGTCCTCCAGGCGCTTCAGACGCGCCCCATCATCCTGGGACTCGACTGGTACAGCACGTACGACGACACGGACGAAGATGGGCGCCTCCGCCTGACCTCAACGTGCTCGCTCCGTGGTGGGCACGAGATCAAGGCCGATGAGGTCGACGCAGAGAACCGAAGGGTTTGGATCCGGAACTCTTGGGGCCTCTGGGGGGTCGAACGCCGTGGTCTTTGGGGATACGGCTACATCACCTTCGACGACCTTGCACTGCTCTTGGAGAGTGGTGGCGATGCGTGTGCTCCGGACCTGTGAAGTTACGCTACACGGTGAGTTTTTATGCAATCATCCGTCGACAAACTTAATGAGTTGTTGCGGTCGATGGTTGGTGCCGCGGGTGCCACTGGACCTATTGGTCCACGGGGACATACTGGTCCACAAGGGCCCCAGGGAGTTCCCGGGACAGGACTAACGGTCGTATGCCCGAATGGGGGTTCCCAGGCCGGACCCACTGGCCCTACTGGTCCCACTGGTCCACAAGGACCGCCGGGAGATCCTGGTGGTCCACCTGGACCGACGGGGCCAACGGGACCTTCTGGGGATCCGGGAGGCCCCACTGGACCGACTGGAGCACCCGGAGCGACCGGAGCCACTGGACCCGCCGGCGCCACGGGGCCTACTGGGCCTTCGGGTGATACTGGGGCCACGGGCGCTACAGGCGCCACTGGCGCAACAGGGCCGGCGGGGGATACCGGTGAGAATGGCGCGACCGGTCCTACCGGTGCCACAGGGGCCACCGGCGCAACAGGGCCCACAGGACCCACCGGGGCTACAGGAGCAACTGGCCCCACAGGGGCGACGGGCGCCACGGGACCCACAGGAGACCAAGGGGATATCGGGGAGGATGGACCTACGGGGCCCACCGGGCCAACCGGAGCCACGGGATCCACCGGCGCGACGGGACCGACCGGCGCCACCGGCGCCACCGGCGCCACCGGGGCCACGGGGGCCACTGGGCCCACTGGAGCAACCGGACCCACCGGCGCCACGGGGGCCACTGGGCCCACTGGAGCAACCGGACCCACCGGCGCCACGGGGGCCACTGGGCCCACTGGAGCAACCGGACCCACTGGAGCAACCGGACCCACCGGCGCCGGCTGTCCCATCGGGGCCATCATCATGTGGTCCGGGACGATCGCAACCATCCCGGGCGGATGGGCGCTTTGCGACGGTACGGCTAATTCCCCAGGACCAGACCTGCGAGACCGGTTCGTCGTTGGAGCTCGCCAGGACGACGCCGGAGCAGCCAAAACCAACGTCACTACTTCGCTCACTATCTCTGGTGGCGCGCTCAGTCATCACCACGCGGACCACACCGTCGGTGCGGTCGCTCTCTCGGCCCACGCCGGAACAGCGATTTCAGCTCACAGCAGGACGACAGACGTCGCGCTGTCCGCGCACTCCGGAGCGGCGGTATCCGCACACTCGTTATCGACGAGCGTGGCGGTCTCCGCGCACTCCTTGACGACCAACGTTGGGATCTCTGCACATGCACTCACGACGAACGTCGCGATTGCCAACCACGGAACGGCCGCGGCCCGGACGAGTTCAGCCAGTACAGTCGCCGCCGCAACGGTAGTGAGCCATACGATCACCCAGCCGGTCGTCGGAGCTCATACCCTCACCCAGCCGATCGTTGGAGACCATTCGGTAACGCAGCCGGTGGTAGCCGCGCACTCAGTGACGCAGCCAGATGCTCACTCCATCACCCAACCGGTGTTCGGCAACCATTCCGTGACTCAGCCAGATGCGCATTCGATCACTCAGCCGACAGTCAGCGCGCACGATACGTTGGCCGCGCTACCTCCGTACTACGCATTGGCCTTCATCCAGAGGATGACATGAAGATTGAAGATGGTGACGCCGTTTTGGTCGCGTGCCCCACCTACCAAGGACTCGAGTACTGTCTGGATGAGTACCTGGCGGCCTACGACGCGTTCGCGTGGCCCAATCGGGCACTGATGCTGGTCGACAACACTCGAGACGAAGGAGCGTACTTTGCCCGACTCCAAAAGCTCATTGAGACCGGGCCGCGGCGATACGTGCGGCACGTGGAGCCTCGGTTGAAGCCGGACGGAAACCCCGGGACGTTCGAAGAGACGTTCTACGCCTGCTGGCAAACCATTCTGAGTCACGCAAAGTTCAACGGGTACCCGTGGGTGTTGTCGCTGGAGCAGGACGTCATTCTGCCGAAACTGGGCCTGGATGCGTTGCTGAACATCGCCTCGTACACGGCGGCACCGTTCGTGACCCACCTGTATCCGTTCCACGGCGGGAGGGCGGGGTTGTACCAAGGGCTTGGATGCATACTCATGGCGACGAAGCTGCTCGAGGTCGCGCTGGAGACCGAGTACCGAGCAGTACCGCTGACCGAGGCCGCGATCTACGGAGTCGGCCTACGGGCGTCACACGTCTCTTTGCGGGATTTGTTGGACCTGAAGCACCTTGACCCCCCTCCTGGGATCGGAAAGCCGTGGCAGTACGGCACCGACAATGACCCGCGCGCAATCGCCATAGAAGCTTGATGCCGACGGTGCTGAACGTTGGGTCCGGTCCGGCTGGGCACAAGCTACCGGAAGGGTTTGACGGCTGGCAAGAGCTCAGGGTCGACCAGAACCCCGACATGGAGCCCGACATCGTTGCGCCGATGACCGCAATGGTGATGGTCGAGTCTGAATCGGTCGACGCTGTCTGGTGCTCACACTCACTCGAGCACTTGGAGGCCCATGATACCGCTCAAGCGTTGGCGGAGTTTTGGCGCGTCTTGCGCTTTGGTGGTGACGTCGTGGTTTCGGTTCCCGATCTTACGCAAGTAGCCGCCGCCATTCTGGCCACGGGGCTTGAAGAGCCGCTCTACGTGAGCCCGATGGGCCCCATCGCAGCCCTGGATGTACTCTACGGACACCGGCGGGAGATCCGTGAGGGCAACCGCCACCAGGCGCATCGAACTGGGTTCACGGCAAGGAGTCTCAGTGACCACCTAACGGCAGCCGGTTTCTCCGAAGTGCAGGTGTTGGTGGAGTTCTTAGGACTATGCGCCACGGCGAAGAAACGCACACGGTAAGGACATCCGTCGTCTCCGCAGCCGTGAGCCAGATCGGCTGTGACGCGAAAGAGGAGTACTACTGGTCGGCGCTCGGGCTCGGTGTGAAGGATAGGCCACCGCACTACTGCGGGATATTTTGTCTGTGGGCGTACCACGAAGCCGGCATCCTGCTGAACGTCCGTTGGCCCATCGGGTTCTCGTTCGTGAGCCAGCACCTGACGATCACGCGCTACCCCGAGCCCGGGGACTGCGCGTACTTCCCGAAGTTCCAGCATCACGCCATCGTGGAAGAAGTCGGCGCCGGGTTCGTCTCGACGATCGATGGGAACAGCACCGGGGGCAAGGTGCAGCGCATTCGGCGCCAGCGGAACTACACGGGGGTCACCTACTACAGCATCGAAAGGCTGCTTCATGCCTGAAGTACTGGCCAAGGGCGTAGATATCTCAGAATTCCAGCACGAAAACCTGATTGACTGGGGTTACGCGCGCGCTGAGCTCAGCATCAGGTTTGCCTACGTGCGCGCGTGCTACGGGATGCGCCCGGACAAGCTTACCGCGCGCCACATCGCCCGTATTCGGGCGGCAGGAGTAACCCCAGGGGTGTACGCTTTCTTTCGACCAGACCTGGAGGTCGGCAAGCAGCTCGAGGTGTTGGGCTCGGTTTGCGGGGCCACGAACATCGGTTCCGGCGACCTACTGCCTGCGATCGACGTCGAGGCGTGGCCGGACAAGTGGGAGAACGGGCGCGCTACCCACTGGGCGCAGCCGACGCCAGCGTGGTGCGGGCCTCTGCGGGAATTCGTAGAGAGAGTCGCCGAGCAGTTCGGTGGCCCCGTCATCTACGAGACCCAGGCCGATTGGGTGAAGCTCGGGCGTCCCGCGTGGCTACTCGATTACCCCCAGTGGGTGGCGCACTGGCCCGCCAAGGGCAGCAAGGCGGTGCTCGAGCGCCCAGCGACACCCGGGAACGTTCAGTGGGCGTTTTGGCAGCAGCTCGTCGATCCGCTCGACAAGGTAGTCCTCCAGGACCCGACGGCGAAAGGTGCGGTCGACCAGGACGTTGCGCGTCTGCCCCTGCCGGTGATCGGCGCTCCGGCGCCGGAGCTTGCGCCTATCGAACCCGACCTCATCCCCCTCACCCTAGACCCGGAGACTACGGCCGCCATGCTGGCGGAGCGAAACCGCACCGTTGCAGAGCTTGAGTTCTGAACCCGAGACCCTTCGAGGGGGCTGAGGATTCGAACACCAGATGTCAGAAAACGACGACCGATTGAGCGCGCCGCCGCCCGGCGAAGATTGGGTGGCTCCAGATACGCTGGCCGGAGACCTTACGCTTACTGCTGAGCAATACCTTGAGCGTGTCAGCAGCATCCCAGCAGAACCCGTGATCGCGACTTCGCCGCCTCAGGACCCGCTTGCTCCGGGGCCAGACGGACTCATCCCGGGCAGTAGACTCAACGAAGCACTCAAATCCATACAGGAGAAACTCGACAAGGTACTGGGCAACCACGAACTGCTTTGGGACGAAGTCGGTAAGCTTCGAAACGGCCTCGACCAGGTGAAGACCATCGCGCTGGGGTCGAAGGAGATCGTGACCAAACTGGCGGACAACGCGCTAGCCGAAACTACCATGTTCGAGTCCCTACGGGACAAGGTCGACGTCATGGACCAGCGGCTAGCCTGCCCGCAGGAGAAGTGCATGGTTTGGAAAATGATTGGCAGGCAACTACCCGACGGCAGTCCGGGCGAGTAATGACGAACCCCGAAGACACCCCGCCGATGATGCGCGTGATGGGGACGGTGGTGCCGCGGAATTCTTGGACGAGCTCAGAACACCCGGACTTTTCGGAGGAAGACCTGCACGAAGCGACATGGATCCACGACCGACCTCCGGCGCTCAAGGCGGACTCCATCCCTCCGGGGGTGCGGTCGGGGGCAGAGATCGCCTGGATGAGGTCTGTCGAAGAGCTGGCGCGTGACGCCAAACAGCGCGCCTACAAGGGGCAGCTCGAGGCCAAGGAGGGAAAGCTCGAAGCCCGAGAGGCCAAGCTCGCCGCCCAGCAGGTCGCGTCCACCAACGCCGAGGACCATCTACTGATGCGCAAGGAGTTTGGCGCCGCCGCGCGCTCCGGGCGCCTATGGGCCTTCGTGATGGGGCTACTCGCCTTTGGGACGGCGGCCATGGGCTATCTGAGCGAGCGGTCCAAAAAACATACCGAGGTCAGTCCGCCAGCGCCGGCGCCAACGGTATCAGCAGCCCCAGCGCGGGGCCGGTGAGCGCCAGGCGCCAAGACTTGCCGGGGGCTACGGGGACTCCTGTCCGGGGGTGTTCATGACCCCGGTTTTTCGCCCCTCCTAGCGGCCAAACTGAACCGCGCGCAGCTCTCCGGTAAGGCGCGGCGTCGACTAGCCCCGCTGGCTTCGTGCCGGCGGGGATTTCGGCGTTTCACGGGAAACTACAGCTTGCGCACAACTTCTCGGTAGTCCATCATGGACTCTCAGTGCCCGAGCGGCTCAGCCCCCCCTGAGCCATCGGGCGCTTCCTTTTTGGGGTTCCCCATGCCGTTCCGCCTGACAAAAACCGCCGTCTGTGACTACGCGGAGCTCGCCGGAGTCACAGAAGCAGAGGCCATCACCGAGCTCGAACGTCGGGCTGTCGATGCCACCAAGGTGCGCGAGCAGGAGAACGGCCTCGCGCTCTACCGGCTCAAGGGGTCGCACCGGGGGAACCGGTACCGGTTGCTCGTGGCCCCCGATGGGGCCATCACGCGGGTGCTACCGGAGCACTCTGGGAACCGCATGGGCGGTTAAGCCGCCCCGGTTCCGGTCTCAGGCAGGAAGCGCTGAGCCCCGTCGTTCGTGACGGCGAAGGCACCGATCACCGGGGTCTGCCCTGCGTCGACGAGCTCCAGGGAGGCCGTCCAGAGACCCCAAAGCTCATCCCCTGTGAGTAGGGCGTCCCGGGAGTCCGGCAGGGCGACGCGGCCGATCAGTTTCAGCGGCGTAGCGGTTGCAATTCGAGGGATGTTTTCCATTGGAGGCCCGGTCTTTCCGCGGCCTTATGGCCGCCGGTCAGCTCGTCATAGGAGGACGATAATGCGTTCGGCCGGCCGTGTCAAGATGGTTGTGGTGATTTTGGCTTGACTACTAAGAGACTGTCGCAGGAACGAACCCCCTACGCTGGGTCTGAAGGCTGTTTGGTATCCCGAAAAAGGGCACCAATGAGCACCCGGTAGCAGGGAACTGGTCTTGCGTTTCATCTGGGTTTGACGGGAGCATAAGGCAGGGCAGCGTAAGGAAGTTGTCGGTTGAGCCAGGCCTTTGCCTCCCGGAGCCGGCGCCGCCGTTCTTCGACGGCCAATCGTTCTTCGGGAAGATTCTGTGGGATTTTTTCTGTGGCGGACAGATGGAAGTCAGCCAATGCGAGGAGGGTGAGGATCGGTGTCGTGGGTTCGGACTGAACCTTCCCGAAGGTCGTGAGGCGCGGGGCCGAGTAGGGCTTCATTTTCTCTATGACGAGTCCGGCGTGACAAGTCGCACGCCTTTGCCTATTTGCGACGCGACTACTGGCACTTTCGGTTGATGACAGAACCAGTCGAATCGAGCTGGTAGCTGTAGCTAGCCGTCTCCTCGTCGCATGAAGCCGTCACGGTACCCGAGCCGAAAGCTATGTGCCCCGTGATGTCGTAGGATACGGTTTGATTTTTGGTAAACCGACAAGTCGACGGTTCTTCGCACTGTTCGCACGATGTAAAGGGGTCGCCGCCTTTGGTTAGACGACCATCCTCGCATTCGAGGGAGTTGTTGCAACCGGCTAGGGCCATGAGTGATAGGACAATCAGCGTGGTATATGGGCGCATTGTTGTACTTTTCTGTGGTTACTTCGACTTCTCGATCGACTCCTCCCGGCGATGCCCCGGACAGTAGTCGGTGTTAGGTGCGACTCGGACAGCGCAGCTCTTGCAGAGCCACTTGTCGCAGGTTCGGCGCTCGGCATGGAGGAAAAAGTCGCATTGGAGCTTGGCGGTCTTTCTACACAGGTGGCAGTTGTTCCCGAAACGCCCCCGGCCGCATACAAATCCGGCGATGCGACCTTCGTTGTCGCGAAGTGGTGTGCACGTCATGGAACACACTTCATCTGCACCGTGACCCGAGTCCGGCTACGGGTGCAGGAGTAGCCGGCGGCCTCGAGAGTTGAGGCGATGGTGGCGATGTATGGCGCCGATTCTTTAGGCGGCAGCTCGTGGGCAAGTTCGATACGTATTACCCCAACGAAGTGCATAAACTTGAGTTCGGGATGGCCCGGATAACCGTGATCGAGAATGCTTCTCAGGACCGAGATTGCGACGCTAGGAAAGCAACTCCGCATCGCCGTAAGGATGCGATCCATCTCGTCGATACGCTCGGCTGCTAGACCGCGTTCCCGAACGATTTGGCGCTCTACCTCGGAGAGGCCAGCGCAAGAAGCGCTCGACCAAGTGACCGTGCCGTCTGAATGCACGGTGACCGTAAGTTCCGAGTTGATGATGTGCGATTGGGTCACTGCACGACCTCGACGGTGCCGTTGGCGATTAGGTAGAGCCCAAGATGTCTCCAGCAGCGACCGCGCAGTATGGTCCATACGGTACCCTGTGTAGTATGGAAGATGCGGGCAATCGCACTTTGGCTGTAACCGCTGGCATACAGCTGAAACATCTTACGAATTTCGGATTCGTGAAATCGACTAGCACCATTGGCTTCGCCGCGGCGCCATCGTTCCGGGTGAGTATGGCTACCATGGCGGTCACTGGTTGCGCGTCGCTCTGGATGAGTGTGACTTCCATGGCTCCTTCCTACAGCTTGCCGATTCTTACGGCACTTATCATCTTCGTTGGCTTGGTGATCACCAACGAACAAATGGTCAGGATTGCAGCACGGTGGGTTGTCGCAATGATGACATGCAAGTTCCGAGCGTAATAATGTGCGACCGGCACTGGTACCAAGAACAATGCGCGTTATGCGGTACGTTCGATTGTGAAACTGGAGCCGACCGTAGCCTTCTTGGTGTCGGGAGCCATTCCAAATCCAGCACGGTGTCCCGTTGTAACAACGGGCTTCGGGGGATGTTCCAGAAACATCAATATGGGACCGGATGTTAGAGGATAATGTCCCACCACAGAACGAGGCAAGTCGTATCCAAAAGTTCATAAAACAACCTCTGCAGTGCCATCGTGCACGTGTATCCGACAATCAGAAGAGGCGACAACGTCTGGATTGTGAGTAATGCAGAGAACATGTCGTGCATGAACGATCGCGGAAGCGGCGCGCATCATAGAAACGTATGCTCGCGCATCTTCAGGGGACAACGATGCCGTTGGTTCATCACGTATGAGTGTCAACCCATGATCGATTCCAGCGCGACGGCACGACAGAATAGTCAGCGCCAGAGAGAGCGCTTCGCCGATCAGCGCCTTTTGCCCTCCGGAGTAGGTCCGGACCTCCCCTTCGTAGCCGTCTTCGGAGTTGAAGACGACGATCGGTAGGGCGTCGACCTCCCGCTTTCCCTGTTCGACTTTCTTGGTCGTCTCTACCGAGACCGTAAACGTGCTCCCGAGGCAGGAGTGGAGCAGATCGTTCGTGTCTGCCGTGAGCTCGGGGCCAACGGCATCAATCTCGGCGCTCTGGAGGCCTTTTTTGCCGAGGTCTTCGGCGAGCCGCTGGCAGTCGGAGAGCGCTTCGGAGCGCTCTGCCCGGGCGGACTCGAGCTCCAGGACCCGTAGGGCGCTCTGCCGGGCCAGCTCTAGACGTTGCTCGGCCCGGGCGATTGCGGTAGTCACGGCCTGGACTTGGCTTTCGGCGTTGCCGACGGCAATCCGTAGGCCCGAGACGTCCGGCGGTGGTGGAGGGGGAAGGACCACCGCCGGACCTCGGGCAAGTTTTTGGGTAAGCTCGGTGTGCTCGGCGTCGACACGCCTGAGCTCCTTCTCGAGCTGTTCGATTCGAGCCTCCGCCTTGTCCGCCTGCTCCTTGTAGGCGACGATTGCGGCGAGCTTTTGGAGCTCTTCCTTGAGCGAAGCGAGCCTTCGCTCATTGGTGTCGCGTTCACTGCCGGCGGCAGTCCGGCGCTGTACGACCTCAGTGGACTTCGCGACGCAAGCCCGCTCGGCCTGCTGGTAGCGCTGTAGGTCACCGAGCGCGGCTTCGAGTTCCGCTTGGGCTGCCTCCAAGTGCGTTGCCTCGACCGCAACCTGTTCGGCTTTGGACAGCGCCCGAGCGGCTTCGTCGCGCTTTTGTCCAGTCTGCAGGGTGACGGTATCCAGGAGCCGGCGCAGACGGGTGACCTCGGCAGCCTGGCGGGTGATTTGGGACGGGAGCTCGGCGGCTGTGTCCAGGGCGATGGTATCGCGGTCAAGGGCGGAGGCCGCTAGCTCGGCCATGTCCTCAGCCTCGCCCTCGCACTCCACGACGGAAGCGAGTCCACTACGGAGCCCAAAGATCCGCTCGTCCGCCCCAGCTACACGCAGCCCACGGAGCCGATCGAGCTCCGCTTCGGCAGCCGCCACGTCGCCGCGGACCATCTGGACGGCTTCTTCAGCTGCTTTCGATGTTTCCTCCCAGGCCGCTCGAAGCCCGGGGATGCTGGCCGCGGCGGCGTCAATATCAGGCTTTCGTCCGAGGCGCCGATTGGCGGCGTCCGCCCGAGCCTGAGCCGATACGGACGATTGTTTGTTGCCGGCGGCTTCCTGGCGCAGCGCTAACTCTTCCCGCTGGAGCCCCTGGTGCTCGGCCGTGAGCCGGGCCAGCTCCGCCTCGGCAGCGGATACGCTGGCCCGAAGCTCGTCCGAGCGCTTCACCGCGGCCAAGATCTTCGGCTTCTGGTCTAGCCGCTTCCGGTTGTTCGTCAGCCGCTCGGTCAGGTCGGCATGCTGGGCGCGGTTGTCCCGGATCTTGGACTCGAGCTCCCCGCGAGCCGCCACGGCCTCCAGGTAGGCCTCCTGGGCCCTGGAGTGCTCCCGGAGCGCCTGCTCGGCAGCCGTGAGAGCGTCGCGGGCTACCTGGAGTGCCCACTGGGACGGGCCGAGCCCCATGCGTTCGTCGATCACAGCTTGCTCGCACTGAGCGACGTAGCCCCCGCGGGCCCGCTCGTCGTCCACGCGGGCCGTGGCCTTCTCGAGTTCTTCCTTGGCCGCGCTGGCGCGCTTCCGGAACGTCTCGGCCATGGTCTCGTAGTACTCGAGCCCGAGAGCCCGCAGGATGATCGAAGCCCGCTCGGAATCGAGGGCATTGACCAGCGCGTTCGCCCCCTGGGCCTGGTAGGGCCCTGCAAGGAAGATCTCCATCGGGAGCATGTTCCGATCCCGCCAGTCGTCGAAGGAAGAAACCTTGCTCGACCCGGTGAGCGACTCGGAACCATCCGCCGCGCGGTCGTATACCGACACCTCCCAGCCGGCGGTCTGCTTGCCGGCGTCGATGGCGTGAACGATACGCAGAGACTTCCCGTTCTGGATGCCGACGTCCACGAACGCGTCGCGTGAAACCGCCATTTTGGACAGGAGCCCCCGCTCGGACGTCGGGAGCTTCCGGTAGAGCGCCGCGGCGTAGGAGTCCAGCAGGGTGGTCTTGCCAGCCCCGATCCTACCCGTTAGGGCCACGATCCCGGGCGGCAGGTTCCGGAAGTCGACTTCCACCGTGCCCTTGAAGGGACCGATCCCCCGGAGCTTAATCCAGTCCAAGAGGGCGGCACCGGTCGAAATCCCAACCGGGCGGGGGGTATTGGCCTCGACCTGGCATGCCAGGTCGAGCAGGCGGGACCGTCGGGGCTCCTCGGGAGTGGTAGCCCGGGCGGCCCAAAAGGCCGGGAGCTTCTCGGCCATTCCGCGCGCCAGCGCAATCTCTGGGGCGCGGGCGGAGTTCTTGACCTCGATCACCGGCTCGACCTGCACCGAGACGGCGCCATTGGCGAGAAGGTCGTCTCGAATCTTGGACGCGGCCGCCGCTGCCTGGGTTCGGTGCTCGGATGAGCACCGGTATCGAAACCGGATCTCGGCTCCGGAAGGCTCCATCAGCGGAGTGCACCCAGGTCCTACGGGTCCTGGCTTCCAATGGTCGACGGACCATTCCCCGTCGAGTAGAAGCATCCGGGTCGCCGAGGTCTGCACCTGCCGAATCGACACCAGCTTCGGCCCGTCGAATTCGACGAGGGTGACCGACTTGTCCTCTAGCTCACCGAAGTTCTGCCGCAGGGGGCTCCCAGTGTACAGGTAGGGAGTCCCGGTAGAATCCCACTGCTGGAACTTGTGGACGTGCGACATTAGGCCGACCTGAGCACCCACGAGGTCCAGGTCGGAAAGCGCCACGCTACACGGGGCGCCGACGAGCTCTTGACCGGTGCTCGTTACGGACCCGTCGACCATGAAGTGGCCGAGAAGAATGCGCGGTCCATGCAGGTCTTCGAACTGTGAACCGAGCCAGCGCAGAACAGCACGTAGAGCCTCGGAAGTAAGGGCATCCCGGTCGACCTCAGTGTCGACCGACATCTTCAAGAGACCTTCTCGCGTCGGCCACGCCATGGCGGCGATCTGAGCTCCACCGATCCGGTGTAGCCCCGCGCCTTCTTCGACGATGACCGGGTAACGGGTCCGAAGACGTCGTAGCAGGAGACAGTCCACCGGGCGATCGTGGTTGCCCTTGGTCACCAGGACCGGGCAATGCTCCGCCACCGACGTCACCCAATCGGCTACCGCCTCCCGCTCCACCGGAGTGGACGCCCCTTCGTAGAGGTCTCCGCCGGATAGGAATACGTCGGGCTTCTCGGCGGCGACAAGCTCCGCTATCTCGCGGTGAATCCGCACGGATTCGGCGAATCGACGGCGCTCGTTCCAGTGATGGTCACCGGTGGATATGAGTTTCATGGTTTCCCTCGCTTGCTAGCAGTCCGGCCGGCTGCTAAGCGTCTTCTTGCCCCATTGGACTCTTGCGGAGTCGCTGGGGCCGAGCCCGGGCGTTGATAGCGCCGCGGGCTCACTTTCTGTAGCACCCCAGGGACCCCCTAGCAAACCAGTCACAGAGGCAGCTGGATCTTGGGTGGTTCCGTTTCTGTGAGCTCGGCCAGAAACTCCGACTGGTCTCGGTCCAGGTCGACCTGGACACGAGTAACGTAAAGCGTGACTGGAATCCCTCGCTCGGTCGTCCCGGTCCAGACCCGGCAGGGAGAATCGTTCAGCTGAACGATCGAGGCCGTGGGGGTAATGGTGACACGCATAGGCTTTCTTGCTGGAGTCAGTTGGTTGACCTGTACTGCCTTAGCTTCGGCAAGCTGCGCCAGATTGGCGTTCTCGGCGAGCAGTTCACGCTGTAATTGAGCCCACTTCTCTCTCGAGAGCACCAGTGCTGGGCGGTCCATGATCTGTTGCTGCACCTCTTCGGTGACTTCGATGAGGTCGGGGGAGTTCGGCGCCATGTAGGCGAGGATTTCCTGGGCCTTGTTGGTGATGGCCTTTTCGCGGTCTGGATGGCGGATTACGAAGTCCGAGGACCATACGAGGTGCGCCGCAAATCTGTCGTACCAGGTTTCAGCGCGCTCCCTGGCCCGCGCTGGTGTTGTGTCCACGAAGATCCGTTCTCCGACTTTCGGAAAGTGGTACGGAAGGAATCGATCGCGGGTCCATTCGACGTGCTTTGACTCCAGGCCTTGACGGGACTGCACAATGAAATGGGTAACCCCGTCCCGGGAGTTCCAGATCCACTCCTCGTTGCCGGCGGTGTCTCGGTAGAGCATCAGGCAGAATGCCTCGGCTTGCTGGCATCCGTTCTGCTGGGCTAAGGAACGGGGTTGGTGGTTCACAGCTCCTCGATGTCCTGCGCGCCTTGACGCCGCAGGAAGTGGGTGGGGTTCTCCTTGCCGCGACTCGAGAACATCCAGACGTTACCGTGGACGTCCTTGAAGGGCTTCCCACCCAACGCCTGCTTGAGCTCGAACACGGCGTCGCTCAGGAGTTCTTTCTTGAGGTCGATCTGGCGCTTCAGGTCCTCGACCTCGGCGGTAATTGAATCCACCCGGCCCTTGAGTGTAGCCTTTTCGGAGGCCGAGTAGGTGCGTGGATCTTGGGGATCTGCCAGGAATGATTCCTGAACCTCGGGACCCGGAGTCTCTTGGGTAACGGTCAGTTTTCTAGGTGGCATGCGTGTCTCTCCATTGGATGTCGTTTTTGGACTTCTGCCCGGCGCTGAAGCCGAGCAGGTAGAAGAACATCGCGATTCCGGTCGCGATAAGGAAGAGGGGGAGGGTCACTTCTCTAGCTCGTCCAAGAGAGCCCGGGCCTTCGTGGTACCGATGCGGGTGATGAGTCGGCAGAAGCTGTCCGCGTCCCGCGCCGAGGAAGCGAGTTCTGGTAGAGGTAAACGGCTTCCGACCTTGTCGAATGGCATGCCCGTTGGATCGGCGTCGGTGGCAACTGGAGGGTTCTTCGGCGGCCGGCCACGCCGCGTTTTGGTGGCCTGCGCAGGCGCTACCTGGATAGCGTCGGTCCCCTTGCGGCGCCCGCGCTTGGTGACCGTACCGGCCGCTTTTCTCATCTTGTAGCGGACGATTCGGACTAGGTTTTCCGTGATCTTCAGGCCGACTTGCTTGCCGGCCGCAATGACTGCGGACGTCGACAGACTGTCCGGCTGCTCGCGGATGAAATCGCTTCGTGAACCTTCGTATTTGCGTGCTTTCATTCCTGTTCTCCGTTCCGACCTGATCGCGATCCTACGGGCCGCTTCCTCCCGGGCAAGCTCCACTGCCTCCGCATCCTGTTCTCCGTTCCGACCAGTGGATGGGCTCATCCTAGATCAGCACGGCCAACCGCTCCACTGCCTCCGCATCCTGTTCTCCGTTCCGACATGACCTCGGCAGATTGCCGGTACCGCACGCCAAGCTCCACTGCCTCCGCATCCTGTTCTCCGTTCCGACAACCCGACGGGTCCTCCTGCCCGAGGTCATCGACCCAGCTCCACTGCCTCCGCATCCTGTTCTCCGTTCCGACTGCTTCGGGCCCGCCGTCGAAGACGTCGGGTCGATCGCTCCACTGCCTCCGCATCCTGTTCTCCGTTCCGACTGCAACGCACCTCCGATGCGTTGGCCGACCTCGACCAGCTCCACTGCCTCCGCATCCTGTTCTCCGTTCCGACCAGCATGGTCACGCTCAATCGGCACCGCTACGCCCTCAGGCTCCACTGCCTCCGCATCCTGTTCTCCGTTCCGACCAATCCTGGATGACCGATGGATCGTCCGTAGCGTGCTGCTCCACTGCCTCCGCATCCTGTTCTCCGTTCCGACGCGCGGACACACTGGCCAACGAGCGTGCCGCTTGAACAGCTCCACTGCCTCCGCATCCTGTTCTCCGTTCCGACTCGCCGGGGCAACTCGAATCCGGCGAGCGAGGACGCGCTCCACTGCCTCCGCATCCTGTTCTCCGTTCCGACCTCGGCGGCTTGGCGGCAAAGTCCAAAGTAGGTGTCGCTCCACTGCCTCCGCATCCTGTTCTCCGTTCCGACAACCCGACGGGTCCTCCTGCCCGAGGTCATCGACCCAGCTCCACTGCCTCCGCATCCTGTTCTCCGTTCCGACCGGCGCTCATCCGTTAGCTGTCGGTAATGGTAGGACAGCTCCACTGCCTCCGCATCCTGTTCTCCGTTCCGACCCCCCCTCCGTCGGCCTGTCTGTCCACGAGCTCGACCTGGCTCCACTGCCTCCGCATCCTGTTCTCCGTTCCGACTTGCCGACGAACCAGGTGACCGCCGGGACCTGCGTGCTCCACTGCCTCCGCATCCTGTTCTCCGTTCCGACGCCCGGGAGCTCGAGGCCCGTCGGGCGGAGCGGTCGCTCCACTGCCTCCGCATCCTGTTCTCCGTTCCGACTCGTAATCAAGGTGCAGGACGCGGCCCTGGGCGACCGTGATTACGA